AAGACTTCCCCTTTTCGGAATGTTTTTTTCCATTGTACGCCCTGCCATGGATCCCGTCAAGCAAAAAGCTGCCGTGCAGCTTTGGAACCGCACGGCAGCTTTATGATAACAGGTTCAGAAGAATGCAGGAATTACAGCTCCACGTTGAAGTAGCGCTTCAGCAGGCCCTCGAAGCCGCGGCCATGACGAGCCTCGTCCTTTGACTGCAATAGTGAATTATCGTAGCATCGTCACTTAATGCAAAAAGATGCGTGTTTTGCCCACGTTTTGCCCACAAGAATTCAAATGTGGGCAATTTTGTGGGCAAGCCAATCAGCCTGCTCTTAAAAGTTCTCCAAAGTCAGTGTTGGCATTCTTATCAAGAAACTCAAGAAGTGCTTTACGGGTTACTTTACGACGACCCAACACGATACTTGGCAAATAGCCCTTTTCTATTAAAGAGTATATCACAGGGCGTGTGGTTTTCAAGAGGGTCGCTACTTCTTCTACGTTATATACAAGCTGTTGGTCAATTGGAATAATCTGTTCTTTCATTCAATCACTCTCTCCATCTTCTCTTCCCCATACTTTGCCACACATACATTGTAAAGCAGCATCGACCTGGTCATCAGGCCGACACCGCCGATACGAGGGGTCACCATAATATCTTTCATGTCGTAAACTTCATCAGCGCAGTCTCCATGTTGCTTGCCATTCTCGTCGTAGTTAATGCCAACGTCAATGCAGATATCTGTGTTGAATAGATCTATACGAGAAATAAAATTGCGTTTTCCAACCGCAGAGATGACAACATTTGCTAATTTTGTAACGTAAGCAGTATTCTTCATGTAGCTCCCTGTACTATTAACAGAGATCACATTACAGTGTCTCCCGATCAGCATATCAACCAGTGGACGACCCACAATATCAGACTGACCACATACAAGCACATTCTTTCCATCCAGATTGTAACCGATGGAATCAAAAATCTTCATAACGCCAAGCGGAGTGCAAGGCTGAAATGGTGATGTAGAATTAAAACCATCAACGTCAAGTTCGTCTGGAATACAAATATTTTTAGGATCGATATGTTTTGGCAACGGAAGCTGAACAATGATACCGTCCACATATTCACAATTATAATCTTCTAAGATTTTGTCGTTCAATTCATCTTCAGTAATATTTTCTGACAGCTTGATAAGCTCCGCTTCGATTCCAACCTCTTCACAGTCACGCAACTTGCCGCGAATATAAGCGTTGGATGCAAGATTATCCCCTACTTGATAAATATGTAAAATAGGAGCATAGTTATCTTCTGCAATAATATTCTTGATTTTATCTTTGATATCTTGTGCAATAGATTTGCAATCAATAATCATTGTGAACCTCCTTACAGCATCATACCGGCAATGGCATGAATGACTCGCTCAAACACCTCGTGATTAAAAACATAGTCGCCAAGGTCACGCACAAACGAGATGATATTATTTTCGCGACCTTCGATTTTAAAATGCTTAAATCCCTGTGAAACCAGCATCTTGATTTCATCTTCATTCATAGATGTACCAAGAAGAGGATTACTGTTTCGAGTAGAGCCGCAATAGTTATATACTGTCGCCAACTGATTTTGCAGCTCCGTAATATCATCACCATTGACAATAGCCTGACCCAGCTTTGTGTTCAGCTGATAGTGACGACCAGCCATGGGACAATTCGGCAGACATCGGTGATTGACAATAAATTCTACTCGATCATGGTCATGTAGGTTTTTAATAAACTGCTCGTCATGGATCTTAAATGGATTCACAACGACGATATCAAAACGGTCAAGTAGACGATTATAATATTCAACAGAATCATTCCCAAGGCCGACTTCGACGGACGGTTTTACTTGCGAAGAAATCAGCTCAAGATTGGGATACATATAGCGAATATAATCAGCCAGTAAATCGGACATAACAATAACGCCGTTACGGTTTGTGAGACCATTCTGATTATTATGATCGAGGTGCCGCAACATAATATTTGAAGTTTCATCAACGAGATCGCCACGTGTAACAAACGGGCTTGAGAATGTTAAACGAACTCCAATACCAAGTTCATTATATTTATCTGCTCTGGACAGAACTTCTGACATGGGCAGATTTTTCTGTGGTGGGATACGACCACCCTGCAGAATGGTAGAAATGCTGCCAAACACATATCTGATGCCATTTTTCTCATAAGCCATTTTACAAGCTTTGTCGATATCAAACATCATTTCATCATGGCCGCAGAACGCACCAATATTCCAATCGATTTCACCGCCGTAATCTTTTACAAGCATATTTACTCTACCTTTTCTTCATAACCAATATAAGAACAACAACTAGCATAAAACTCAGCTGCTTTTCTTCCGTGAAATATCATTTCCTGCTTTAATTCATCTAAATCGTTGTAGACTTTAACTTTCCAGAGATCGTAAGCATCACTAAATGATTCTACTTTATAGTATCCAAGCATTTAAATCTCCTTATAAAGAATCCAAGTTTTATCAGGGTCGCTTAGTAATGTCGTAACCCATGTCTCGTGCAAGTTCTAAGACATCTACAAATGATAGGTCATGCATAACTTCCGCAGTAGAAATATCCTTTACAGAGACATACCGAAATTGCTTTTTCAGCTCGATATAATAGTTACTATTTCTTTTAATCTTCACTGTTTCCGAATGCTCACCAACGTTTGGAATACTGACATAAAAATGATTTTTGAATGTCTCTTCTATCCAACTTGGACGTCCAGCTCTATCTCTGTTATAAAATTTCACTGAATATTCTTCAATCGAATTCTTCTCAACGTATTGTAGCAAAGTTTTCTTATAAAAGATTTCTCTACGGTATGGAGCAATGCCACATAAGTCAGCAGAGATAATATAATATCCAAGCTCTTTCATCGATGTTCTCCTTTATAGTCACTACTACTATACAGAATATTTCGTAGCTGATTGATAAAACCATCCACAACGCATTCACTGCAATCTAAATTAACCGTACACATACCACAGCTATCGGTATAATGGTGCAGTAGATCTTCGATTGATCTTTTATAATATTCTGTTTGGTCTTTATAAAACCCTAATTCTTTAATCACTATGTTTTAGTCCCTCGCAAAAGAATTTATGGAGCATCTCTTCGTATTCGCATCTACACTGTGGACATAAATCTGAAATCGCACCTTTATCTTTTAAGCTCCATCTTTCAGAGTCTGAAATACAGCAGCCCGCGATACAGTCTGGGAAACGTGCCTTTCTAACAAGTGCTTCTTTCCCACAACGGTCACAATAAATTTTTACATATTCTTCAATCATAATTCCGTACCTCTTAAAACATCACGCCGCGATCATTCGATAGATAGCAGCCTTCTAATGAGCTTGCAATTTTGTGGTATCTATTATCAAGGTTAATAAGAAATGTGTTTATCATCTCATTATAAATATGTGCAGCCTCTTCGTAAGTATCAGCAAATGCATAATACGATTGATTTGTATTCACACTGATTGTGCGATTTTTTGTTTTAAACTTCGAGTTCCAATAATCCTTATTATGAATAGATCCTTGTACCGGCTTGCAATTGATGCCGGCCTTCGTATAATCAAATCGAAATCCAGTGCACCAAACTTCTTTATCTTCTGGAACAGACATAAGTGTATAAGTCATATTCTTTATTACTCCTACCCACCAGTAAAATTTCACTTTTTATTGTTGATCCAAAACAAGTGATCGAGTTCGCTAATCGCGATAGTCAACGCTTTATATTTTGCGTCACGTTTTGGATCATTATATGTGTCCGTTTCTTTCCTAACGCAGTTATCGCGCATCTCCATAAGAAGTTCTATCGCCTCATTGAGCTCTTCATAAGTATATTTATTGGTCATATTTATATCTTCCTTTTCGAATATGTGCTTTCATACTATCACCTTAATCAAATATCGTTAAACGCATCTATAATCCATCCAATAAGACTATTTAGTTTTTCTACAATCTTATAAATGAAATCCTTCAAATGAGGTTTTGGCTCAGGCATACTGCATGTAAATTCCGCTGGGCCTTCTCTTTTCGGAGAACTTGTTTGCATGACATATGCTTCATCATTGTGAATGATTCCAATTTGAGTACAGTTATCGCAATTACAAATTTGAGTCTGATTTATTGTAACATTCTGTTTCATATTTTTATTCCTCCCACCCACCACTGCGATTATGTATCAGATACCAAACTTGGCGTTTACTTTTTTCAGATTGTCAGCTGCCTCGGCATATGCGTCGCGTGCGGCATGATAATCGGCCATCTTAGCAGCCAGAATTCGTTTTGCCTCCTGTTCGGCAGTATCAGCATTTGCGAGCTCCTGATTCAGCTGAAAACCTGCCGCCTTGATGCCACTGGTAAAACCCTGTAGATCACTGGATGCAACCTTTTTCTCAGCGATATAAGTACCCTTCTTACCGTTGACAACAGAGTCTGTGTTGAACATCTTTACGATACGATCAGTAGTGCCATCATTAACGTGATAAACATAAAAATACTTAGCCATAATTTAGTCCTCCTTGACTTTTTCAAACGTATAAATCGTATGTGCTGTTTCAATTTTGACAATTTTTTCATCTTCTGTAATCGAGACAGAAGTAACTGGCGACGTGTGCATCCCACCTGGATACGGATAACCCTCATTGTCTTTTACATATCGGAACTGAGCAATCCAGCCGACAGGAATTGGACGGAACTGCATTGTCATACCGATCCATTCCGGATACCATCCGTCAGTACGAGTTTCGCCAGTATCAACACGAACTGCGTCCTTCATAATGTAATCGCCTTTCGGCATTTGAATCATATCGTTCATTGATTTACTCCTCATCTGGATTCCAAGGCCATCCGTCATCAGGTCGATCTTCCGATTCATCTTTAACATACCAGCTATTGTCTCCAGTACAAATTTCTACAGAAACACAATATTCAGCTCTGATATATCTTTTATTAAAGTTCATATATTTGGGATTGCCGTTAAACGCAGCTTTGATCATATCGTTTGCGCGATCGATAGCATTGCAAATGTCTTCGTCAAGCTTCTCTTTCGCATTCCAAGCTGTCTTTGCATCCAAATAACTAAACAACGATCTTTGATAGGTATCACTAAATTTATCGCCATTTTCCATGATGTAATACACAGTAATAGACCTCGATGTATATGGGAGTTTAAGGTCTTTTGCTTTTACAACAACAGGTTCTTCTTCGGTGTCAACCGGCTGAATTTCTTCTGATTTATTCCAGAACATTTTACATCACCCGTTCCTTTTCATCCCAGTGTTTGATACCGTATTTGTCACGAACACGATTTAATCTTGCAAGAATTTCTTTATATTGCGGATTGTTTGGTTCTGTCTCGAACATGGCCGTCTCTGCTTTCCCAAGTTCTTCGTTATATCTATAACCACCATTTCTTAGCTTTTCCCCAATGACAATCAATTCGTCATCACTTTGTACCGATTCGTCATAGATACCATTTTCATCATAGTATTTAACACGTCTTTCTACATATGGGGACTTGACTGTATATCCAAAACTACATCGCATAAGCAATACCCCTTAATTGTTAAACACCAGTGCTTCCGAAACCATTATCACCACGCTCAGTTTCGTTCAATTCATCAACCACGTCAAACTGTGCCTGATAATACGGAACGAACATGAACTGTGCGATACGGTCACCATGGACGATTTCCTGGGGTATATCAGAGTGATTGTGCAAGGGAATAAAAGCCTGGCCACGATAATCCTCATCCAATACGCCGACTTTGTTCGCAGGTGCCAGACCCTTCTTAGATGCCATACCACTGCGGGCAAATCCTAGGATAGCCCAACCATCAGCAGGAGCAAAACGCAGGCCAGTACCGATCATACGGGTCTCATGCGGATGGATGTAAATAATAGGATTACCATGCTCGTCATACAGGTCTGCCTGATCTGCTGGGATATAAGCATACACATCAGCACAGGCGGCCTTCTCAGTGCCATAAGTAGGAATGTGAGCGTCAGGATAGATCTTATTGATTTTCACTTGCGGATGACAAACAGTAGTAATCGCTTTATTATTTTGGAACATTTCATAATTACTTAAATCCATAATTTTATTCTCCTTTTAACATTTTATCCAACATTTCATCGTCAATACCATAATTACCAGTATATTCCAACCCGCAACTCTCATAAATTTCATCTATAAGTTCTCCATAATGAAAAGCATTTGCTGTTTCTAAAGCTGTTCTTTTAGGATTATCAAATGTTGATTTAATACTACCTTCATACATTTCAACAAGCATTTTATCGTAATCTCTTAATTCTGTACGACGTGGGGACTCCTTAGGATCAACAGTGATATACTGACCAATAAGTCTATCATCATTATCATCATCAAAGTCATATGGGCGATTCAAATATTCCGGAGTAATATCGGCCTTTTCAATATGATCAATCGTCAAATGCCAATAAAATGACTCCGCCCATTTTCTTTTTACATCTGCTTTACTTGTGGCAACCATCCGATAAATGTATGGACTTGGGCCATTCACTTTACTGTGTGCCCAAATACAATAAACGTATTCTTTTTTAGATGACATATTATGTATTCTCCTTTTTATTATTCGGATTCCACCAAAGAACTGGTTTTTTACAGCAAAGACTTGCATAACAGTCAATTACTCTCTGATTGGAACTTCCCATATACGGCAAAGAGATATCTCGTTTAGATTCAATATATGGGCCATCCACCAAAACATCCACATAATTCAAATGATCCCAGTCTTTGATTTGGTCCCACTCGTATCCAGTCCACATCCAAATATCCTTGGTGTCACCGAATTCTTTGCGAACTCTCTCGCAAATATAACCAACGATAAGTCGATTCTGAACAAAGAGGGGGTCTCCTCCGCTGAATGTTAGCCCTTGAATGTAATCGGGGCGAAGTAGATCAAGCAGCTGTTGCATGGTATCTTCAATGAACGGAACACCTGCATTTTGATCCCATGTCTGTGGATTATGACAGCCAGGACAATGATGACTGCAACCCGAAACGAAAAGACTTACGCGCACACCTTCGCCGTTCGCTATATCACACGGGACTATTTTTATGTAGTTCACTTGTTTCACATCCTCTCATGCCACCACACCCACCCTGCTCATTTTATTTACTGCTTCTTACTGTTCGCAGATCTGCCAAAGATAAGCAGCACCAGCCAAATACCAGTTGCTGCCCATAGATTAAAATCTGGCCCAAGCAGCTTCCAACCGCCATATAACACAACAGTCGTAATGAACCACGACAGAATAAAACCAAGAAAACCCGAAATGAATTTTGCAATATCATTCATGCGATATCACCTGCCTTTCTTTAATTATCAATGAATCACACGGTTGTGTTTGACTCGCAATTCAACCTCTTGCTGCTTACCGAGATTGAAAGCAGTAGTGTAATTGCCTGTGATGTAGCCGGTGACTCGACGCAGGCGTTCGATATTGTGTCCTCCGCACTGAGGGCAGGAGTCGTTAATTTCATCACAGTATCCGCAGTCCACACAAGTATCGTTCGGTACATTGACCGCAAAATACGGTACATCGTGATCCATAGCATAATTTACAACGGTCTCAAGCGCATCCAAGTTGTGTTTTACTGTTGCATCAAATTCTGTATACAGGATACAACCTGCACTGGAATACGAATCCAACTGAGACTCAATATCAATCTTCTCAAACGGTGTCACCTCTTCCCATACTGGGACATGTACGCTGTTCGTGAAGAATTTTTTGTCAGACACATTCGGGATTTCACCGTACTTTGCTTTGAATTTTGTCATAGCTGTGTAACAAAGATTTTCTGCAGGTGTGAAGTACACTCCAAAATTTAACGATGTATCGTTCTTAAATTCTGCACACCGATCTTTATACAGCTGGCAGATTTCTTTCGCAACTTCCATACCATACGGATCAAGCTGGTTCTTACCAATCAGAATCTGAAGTGTTTCAGCCATGCCCAGCATACCGATCGCCAGAGTGCCATGCTTCATAGCAGACCGAATGTCAACGCCGTCATATCCAGAAAGCACACCGTTGTCCCACATGAATTTTGCAGATGCAGGAGACTGTGAACAGATCCAATCAAACCGCTCAATTAAGATCTGTTTTGCTTCATGCAACTTCTGGTCAAGGATCTTCATAAATTCTGTAACTGTATCTCTGCAGTCGTGATAATCTCGTACAGAAACCGCCTGATTAGCTTCCATTGCCAGAGTCGGAAGAATGATGGTTACAGGACAAATATTGCCGCGACCATCTTTCTGAGCAGCAGACAGTAAATCATCGAACTGTAACTGACCAGTCTTAATTACAGATTGAATGTTGGCTGCATACACTTCCTTGAAGTTAACATCATACGAATTCCAGGTCCTGCAGCCCATAGTGCTACTGACTTCAAATGGAGCCTCATACTCTCTGTTAATCATCATGTCTCCCTTGTAGGCGACTATGTACAGTTTATTGGCAAGGTCTTTATTTTTAGACAAAACATCATACAGACGGTTCTTTTCTTCTGGGCTTAAGGCATCCAGAACTTCCTGTTTGACTTTGCGGTCATACTGAACAGCTGCATTCTGATTGCTCCAGTCACAGTTACAGTAATTTGGGTATAGTCGCTGCGCAGTAGATTTCAAAGCCAGTCGGTACAAATCGTAGTTCGGATCTCCCGGTTTACGATTCACACCGGTCTTCATCTGAAAGATAGCACATGGAAAAATACTCGTCCGGTGATACTTGCCCGTGCCACGAATTAAACCATTCAAGAACTCTTCCGTAACCATTCGCCCTTCTTTGTCAGTGCAGAGACCAAAATTGATAGAACTGAAAGGCAACTGGTTTCCTGAACGGGATTGTAATGAATTTAGGTTATGAAGTAATCCTTCTGTTGCTTGTTTACATTCCCGCCGGGTCATTTCCATCGCATATTCCCAAGCATCAGGATGCATGTCTTTAAAGGGATCATCAAAATGAATAGTCCCGTCAGGACGATTTTCGTCGTGCTTGAGCCATTCTTTGAATCGATCAGCTTTGTACTGTGACTTCTTTTCAATGTAAACCAGACCGTCCTGTAAATGCTTTGTGAAGCTCTTTCTCACATACGGAACCATGCTGTAATCGAAGTGTGTAGCCGAGATGCCGCCGAATTGTGAGAGCGACTGAATTTGAAATAGAACCGCAACAAGCTGATATGCTGTATTGATTGATTGAGCCGGTCGAATATCAACCTGACGAGTCTTAAATCCATTAGCCAAATGCTTGTCGATATTGCAACTCGTACAGTTATGATCGCCGACGGCATAGTTATCGAGATCATGGGTGTAGATCTCATTGTTCTCATGGTTCTTCTTTGCGAGGTCTGACATACAATAATCCAGAGCATAACGCTTAGAAACCACACGGCTCATCTCGCCAGTACGACCACCGAAAGATGCTTCATCAACATTGGCGTTTTGATTGTCAATCTTCTTGCCCATCAGCTTTTCATCGACCGCGTCCATCAGCTCTTTGTACTTATTACGGGCAATTCCGTGCAGATAGCGATAATTCATGTAGCAGCGAGCAGTTTCATAATGGCCGCTCTGCATCAGTCGATTTTCCACGGCATTCTGAATCGCTTCAACATCCATTGGCTGTCTGATAGCTGCGATTTCATTTGCAATTTGCTCGCTCAATTCGTGATTGACAGAATCAGAAGAATCGTTCATCGCCTTTTCGATTGCATTCACGATCTTAGACTTATCGAACGGAGCTTTTACGCCATTGCGTTTGATTACATACTCCATATTCCATCACCTCCAAATCAATAATAGCGCTGTTCGTTCATCATTTTCACGGCATAATCTTCGTACCAATGGGCCTTCTTCTCGTCCTGCTCTGCGGTTACACCGGGCTTAGAACCATCACGGAAGCGATACTTGTAGGCATTGCAAATACAGAACCAGCGGACGGCCTCATCGCCAAACAGCTTACGCATATTCTCGATGCACTCGGTGCCATGATAGTGAGCGGGACCATTCACATACTCATACGGCTGCTCATCGGGCTGTGCTGTATTTTCGTTTTCAACTGGATTACAAGAACAGTCGCTATCTGTATCAGGTGCATCGCTCTTGCAGTGGTCACAATCGCCATCGCATAGATCCTCCTCGTCATCCTCTTCATCGTCATCCTCATCGAGGTGGCAGATAACATCACCATCAGAGATTTTTTCGGCACAATCGCAGTTCTCACAGTCGTAATCGCAATCGTCCATATCAATATCCTGCTGGCTCATAGCATTGATCAGTTCGTCGCGGAACATATACTCACCATCTTTGATGCCACAAGCTTCGGCCAGAACGTGAAGAATGCCGTTGTCCAAAGCCGCCAGATCGGCAGTGTTGAAATGAGCGATACGGTGGCCAGTTTTCTCGTCGATGTCTCCAGTGGCCTCCAGAGTCAGGTAACCAAGAATCTTGTCGTTGTCATCAACATCATCGTCATACTCATCGTCTTCCGGAGTAACCATAATAGAAGAATACAGATCGTGATGATTCTTATAGATGTCGGCCAGCAGATTATGCCAGATAGGACTCTCCTTCCGAATGCTCCATTCAACGACATTCCCTACCCAGTCCTCATGACCAAAGAGATACATGCCCTTTTCGTTCAGATCGTGATAGGTCTTGCTGATTGCCAGAGTCATAGGCATCAGCAGTTCGTCGGTATGATAGATCAGACGCAGGCAGCCATTTTCCATGGTGACATCGCAGTTTTCGATATTAAACATCTTGCTCATATGTAATCTCCTTATCTCTCAACGGGTTTATAAACATCTGCCAGCTTCGGATGGCGGCCACAGCAGCGGCTCCCCTCAGGACAGAACGGATACTTTGGATTCGCTTCACAGGACGGAACCATCCATGCGCCGAGTTCGGGGCAAACCTGAGAAACCTGGAATTTGATTGCCATAAACAGTCCACGGATCTCACGCTGGGCACGAGTGCAGAGCCGCAGGTGGCTCATTTCAATCAGTGACCGTGCGTTGATGGTGACATAAAGTTCAGTACAGCAGGCATTTGGCAGAACAGCACGAGCGTCTTCATTGGCAGCACCGTGATACTCTTTCAAGATGCGATAGTCATTGGCGATATCTGCCATCATGCCATCAAATACATCCGCGTCTTCCCCACTGAATGGATTGACATACTGCATAATACTTTCATCACAATAGCGCTGGCTACGAACACTCAGACTGATATGTCGATGGCGACTCAACTGCGCCAGAAGTGCTCGACTGACACCGGTGACATGAAACGTAAAGCTGATGTGTTCAAGCACCGAGGTGTGCCCGGTCGCCTTACATCCCTTTGCAATCCGATAAGTTTTAGTCGGCTCAGAATCATAACAGACACTTGCTGCCAGCTCTGCGATACTGAGCGGATTCTTGTCTGCATCCTTCTTTACCGGCTGTGAATACGAAATCAATTCGACTTCCATTTACTGCCCCTCCTTGATAAAATCATCTACTGTTTTTCTGCCTGTCAAAACCTGTTTCATTTGTTCTGGCGACAATTTATATGTAATAACCTCACCACATTCATATCCGTAGCGCCGAATCTGACGCTCGCATTCTGCTGTGGCGCGTTCTTTGCGGCCAAGCTCTCTTTGATTGATCCCTCGCATGGGACCTCACCTCCCTCCTTATTCAGTATTTACGATCTCTGTTTCAATGTCGTATGCGTACTTGCCGTACTTGGGGAATGCAATCATCGTGCCATGTGCCCAGAGAAAATAAAATTCATCCAGTTCTGCGACGATTTCGAAGCGTTCTCCATAGCGAAGCCGCCAACAGAGAGATTCATCTTGATAATTAAGTCTTAAATATCGACGTGTCCACATAACGCGCCCTCATCAATATTCCTGAGAGAGCTTCTTCAGCGTTTCGGAGATTATCAATTGCACAATCGATAAACTCAGGCTCACAAAACTCAAAGTGATTCCAAGCAATTTCAAGTTCTTTGAGATCTCCTTTAAATCCACTTTTGATTCGTTCTTCATTGTTCATACACCGTTCCTTTCAGCACCTCGAAATATGGATCACCATCTCGTTTTTCCAACTGAGTCAATTGGCCATCATCGGTTACAGAATATAGACGGAAGTTTTTATAGATCTTGTCGCCTTTGATCGTAGCCAGAGACGTGATGACGTAGTTGATATTGTGTTCTTCTGTGCCATCGGTAAGTTGAACTTCAAGTCGTTCTTTCTTTGGGATGGCTAATTTACTGAAATCAACCATAAGACACCTCACAAATCAGCAAGCTGAGCAGGAGACCAGATATCTGGAATATCCCAATCTTCTTCTGATTTTCCATTATAAATTCCGTAGAAATATCCTTCGGACGGTATATAAACGATTCGTTGCCAGTCATTCATTCCGTGTGACTCCTTTGGCTCAAAATCACGAGTCAAAATTCTACGTCCACCGCTGCTATAGGCTGATGTCTTTGTAGGAACCTCGATACATTTGTTGTCCAAAATCCGAAGAATGTGCTTAATGGACTTCTTAGAAAGATTCATAACTTTCTCCTTAGCCGTAGCTTACTTCGTTCTTATCGTCTCGGAATCGCACAAAGGTCGGGAATTGCAGGGACTCAAGGCCGGTCTTTTTATCCATCGTAACCTCTTTGTACTTTAATTCGATGATACGTCCGATATGATCACCCGGATTCGCCCACACAGCAGCTCTCGTAGTATCATCAAAGCCAGAGCCAACACGAAGCTCGTTACCCTTGTAATCAACAACCAGAGCACCCATTGTGCCAGCCAGACGATTCTGACCTTCCTCGATGGCAGTGACACGAAGATCAACAGTATAAAAACGCTTGATTTTAAGACAGCCAGTGTGACGCGCCCGCTTATAAGGAACCGACGTATTAAGCATGAGCCCTTCCCAATCATGTTTGACTGCATAATCGAGCCACTGAGGAATCACACTTTGATCTGTACCTTCGTAGACCATCGGCACGACCTGGATATTTTTGAGCCCTTTCTGCTCGATCGTAACGGCTAAATCTTCAAGCCATTTACGACGGAGTTTATATGGCGTAACAAAAGAACCATCTTCATAAGGAAGGCTGCCTTTGCCGTTCTCAAACTCATCAGTAGGAATCAGATCAAACACAACGAACTTGATCTGGCTTTTATCTCCATCCGAGTTCAACATACCAGTGCCAACCCGAAATGCCTCGCCGTCTGATAGCCCTCTGCTATTACGATACACCAGCTCGCCATCGTAGACATATTCATCAATCAGCGATTCATCGCCAAGCTCTTTGATGATGTCGTCCTTAATATGGTCGAGGCCGGTAAACTCTTGTCCCTGACGGGAAATGAACTTGCCACGGTAGAATGTACCCCGGTTACCATTCATCTTGCGGCTGAGACTGAACCAGGTACCAGGCTTGAGTTTGACTTTATCGATAGGATATCCTTGCTGGACTTCCCAGACCGGAATGACCACTTTGCCAAAAATCTTATTGACCGTAGCAGCTTCAACACCCAGAGGCAAATTCTTAGTGAACACTCGAATCAGAAAATCTTTATGTGAAGCATTCCAGTAGATATAACTGGCTGCCATTGACAAAGCCATGTCAGAGCCGGTGTTGCACTCCGCCAGGAATAAGCAGATATCTTGGAAAGTGTGTGGAAATTTATCCACGATTCGCACCTTTTTGTTGATCTTGGCCTTAGAGATCCCTGTTGTGATCTGCGGATCGAGAATGAAATCAAGGAAGAAAAACAACTGACTCTCACCGATCTCGTTCTTAGCATCCAACAAGATTGTTGCCTTATCGGTCTTTTTTGTGGCCTTCTGAAGCTTTTTTGTCAGTGTTTCCAGCTTGTCCAGCAGCACACCGTCCAGAATCAGCTCGCCTTCAAAATCAAGTGATGATGTCATCTTCAGTCCCCTTTCTTGTTCTCTTTGGTTTTTGCGGTAGTTCATAATGGGTCAGCGCTTCACGCATTTCGTGGAGAAGAAACGCATGGATCAGCCATGATGTGGTATCCGGCTCACAAAAGATGATCTGGCAATTATATCGAGCAAGCCATGTGGTGAGACTGCCCAGCAGTGAAGCGGGTGTCATTTTACTGCGATATGCACCGCGATTGATCTTTTCCCATGAACCGTTTTCAATGAGTATGTAAGTTTTTGCTCCGGCTGCAGCCGCCCTGTCGAACTCTTTGGCGAACCGAATTCGATTCGTTGTGAAGTTGCCGCAGATTTCATCTATGGAATTTTTCCTTTCAATGGTCACCTTATCTGCCAACGAGAATTTTTCGCCATTGGGCAGTGTTACTTCAGCACTATAGTCACCAAAGTCCAGCCGCTTACGCATATAAGCACACGGGAACGACGAGAGACGCTGATGCAGAAGTGGAGTATCCTTTTCGCGGTCATCAACAATAATCACCATTGACTTGAGGATCTGAGTGATTTCGTTATATGTCACTTTGTCACCTCCTTTCACCGCACATGAACGTATTTACGAAGAATCGTTTCTTTGTCGGTCTTGGATTGAATCCACTGGCCATGCTCGTCCTTTGACCAGCGGCCTTCATCCCGCTCTTCATCAATGCGAAGGATGTCGCCTTTCTCGATTGGGGCAACTTCCAGAGTGCGGCCTTTCACCTTAAGCCGGCGCTGTTGACCGGTTTTGAGGACGTAGGCGCTTACAGTTTTATTGGCGAACTTACCATCAATATCCAAGACGTAGATGTAAGAATCTTTGAGCTTCGGCATTGTAAGCTGGATGTAGCCAAGGTTGTCACCCTCATACTTTATTCTGTCAGTGATAGGAGTCTTTACGGTATCTGTCTTTTCGCAGAGCAGCCGAACGATTTTCGTCCAGTCTACGTTGACATATTTCTTTTCGGTCTCTTTCTCACACAGTTTGGCCATGATGTCGTGAGACAGAAGCTTGTCCATCTCGTCCTTATTGAGCTGTTTTGCATCAAGGAAGTTATTGAAGATATCAACCTGTTCCAACAACTGATTGGGATTGCCGAATTCAGAAAAGAAATCAAGCTCAATTAGAATCCCTAACTGCCGACTGTCCGCAATTTTTCTTTTCTGGTTCATCAACAACAAGTCAATGAAAGAATCGAATTTATGGTTGCGGAGCTTATAAAACTCCCGACTGAGCCGCTTGTTCAGGTACTTGATAGACTCCATCCCCTGATAGATTTTCTTATCTGTTTTATCATAGACATATTCATCCCGAGAATGGCGGAACTTGATTGGCATGATCTGGATGCCACGTTCATTCGCAAGCTTGGTCGCATTAACGATTTTTTCTTGCGTGTCCGCAGTATTCAGAAGTGCCGTTACAAATTCGTGGGTGTAGTAATAGCGATAATACGCACAATAATATGTAAGAATCGAATACCCGGTAGCATGGTTCAAACCAAACTGATACGAGGCCGAGTTCTCGATGACCTGTAAAAATTCTTTTGCCTCTGTTTCGGCTGTTTCTCTTGATTTTGTTGAGTGATTACAATAGCCATTCAGGATACGGGGCATTGCCGCATCCAACTCAGCTTTGTTCTTGTGACCGATTGCACGGCGAACACTATCTGCATCACCGCCGCTCATATCACAGAACTGTTGGAGGAACGCGATGGTCTGTTCCTGAAAGACAAGCCAGCCCAGGCTATCTTTTAACAGCTCGTCGATTTCAGGCGACGGATTGTGATTTGCTTCATGCCGGAAGAGCTTGTCTCTGTAAGAAGCGCCGCCGGGTCGAATGGCTGCCGTGACCAAGCTCAGATCTGCGATGCTGTGAACATCGTATTTTTTGAGCGAATCAAAAGCGAAATCCTCAACGAACTGGAAAATGCCAACCGGAGACGTTTTCATATCTGCCCAGACTGCCTGGTCATCGAAATCCATTTCCCAAGTGTGCGGGTACGGAATATCAGCCAGCTTACAGGTTTTATCAATAACAGACACTGTATCAAGACCGAGGATATCGTACTTTGCCAGACCGACTGCATGAGACGCTTCCATGTCAAGACACAGAATGGGCAGCCCGTCTTTATCTTGGAAGACACCATACCTTTTATAGAGGTCGATTGGAGCGATGATAACGCCAGCCGGATGATGTGACAGAGATACGATCGTTCCCTGCAATCCATCAAAGTAATAGAAGATATCGGGATGATCTGCACGACACTTTTCAGCGCTGGCATCGTATTCCTTTTTCACTTTTGCGATCCGATTAAGGGAATAAGGATTCTTAGATTCGTCTGCATCCGGATTTTCACGCTTCCAGACCTTTGCAAGAGCTCGTCCAATCTCGTCGATTGTCGCTTTTCCTGCCAAAGTACCCATAGCTAGAACATATGCACACTTCTCACGACCGAACGATTCAAAGATGTGGTTATAAATTATGGGACGATAAGCATCTGGCACGTCGATATCGATATCACCAATCTCGACACGGTTTTCATTACAGAATCGTGAGAACACCAGATTCCAGCGAGCCGGGTCAACATCGATGATATCTGTGACGAATGCACATCGAGAACCTGCAACAGAGCCACGACTTGGTCCGAACGGAATGCCCTCTCCCTTGCCCCAAATCATCAGGTCGCTCATAGAAAGCATAAAGCCCAGCATATTGGTTTTCTTGAAGACCGTAAGTTCCTCTTCTACGTCCGCCTTAAACTGTGCGACTTCATATTCAGGAATGATACCTCGACGAATTTTGTCATTCAGCATATCATGGGTGCGTTTGATGTAAACCTTAGCATCTGATTCAGAAGTCCCGGTCAAAATGGGATACCGCGCCTTTGTGCTTAGAGTGAAATCAGTGACACTATCTGCCATCCGATTCGTATTCTCGATTGCTTCCATCCAGACTTCACGAGGTAGTGCATCTTGCACAGTGAACGCGTCGACCAGCTCATTGTAAGACTTGAAGGTTAAATCAAATTCGTCCTCGCCAGTGAACTCGATTCCCTTACCCATCATAAGAATCTTACGGCACTCTGCTTTATACGCATTCAGACTATGGGTATCAGTTGCAGCAATCAGTGGCTTGTGATATTTCTTAGAAAGCTCCCAGAGATACTGGTTATATTCCTTTTGATCGTCACAATCGTGATACTGAATCTCATAATAGTCATAAGTTTCGCATAGTTTGTCATAGACTTCCTGACGAAATCCATCACATTCTGACGTGTATTTACGAAGTGGACTTGCCAGACAGGCAGAGATTTTGATGATGTTATCAGACAGACCAAAGAACTCTTCAAAAGTAATGCGCGGCTTATAATACTTGTGATCAGCATCATAAGATGTGCCCATTATTTTGTTTAGCTCCAGAACACCACGAGCATTTTTGCAAAGAAGAATCGTATGGAAGTTGTCGCGAACTTTATAGCGTTCAGCATCCATCATTTTACCGATTTCCTCTTGTGCTTCCTGTGGGTCCCATCCTTGATAAGATTCATAAACCTCGTCTGGAATCTCTGGATAGTGATATATCTCAGAAGTAAGATACACCTCGCAACCAACGATGAATTTCAAGCCCTTTTTCTCTGCATACTGTTTCTTTTCAGTCCAGTTAAGGTTGTAGCCATGGTTGGTAGAAGCAATCGCTTTCATTCCGTAAGAAGCAGCGAGATCAACATAGTCCTCCCATTTTGTACAAGAATCAAGGAGCGAACCTTTATCATCGTGCAAATGGTATACAACATAGTTTTGCTCCATGAATCCTCCTTAAAACAAATCATCTATACCGACCACGCTTGGGTCTTTTGCCGCATAAAACGGCCGTTTATTGATGCAATCCCGAAGCGGTTCACAGGTTTTACGATGACCACAGAGATTGGTGCAGAAGAAATTTGGATTGCCATTTTTCTCTTCGATCTCTCGTGCAGGCCATTCGCCACTGCGTTTCCGCTCCTCGAACTCGTCCGCTGTTTCGTTTATGTAATCGATACATTCTTTGCGCAGTTCATCGGTGACAGGATATGGTCTGACATATGTAGTCAATTTAAACTGGCAACGAATATCTTCCGGCAGATCATTGATATCGTTCGATTCGATAAATGCCTGGGTAACAATTTCGATCTGCTCACTGTCATACCCGGCGGCTTTCATTTTGGAACGAACTGTGGACCGCAGCGTGTAGCCCACTTTGCATCGATCGAGCACTTTTTCTTGCTGCTTGGCCAGCTTGCCTTTGCCGGTTTGGTAAACGACTTTGCAGTATTTCACCATGATCCAACAAGGAGCGGCCGTTTTAAATCCGGCCTGTTCAAGGGCCAGAGTGTACGCGACCAGCTGGCGGCCATAATGAAGCAGATCTTCGTCTTTAAACTGACTTGAAGTCTTGATATCTAACACCTGTAGCCGCCCGTCTGGCATAATACGAATCAAATCAGCATAACCTTGAAGGTAACGATCATCACGAAGCTTTAGAATGAGCAGCTTTTCGATTTCGTATTCACCCTTTGGACTGACCCAATCACGAGCCATACAACGCATGTTTGAGATCCATTTATCGCGGATGCCATTGCCGCCATCTCTCGTTTTAGGAAAATCAATTCCAAGCATATCGAGTTCATCCAGACCGTTTTCAATGGCAGGACCGATATCCGCTTCTGTGTTCTTCCCTTCAATGATTCCTTCCAGCGTATCGTGGACAACAGTACCAAGAGAGGAGTACACATTGGCACATTGATCTCGCGGCTTGATATAAGTCAGATATGCATTATATGGACAATCGTGGATCGTACTCAGCTTTGAATAACTGTATACATGAGCTCCCTTGTCATACAGTGCCTGTAGCTCAGGGGCTATTACTCTTTGTCCCATTTACATCACTCCTCTACCCATTTCACATATTTTGTTACGCCCTCTTTGTAAACATCCTTACCAAGATCAGCGATATTCATTTTGGAGCCCTCCTGAATCAACCCGTCAGGCCAAATATATCCAACTTTTGTTTTTAAGATCGGATTGTTCACGATAAGTTTTTTACATTCGTTGACCAGGTGCTCTTCTTCAAGCCCTTCATCGTAAGCCAGAATGATTTTCTTTGGCAGCATTCGTTTGATGTATTTGGTTTGCGTATCTGATACATGACAGCCGCACGTTGCGAGGGCAATATTGCAGCCGAACGAATCGCATTGCTGGACTGCCTTTTCAGATTCAAACAGAACGATATTCCCTGTTTCCTGAATCCGATGATAATTCTCAGCGTATCCAAATAGTGTTTTACTGCGCGGACAAGCGATCAATGGATACCAGCGTTTATCATGCTCGCACTCGTAATTGGCGCGACCCATGATGCCGACCAGAGAACCATCGGTTGCACGCTCTGGGATCGTGATTCGATTTGATTCCACATCATAACCGACACCGAATTTTTGCTGAGTATCCAGACTAATACCATCTTTGATGAAGCGGAGATTGTATTTGTTAGCATACGGTTCCAGAGTCTCCTCCGGGTACGTTTTCAAATCTTCCATCTCTTCTTCATAGTCAGGCATCAGTTTTAAAAAGAATCCACCGAACGGCCAATGTGTTTTGATGTTGACCTCTTCTTCTGAGATGCCAGCCTTTTGTGCAGCGAATTTCAAAGAATCTGGAAACGAACATCTTTTGATATCCATAATCAGACTGAAAAGATTCCCCTTTTGGTTTGTAGAGAAAACAAAGAACCGAAGCGTGCCGCAATCAAGCATACAACTGGTTGGATTTCGCTGCTCTTCCCGAGCGAACCGCAGATTATTTTTGAGAGGATTGAACTTGATATTTTCAAAGCCAAGTGCTTCAAGGATCTGAATGATTTTGTCTGGCTGATTTTCAAGCTTAGACGTTAATACATTGACATCCATTCATATCGAAGCCTCCCTTCTTATTTATCTGCGGTCGTACTGGCCATGGTCATTTACAATGGTACAGAAACCAATTTCGATCCAACGGTTCCAAGCTGAATCCCACTGATAAAGAAGAGTTTGACCATCTTCATCAGAACGAGTTTTATTCAGAAAAAGAACCATATATTTTTTGTCTTTATCCATGATGAATGGCTCTTTGATTTTTGGATTATCCTTATTCCGCCGATAGGGATTGCAATCAAATTTCTCACCGGTGTACTCATCCTGCCAGGCTGGTCTAGCAAACACAGCTTGAGCCACCACTTCTTTTATCTGTTTTGAGTTTGACAGACAAGTTGCGTCAAGCCAACGCTGATTCGTAGTATGTAATGCCAACTGAAAAGTGCAGATCATAGCGACCTGTTCTTTTGAAACGGTATTAAAAATGCGACGGCTATTCATCAACAATGCCTGCCACATCTTATCGTCAATACCGTCATCCGATTTCATGGTGTCATAGATGATTGCCTTTGTGCCGGATCTTGCAAGACGCTTGATGTACTGAAGCACCTTAGAAGTGTCGTTTTCGAACATTTTTACAAAGCGAATATTGGAATACTTTTCTTTTGTAATAGCTGCTGCTTTACGAAGCATCTCCAATTCCTCTTCATTAAAATGGCCAAGACTGAGCTTTTTACGGGTGATTTTCCAGTAGTCCAATTCTTTCGTGAGGATGTGAACCAGTAACATGTTTTTATATGCCTTGCTCTGCATCTCGTTTGAAATAATCGCAACGCCTGTGCCGCCTTCTGCAAATGGGAGAACCATATTTTCAAAGATAAAACTTGATTTTCCTGTGCCACTGTGGCCAGCAAACAAATACATATCACCAACAGGAGCACCAAGTGTCAGATAATTCAATAGAGGTGCTCCGGCTGCATAACTGATTCCCTGATCCATGCCGGCATTGCACTGCTGGATGTATTTTTCATCAACAACAAGATTTTCGATCTTTGAATCGTTGCCGGTTGTCAGCGCCACACTGTTATTGAGCAGCTCGAAAGTGTTATACACATCTTCATTCGTGGCATCATCAAAGCGCTCCGGGTGACTGAGCAGATCATCATACTTGGTGGCCAATATTTTGAGTGTATTCATTTTGGCGATTTGGTTGTAATAGCTATCCGTATTTTCCGGATCGACCAGATCCATCATCGCCTTACAAGCACGCCAGCCGTTCAGCTCTTCGTAGTGCCGACGGAGTGTGGGTTTGTCCGCCAGATATGTATCAAGAGTGATGTTATCGATATTAGAAAAACCCTGCCGACGAATGCCGCGACCGACCATGAAATAGAAAACCTGTTCTTCACAGATCAGGGTTTTATCTGTTCCTTCGTTGATGTTTTTGTAATCGTCGTATCGCTGGGGATCTTTCCACAGACAAAAAACAAAGCTTGCTTCGGCCTGTATACGATTTGCTTCGATCTTTTCAATCGCCTTGGTTAAATCCATAAATCGTCACCTCCTAGCAAGCTGCTAACATCTTTTCCTTTGTGTGCAGTACCGATCGTTGACAGGTCAATCATTGTGTCAAGATTTGGTTCTGCATTATTTTTGACAGTCTTTTCTGCCTTGTCTTTTTCACGCCGGTAAACAGCGCCGATATTGTTGCGAATAATCGCCATCAGATAGCTGCACTTCCCTGCGTCATCCTCGAACTTCTTATTCTGCATTGCCCACCGAATCGACTTTTCGTTTTCATCCATGGTTTGCTGAATGATTTCATCCGAGTAGAAATCCAGTTCCTTCAGCCGGCGAAATACGATTGTTGGCATTGGCTGACCATTTTCCGGGTCATATCCAATAAAGTCCGCAATCGTGCTGCATAGCTTCTTATAGGATTCCATCGTGCGGCCTGGCTTCTTTTGAGGAGCGGGCTTATTCTTTTTTGCCTTCTCCTTGCGCCGCCCGGCCAACCACGCCTGATAAACCGCTTCTGATTGGAAATAGCGATTGTTTGGCGCTTTGTAAAATTGACTCCTGGGTCCTTGCACCCCGGTAGCCATACATTTAACTGTAGGTTCCTTTGCCATATTTCCTACCTCAACATACCCACCGTCCCGCCCTGCGTATTTACTTTGGAATGACCATGTAAAGTGTGAATGATTAGACCAAAGAATAAACGCGTTTCAATGCGTCAATAGGAAATTCTGGATCAGAGAACTTAAGACCGACCTCATCGCGGATCGCCTTGATCTGGGCCTTAACATCAGCAGATGCGTTACCGAAACGATCCTGAATTGCGCTGATCCACTCTGCACGGTGAGGCTCGTCCTCTTCAGCCTGAGCTGCTCCAACATACTGCTTTGCACGTTCAGCCTGTACAGATTCGACATCCTTCTTCTCTGCTGCCTGTTTCTTCAGATCAGCTTCGTAAGAACGACCGCCCTTATCATGCTCTGCCTTGATTGCATCAGTCAGAGCTTTGATGAATTCATCAGCGTCCAGAGGGATGCGGTCCACAATATCAGCGAAACGACTCTTGGAATCAACCGAGAAGTTGTCATCACGGAAACAAATTACACGACGCTCAGATTTAACCTTGCCGACGATTTCCTCTTTGCCATTAACAACATTCTTACGGCCAGTTTTCACCTTATCGATATCACGATCAACATAAGCGACACCAACGATATCAACCTTGTTCTTCAGCGCATTAAAGTACCGCTTATCCATATTAGTAGACAACATGGAATAGCTTGCCAAAGTAACAGGATCGGTGATATCGGTCTTCTTAGTGTGACCAATAATAATAGGACTGATACCAACACGCTTCAGCTCCCACAGACGGTTTGTAACTAGCTCGATTGCCTTGTCAGTGGGGCCATTAAACCCAGAGAAAGTCGCTTTGAAGGACTTGGTGCGCTTATCGGGATTTTCACGATTCCAGATACGGACAGTTTCCTCTTCTGCCATTCGCATCAGTTCGTCAATAGTATCAATAACAACGACTTTCAAATCGCTATAATCGGAGAAGCGGTTTTCAATGATATCCATAGTGACTTCATCAAAGTGCTCCCAGTCCCAAACAGGCTCCTGAACGATACCTTCAATAGTGGCTTGGTCTGCTTCCTTGCCACAGGTCAGAAAGATATAACCATCGTCCCCTACCATCTTTTCACAAACCTGCTTGATCACAGTAGTTTTACCAATGCCGCCTTCACCCATCAGATAGATACTGTAATCAAGTGGATTCAGGCTAATTTCAGTTTTCTTACCAAATTTACGCGCCATTATGTATTCTCCTTTTTAATTTTCATTCCATGGTAAATCGACAGGATCAAAACATGGTGTCGATATCATCATCGCTGTCTTCCGGGGCCTCGACTGCAGGAGCAGCTTTTGCCTTGGTCTTAGCCTTGGAACCACCCTTCATCATATCGTCCACGCTTTCATCAACCGCCGGGGTCCAGATCTCATCCTCGAACTCACGAGCAGTGTAACCAGAATCAGCTGCAGTCTTGCACTCCTCAAATTCACCAGTCAGGATAGGCTTTACCAGACGCAGCTCCTTTTCCCGATCACCGAGGATATTCCCACGCGGCTTGAAATCTTCCATCTTAGAGATACCGAGTTCGACCTGTTCCCGCTGCTGTTCAGTCAGGCTATCCATAGTAAACGGAACCTCTTCAGCGCCATTGACGACCGCGATCTGCCAATTCATATGGACAGGATTGCGAGACTTGGTTTCCAGATAGCGCATCTTGTAATCGTGGATTGCCTTGTGCTTCGGCTTGTCCATATCAAAAACAGCGGTATTGAACACGGTGTCGATCTGGAACATCTTCTGTGCGCCATCTGCCTTAGACCACATCGGAGTGTAGCAATGCATCATAATCTTGCCGTCATCCTTCAGAGTGGTTGTATCCATGCTGTCCTTGTCGTAGTACAGGTCCAGATTCATAGTCAGATGAGGAACTTCCTTCTCACCAGGCATGTACACGTTCTGGATCTGATACTCGCGATAAACCTGATCCTTGTATTTACCGGTGCCGGGACGCAGAACGAACTTACCAGTAACAACAATATCGTCCTCATAACCGGCCAGAGCGGACTCCAGATACTCGATCATATCCCACTCGGTAATGAACTCCTTGCGCTCGCCCAGATTCACTGTGAACTTTTTGGTGCTGGCAACAGTCTTGATCACATCTTCGTCCAGACGATCACTCCACGCGACCTCGATATTGTTTCGGTCAGTATCCATGGTCTTGATCTCGTCATTCTTAAAGCCTTCCAGCTTGACATAACCGAGATTGTTTCCGGCTTTGATACCAAAGTTAATACTGATCTTCTCACCCTTGTCGTAGGTGTCGCGCTTCACGAACGGGACCTTTTTGGAAACGGTGACCTTTCCGCAAAAGCTAAAGCGAGAGTAAACGTTATTTTCCTTACTTGCCATATGTACCTCCTATGTAATCAGTTATCAATAATCGGATTCTTCAGTAGTCTTATGTTCCCACTCCGGCACCCTTGGGGCAAAGGGAACAACGATGGGCTCGTGTTTGCATCTGGACATAAATTCATCTACCAGCTTGTCATAACAGCCAGAGCAGAGAGAAAACTTCATCTTGTCCCCATCACGCTTGCTCCCGTAGAAGAAAGGCAGTTCCAGGTTACCAAGATTGATCTCATCGCAGGTGTCCAGAGTCTTACCACAAAAATTACAAGTCATATTGTTTTCTCCTATCTAATTTGACGAAATGCTATCGAATCAAATCAGGAGACGCACGTCCATACAGCATCTGTACTCCCCTTTCGATTTACTATTTATAAATTCACTTCAGTTCCATGATGTCATCAAAGAGCATCACGTATTCATCCGTGTATTTATTTCCATGGAAGTGGCCAAAGTACCACATCGGCTCTTGGTACGCCGGGAATAAGGAGTAGATTTCATCAAAGAATTGTTCTGTTGATTTGTCTACTGTGCTCTGATCAATACCAGAGATAAAAAGCTCAGTTGGCTCGAACCGCAGCGGGCAGGTATGGGTCAACATAATATCGATTTGTTTTTCCGTTGCCATCAACCGTACCAGCCCCTTCGTGAGTTCATTTGGCTGTTCGTCCGGCCACCAATGCCAACCGCGCCGCAGACGATAATACTTGTCAACCGAATAAGCACCGCCGCAAACAAGTGCAGTCAACACACGGTCGGATGTAAAAATCGTATATACAGCACCGTCGATGGCAAAATACTGGTTAGGGTGTTCTGCGTGCCACATCATCGGACCCTGAATCGCACCCTCTGTGACATCGACCTGTTTATATCCATCTGCTTCGGTAGGTCGCCGCTCGTGATTGCCATGAATACAGAACAGTTTTGCAGGGATTTCATCCGCAATATTCTTGATATACATCTCCTGCGGGTGATCCTCGCCGTAGTAATTCAAACCAACATCGCCCAAGCAGATAAACCATTCTGCGTCTGAATGCACCTTGCAGAAACTCTTCAGATCATAAAATCGACTTGGGTTGCCATGGATATCACCTGTTATATAAACTGCCATCTGGAAACTCCTTTTCAAATTAAGACGGAAGTGGGCTTACTTTGTCATAAATCGTCCATTCATCAGGACAATCACAATGCGGAGTATAGAATCGGGTACAAAAATTCCAGTAGATACAATCATCGCAGCCCAATTCGTTTTCGTATCTTTTCCCGCATTGATAAATAAAGTCCCGAAGTGCAATTTCAAGTTGTTCTGGAGTAGTCATCTGTGAACCTCCCTATCCGATTTGTTTTTTGGTTGTGCTAGTGTGACTCGAACACACGATCAGGGAGTCAAAGTCCCTTGCCTTGACCGACTTGGCTATAGCACATTATATAAGGCGGCACCCAGTGCTCCCTGAGCACCGCCGTGAGTTTTAAATCTTAGAAGTTGGGCCATGGAAGAAATAACCAGCCGCAAAAGAAGCCAGCATCAATCCGCCCACAATCCAAATTGCTTTACTGATTTCAATCCAGATCAATCTGAATCACCTCAGTTCTCGATTCGCATAAAGCTGATATCGGTAGACTGGTATACGCTTGCATCCGACTTCAGAGCACCAGCAGCCTTGTCGGCCTGATACTTTGCATTGCCAGAGCCTGTAATAATCAGTCGATTCTGATCAATACCCTGAGAAGCCAGATAGTTGGCAACAGTCTGAGCACGATTTGCAGAGAGCTGCACACCGAACTCGGTCTGAGTGTCCGCATTGATATTGCCGTTGATAACGATCATTGTGCCATCCAGAGTCTTGGCGATATTTACGAAATCATCCAGAACAGAGGCTGCGCTGGCCTGATCGGTGAACACAGAAGAATCCGGGACAAATGTTACATTGGCGGTCTTGCTCAGCATGGAATCATAATCCAGATTGCCAGTGACCTGCTGGGTGATATTGGCACGGGTTTCGTCACTTACAGTCACCTTTGTGGTGGCATTTGCGGCGGAAGTAGACTTAAAATCACCTTTCAGAGCAGCTAACTGATTTTCAAGCTTTTCCTTGATTGCCTTGACCTCTTCCGCCGCTGGTTTCATTTTTTGGAACTGAGCAGATAGGTTCTCGGCTTTGTCAAGCTCTTCCTGTAAAAGACGAGCGTAAGTGGTGGCGGACTCTTCATCACCACGACTCATAGCAGCCTTTGCACGTTCATCGTAACTCTTCGCCTGCTTCTGACAGACAGCATAATTATCTTGAATCGTTTTGAGCTTACCAGTCAGATCACGCAGGGTATTGCAGGCATCTGTGTATTTCTCAGTCATCTCGTCGATTTTCTGAGCATAGATAGCGCGGGCACCATCTGGTGTTTTGGCTGTATCCTGCACGAAAACCTGTAAGAAGCCACCAGCCAGAGCTTTAAGCTGCTGACGAAATGACGGAAACAGGATCAAAATAATCACAAAAGCCACACCGACACAAATAACCACGAACTCAGGAATGGTAAAAGAAAACATTACTGAGCACCCTCCTTCCCAGCGGGCTCCGTCTTATCCTCTTCGATAAATTCCTCGATAGAAGAAATCATCTTGAGTTCATCCTGAACTGTATTGGTGATCTTTTCAATGGCCGCACCAGCTTCAACGTTGCGATTCGTCAAAGCTTCGATCTGTTCCTTCATAGATTCGATCTGCTGGTCGTTGCTCTTCATCTCGTCAAACAATGCATTCATCTTATCGTTACCAACAGCCCGTAGAAGCTCCTTACGCTGCTTCGCATCAGAGATAATCGCGGCCGCATCATATCCCAGTGTCGCCATCAGATTTTTTACTGTGGCACGCTTAGTCTTGGTGGGCATCTCAGACGGGAATGTATCGATCACATCTTTGATTTTGTAGACAGTAACAGCGTCGGCAGGGTTCATACCATTGGTCTCGTAAACCGCCCGGACATCAATAGTATCGCCCTCAGGAACCTCGACCTGAACCGGTTCGTCCTCTGGGAAATCTCCATTGATGTAATGATCTCCGACGCCACTACAAACGCGAAGCTCATTCGTTGTATCCGGCATATCATACTCAGAAGCAGCTACACCCTCAACAAGACCGAGTTTTTCAAATAGACTTTTCTTCGCCATAATTTTTCTCCTCGTTTTCTTTTTTTATTACGCCATAACCTACTTGCTTTCCATCACGAATCTCAGCAAAATCCCCATAATAGCACCAATTATGTGACTCGATAAATTCAACAAATAAACTTATTGACTCCTCCCAGCTTGTATTATCTGGAATACTCAGACATCCCATAATTTTAATTTCATGTGCCATAATCTTTCTCCTTATTTGATTTATAAATTGGATCACCACTAGTTCCGTCCGGATTCACATAACAGCCGTCTCGAATCTCAGAGAACCCACCACCATAGTACCAACCATGCGACTCAACAAAATCTAAGAACACGTCTGTGATTTCATCAAAGTTCGCATCATCTGGAACGTTCAGACAGCCTTGAATCTCAATTTCGTGCAACATGTTGTCCTCCTTATGAAAATTTCCACTTGAAAATCTTCTTGATACAGATATTTGTGATCCAGTCAAACAGAATACTGAAAATCACAATCGCCAATATTCCAACAAACACCAGAGATGTACGGCCACGAGCGGACGAAGTATAGATCAGATAACCAATACCGTACTTCGCATTCACTGTCTCGGCCACTGCGATATAGGTCCAACCGATGGCATACATTGTGGCGAATGACTGACAGATGGAAGGCGCTGCGATTGGGAAGACGATTCGTGTTACTGTGCTGAACTTCCCTGCTCCATCAATGCTGGCCGCCTCGATCACATCATCACTGACATCATCCATGGCAATCAGAACGCTTGGAAGCATAAACACAAAGCTGGCTACAAATAAGAAAGCAATCTTCATTTCCTCTCCGATTCCAAACCACATAGTCAACAGTGGATAGAATGCAGTGACTGGCAAAAATCGCATTGCTCGAATTGCTGGATAGAGCAGCTTTTGAAGCGGATGACAGATTTTCATCAGACAGCCAAGAGGAATGGAGATGCCGGCGCTCAAAGCGGCTGCCACCGTAATGCGAACCAGCGAATATCGGAATGCTTTCAACATTGTTCCATTTTGGATCAACAGGAAGAATTCTCGAAACACAGCGCCTTTCTGGGGAACAAAAATTGGCGAAGTCAAAGCCGCGCCAATGTCCCAGATAATCGCCAACAGAATCAGAAGAATCACACGATAGATCCAATCTTTCTTCGTCGTTTTCATTTTGATACCTCACAATATTTAATTTTCAAAAAAAATGGCCTGTACCGGAATTGAACCGATGTCTCCGCCGTGAAAGGGCAGCATCTTCACCTCTTGACTAACAGGCCATAACACGCGGCAAGCAAGATTCGAACTCGCGGATGTATTACCATCAATGGATTTCAAGTCCACCGCTTTAAACCACTCAGCCATTGCCGCATATAACAAGCCTTTTCACATCATGCTCGGGATGATTCTTGACAATCGCGTAACAACGTGATACACTTTTGCCAACTTAACTCTCACTAGACACACCAGTCCCTCAATGACGGACATTGTTCTCGCGTCTCGAGCGGATTGGAGGTGCTTAGATGAAGCGTTAGGCGAAAGATTTTCTTGATGTCGCTGGTGACATTTGCAGTATCGTCGGGCTCATACTGATGGTTCTGCAGATGAATCACGTCATCGGGTAATCCTGACAGCTCAGTGGTTATGGCCGCTGGGCTGTTTTCTTTTCTTGATTTCTTTATCAACATCTTCCAGAAAGCTCATCCAGTTTTGAAGATCAAATTCGTCTCCAAAATCAAACCCTTCATCCAGACGCTGATATAGATCCCGCTGAAAGCACCATAGCGTTTTATCTGTCAACTCGCTCAGATGCTGTGTGATGAAATCGATCACAAGACTAGGCATATATGTTCTGCGCCCAACTGCGTATCGAACAGCACAATTACAAATGGCACCGAAGTCATCATCATACGGATCAATCATTGCCATAATCGTTAAGCTCCTCTTTAATTTGTTCATTTCTGATTTGATTCGTCCTGTGCTTCGCGAGACGCTTATCACGAAGTTTTGCCTTTGCCCAGTTATTTCGAACTCCACTCCAACGTCCGTATCGACGTTCAAATTCATCAGCACCCCAACCCTGATGGCCTATGACACCTTTATAAATTTGCTGTCGTTTCATAAAACTGGCTCCTTTCTTGAAAAATAGGGATACTGTTATGTAATTTGTTTGGCACGCCCAGCAGGATTCGAACCTGCAAAAAAATGACAGTTTTAGAGACTGCGGCTTTGACAATTAAGCTATGGGCGCATATCGAATCCGAATGCCCGCCCACGGATATGACGCTCGCTCTTCTATCTTGTCAGCGTCTCCACAAGACTGTTTACCCAACCACAGACAGGTATTGGTGCGACCGGTGGGTTACGATCCCGCTACCCCTTGATTAAAAGTCAAGTGCTCTACCAATTGAGCTACGATCGCATATAAAAGTCGGCTTACGCACCCTCGCGAGTTGGCATCATCACCGATAATCAGGGCTGCCATTGTAATAGTAACCGCCCTTAAAAGGCTAATCCTTTGTTCTGCGCAATTTAAGAATCACTTACTTGGTGGTCCCGGCTGGAATCGAACCAGCGACACGGGGATTTTCAGTCCCCTGCTCTACCGACTGAGCTACAGAACCACGAAGAGGTCCTAACCTGACTCGAACAGGTGACATAGAGATTAACAGTCTCTCGTTCTAACCAACTGAACTATAGGACCATAAGCGATTCGGATGGGGATTGAACCCACGACCCCTAGCGTGACAGGCTAGTGCTCTATCCTTCTGAGCTACCGAACCATATAAACGGCAGGTATTGTTACGCCCCTGCCAAGGCGCTCACCATCTACCAGCCATGTGGTAAACAACGGGACTTATGTAATCGATCCACAAACCTGTGCCCATGGATTTTATAAACCTTTGACCTGTATTCGTTACTGTTTAATCTTTAGCTAGAAGTTTAAGCTTTGAACTTTCAACCTTTAACCTTTAAATCAATAACCGTTAACCTTTCCAAGACATTTGAATCAACTACGTGTTGGCCCTTGGGACAACTCCTTCTCTTGATTCGATTTTTTTGGATAATGGATTCGAACCATCGTTTCAAGCTTATAGGCTTGCGTCTTAACCTCTTGACAAATCCAAAAATTCAAGTATTACCAAATATTTTACTTGATTTCATCTTGTCGGCTTATGAGGCCAGCTTTTATATGAATGGTTATTAGCTTTTTTATTATTTGATTTCGTTCAAGCAGGCTACCATCAGCAAAGAACGAACGATTACAGTTTGTCGTTTTCGATAGACAGTGAATATGCTTCGCTGATTAAATATCAGTATTCGATTGTGATCTCAGTCATGGCGTTAGAAGTAGACAAAACCGCGTCAACCTCAGCCTTGAACTTATTGATCTCATCAGCCAGTTCTTCCTTGATCTTCTTGATGTTGATACCGTCGACCAGCTGCATGGTTTCACGCTCAATGTAGCTCTCTCGCATATCCTTAATAGCTTCCGCATCCATACTGTTCTTGTCTGCGCCAGCGTTGTTTCGGCTGATAAAATCATCTGCCTTATCACTCAGCTTGGAGTTTGCAGCCTCAGTAGCAGCAACTGCGCTTGCATACTGACGCTCCAGAACATTGAGCAAAGTACTCTTGAAATCAATGCCGTGCTGGTTCATCCAAATAAGCTGCGCAACAGTATAATCATGTCCACATACAACAGCATGAGTAACCGCATTGGACTCGGACACCGCCCGCTTAATTGCTGCCTGACGAGCCATCAAATCAGTGATCTTATCATAAGTAGACTGGGCATTCTGCTTGTACTCTTCAATAGTTACACCGCCCAGCTTCTGCATACAATTCTTAGCGGCACCACAAAACTTGGCCTCGCTCAGCAGCTTCATGATACGATCGTCCAAAACCTTCAGCTCGGCCAGTGCGCGATGAATTGTCATAGTTTCAGTAGTCATAATTATTCTCCTTTGTAATACATAATCTTTGATGCGGTTGCCCGCTGTTCTAATGGTGCTGGAGACAGGGCTTGAACCTGCAACCTGAAAATTACAAATTTCCTGCGCTACCATTGCGCCACTCCAGCATATAAAGGTGGATTCACTCCACCGATTGATCAGATCAAACAGACGTTTTTCTGCCGCCTGATCTTTTTCCTACCGTAAGGAATCCATATAAGAAGCGAGTTCGCTCTGATATGTAAGCACCTGTTGATGCGTCTGGTTGGTGTACCGACCTTTCCTCAGGTACTGTTTGTACTTCCCTGCCCCGATCTGGTAGCGAAGAAGCGCCGCCGAATCGTTGCCAGTGTACTGCTTATGATACGCCAGCAGCTGAACACCACATCTGATGCCCGTTCTATCATCCAGCAGTTCAGACATGGATCGAATGCCAAGCGTCCTGTTGAGATAATCGAAGTTGACCTCGTTGACCTGCATCAGACCGTAATCAACTGTGCCGTTTGAATTCACGTGAGTCAGGCCACTTTGGAACCTGCTTTCGTTATAGATCACACCGAGCGCCAACGAATAATCGACATTGTACTCGTCACACACCGACTGCGTGTACGACTTGAGTTCATCGCTCCAGCTCTGGTATGTCTCGACCGGACCTGCCGCTTCTCCGCCGAGCAAATTGGTCAGCAGATAAACGCCGGTTACAACAATGGCTGCAATCGTCTTTCTCATTTCAATCACCTCCTATTCTCTATAATGACAGTGTAAAGTGTGAATGGTAAAGGAAAAATTCAGGGGCTGGTCAGGCCCCTTCATTTTTATAATTTTCTTGCTTTTTCGCGCATTATTTGATACTTTCGGAATGTGAGCGGCGTATCATATTGGTTCTGTCTGAATTTTTCAGCGACATATTCTTCCGACATGATCTCATAGAATTCGCGCAGGTTTTTGATGGTGCTTGTTTTAACAAGGATGTTTTTATAGTTAGATGTTGGCGGAAGCCCCTCAACAATTTTCTTTTCCCTTCGATACAGGTCTTTGAAGTATCCAATTGGCACAGGGTTATCATTGGAACTCTCTCTGCTTGTACGAATAAGATATGGGCCATCGCCAAGATTCATTTCTAACTTCCCAAGTTGCCCCTTTGCGTGGTTTTTGAGATATGTGGTCGTGTTTTTGGCTTTACAGATGATCGACCATGCGATATCGTGATCGATATATTTCCCGCAGACGGTTCTCGTGTCTATATCAACGTCTTTTCTTTTGATGACGCGAATCTTTTCGGACTGGAATCCATAATACAGCAGACACATGATTGCGCCTGTCATAATCGTCCCTTCTTCCGAGAACACAGAAACGACGTAGGTGAAGAAATCATCTTCTGATGGAAACACATAGTTTTCAGCCAATTCATCGGTACTCTTGTTTGCAATGGCTTCCAGCTGGTTCTTTACACGCTCAGAGCGGAAGGTGGAACTGGTGTCTTTCTTTTTCCATCCGGACATTTCCATGTCAAAGAACGGATGCTGATAGTACCGCTGCGTTGAGAGCAAACCCTCATCTCTGCACCACATAATATACTGCTTGAAAATAGACAACACAAAGATGCTGTAGTTTTCATTCAGTTCGGAAATCCACATTGAGAACAGATCATTTATAAATTCTTCGTCTTTGTCAGACTCGATCTCATAAAAGTCTTTCTCATACTTCTGTTCGAACGCGGCAAGCTTATGAAAAATGCTGCGAACCTTGTTATACCTGTTCTTACTCTTAGCAAGAACAATATATTCTCCAGTGGAATCCTTAGCTGGATCTCCGTTGGAATCTTTTTCGCACATTTTATCCAGAATAAATCTGATCTTGAGCTCTTCATTATAATATTCCGCACTCTGTCTCATCGTTTGATATCTCCTTACACAGTGGGTCGGTATATGAACTATTAGATTCATTGTACACTATGTAAGAAGATTTTGCAAACAGAATCGTAGATTTTATGATGCAGAGACCAGATTTGTACTGAATGCCGCCGCAAGCATCGGACACTGGATCACCATGGCGTTCGCTGCGCGCTGCCAGTTCTTATCAGAGAACGTTCCGATTGGTTCGCTCAGCTGAGAGTTTAACAGCGTATCGCGGCCTTCGATCACAAGAGTGGACTCCTGCGGTAAGCCATCGACTTCACCTACACCAAAATCAACATGGACCGGATTACGGCTATTCCAGCGCTTTGTAGTGAAAGGAATCACCTCACACTGGCCAGAGTTTTTGTTGTAGACGTTGTTGCTGACGATCAGATAAGGGTGAACGCCATAATATTTATGGACAGTTTTTCCTTCCTGCTTGATATCGGCAACATAACCGAGACGGATCTCGCCGATTTTGGGGACACTTGAGCCAGCCTTAAACATATTATGACCTCCTTGCTGACCATCTGTTTTACTTTGTGTCCTTATTATACCATATTCATTCACACTTTACAATACCAATTCAAAAATTTTTTAAAAAAAGTGTGATTGGCTCCTCTGCATAATCGGATGTAATAATAAGGCGCTCCGACTTTTTCCCCCTCTCAACTTCACAAGAGAACACGTTGCCTGTGATGTTGCAGCAGCAACAAAGGATGTCTGACCTGGGATCAAACTGGCATTCGATACTGATGTAGTTGTATCGCTTGCCTTTTCTCAGTGCAACGCAGGATGACTTGGCTTTGATCATGCAGACATTTTCTTCGTTCCGGCTGCCCCAGAACTCGATGATGTCATATGATCGGATATGTTCGTACATTTCCTGGGCAGTATATGTGATCCGCATTTTGCCCTCCAAACAACTAAAAGATGTCCTGCTTTTCTAACCAAATTCAGTTCGGTTGTTATTTTACCATAAAACATGGCGCATTTCAACCCGAAATAACAACTTTTAATTGTTTAGAACAATCTGCGCCGTCTTCTGCCATGAACAGCATCGTCTAGCATCTTGTTCATCAGCTTCTCATAGTTCACGCCGCAGACTTCGTCCAGGATGGCATCGTCATACGGGATACCCTTGGCGTTCAGATGATCGCGGAACCAAAACTTAGTCTGATAATAGGGACCCATACGGTCAGAATAATCGTGTGGCCATTTACCAAGACAATTTGGATGACAGTCTGGAATGTTATGCCATTCTTTGCGAACGCGATCATGTATCTGGCGGATTTCTGAGTTTGACCGATCAGTAGCTTGTGCTGTATAAATTTGATCCAGCTCTGCCTGCTTTTTCATCTGTTCAATTCCGTTTTTCGCATTTACTGCGCCAGACGCTCCCAACCCCAGTAGACCTAAAACAAACGATACTGCTCCACTCATAATAAATCACTCCTTAAACAAAAATATCATCGCGGACTTTCGGTGTATAACACCGAGTTTCCAGGCGAACGATTTCAGACTGCACCCTGCCGGTTCCCCAGTCATCCAGATTGAACTTCAGCACCATTTCGATCAAACTCATCGCATCCTTGCACTCGCGGCGGATCTTACGCGCCTTCTTTAGTTCGTTCTCCAGAAAGCAGCGCTGGACTGCGTTTGCCTTAACGAGTTCAATGGCGTGCTCCAGATCATCGATCTCATCTGTTGCCCGAGTCAGATCAGAATAGAGGTTTGCATACATCGGCTTTAAGCTGCTGAGAGTTTTATCGACAATTTTGAGACTCTTTTTAAAATCAGTCATCCACTCTGAATCTTCGACAGGATAAGATACAGGATCGAACCGCTTTCGTTCTGGCTGTGCGGGAGCGACAATCTCTTTTAACTGTGCCGATGCTTCCTTGACTTCGATTTTCTTTGGGAGATACCCGGCTTCTTTATATGTACGCGGCAAACAATTCAATACGTTCCAGGCTTTGCTTTCTGCATCATACTGCGAGGCCAGGCTTGAATCGTATGTTGTTGCGAATTTGCCATTCGGCTTTTTTGTGATATAGGTGTGTCCGTTGGTGAGAACATACGCCATTCATATCATCCCTTCCTACATTATTATAATAGGGGCCTGTGAAAACCCTTAATGCTCTTTCAAAATAACGGACTGGCCGCGACCCATGACCCAGCAGTTCTTGCCGGCATAGGCACAATCCTCGCAGTGGCCAGAACACTCACTGGCAGTAGCAGGAGCATCACAGGTGCCATCCTTAAAAGAGACATAGGCGACCGGTAGATTGTAGGGATTGTTCATATTATAATGGGGCCAGGAAGAAAAGAGAATATGTAAATTGCTGGGAATCGTACCACCCTTATCCAGAAACGCATTGACGAGATCATATTTCTTGGTGAATGCGAGGAACTGGGTGCGAGGCAGCCTAGTTGCGATGCGGCACATCATATCGAAATACCGTTCATCCACGATATCTCCACTGACATGCCACCGAAAATAAAAAGACCCATAAGCGGCTGCAGTCGCTTGGACTTCAAAGCCGTCAGGGTCTGTTAACCACAGATTCAAATTGTTGTCATAGGCGTTTCGCACTGTGGTTCGCCAGTCGAAGTGACTGACATAGCACGTTTTTGCGCACGGAACGCCTGGAGCACAGGTTTTGATACGGGGCATCGAGATCGACTTGATACTCCCCATCTTGCTGTTTGCGTTCGACACTGACAGCTTTAACATATTCAATTTTCATACCCTCATCCGTGAAGGGTATACTCCTTCCCTATAATTATATCATCCTAATAGTCCAATAAATTACACTTCTAAAATCGGTTCATTAGGCATCAATGGCGCAAATTTCGCTTCCGCGTCCAGATCATAATGATATGGGATATCAAGACGATCTAGTTCTTTCTTAAAAATTTCAGCCAATTCATCTGGCGAATAGTCTTCGATTTTCATTTTACATCACCGTTAGCGCCATTCGATTGATAGTCACAACTAACTCGTTGACACGGTTTCTATCAATGGTATCCGGCAAAGCAGTGTTCGCCTTATCGTACTGCAGGCGCTTTTCATATTCTTTGTGGAAATCTTTTACATCATGCTTGATATAACCGTTAGCAGCCTGGAATTCACCGTTTCGAGCCATCATCAACAGGTCGTGGTTCTCCGCCCGATTCGTAATGATCTCCCCCTTTTCCAGAATATCAAAGACCATAAGGTAAAGACGAATCATATTCATAATGGTTTTGTTCATTCGCTTCTTTGTGATCTGATCTTCTGGGTGTTGATTACACCATTCGCCCAAAGTGACTGCCTTCTTGAACAATTTATCTGCAAAGCCACCAAACGAATACACGACCTGTCTGGACAGGAATAACTTCTTATTATCCATCAAAAGCTTTGTAGCCGGATGATAGCTGATGACAAGATCGTCAGCATTTCCAAGTTGCTCCAGCATGTTCGGATTGCCGCTGCACATGAGCTTGACTGCTTTGTTGAAGCTGAATACCGTTGTATCAGTAGTTTCATCGACCCAGTGATCGAATGTGTCCATACCAAGCAGCTCGTGTTCTGTGTTAAGCGCGACACCACGGATATCAACATCGGACCCTTCCACATTCGTTCCATAGGCGTGGCTGCCGCCAATGGTCAAAAACATCACTTGCTTGCCCAAATTCGGATTGGTGCGCAGAAAATTATACGGTTCGCTTGCAATGATCGACTGCAATTTCTCTCTTGTCATTTTTATCACCTCACTCATCCATCAATACTTTCCCAGATTTCGCCTTTGTAGCGATGGTAACGATAGCCGTCAGTAAACGTCTTGATCATATATGTAAGATCATCGAACGAAAATTCGCCAGGATCGATCTCGAGCTCTGGAATAGTGTCAAAATCAATATCGCAATCCTCGCCAAGTTCATCTGGAAGAGATTCGCCCGAATCATACCACCAGAAAACCGAGTTGCAGATCATTTCGTTATCAAAATCAATGATCAAATCGCCCTCAGACCAGTATTTTTGCTTGTCCATTACCTGCTCAGAGATTGCAACAAGACCATCGTTGCGGGAGCCATCGTCCTTAAACTCAACATTCGGGAAACGCTTATTGAACTCCAGCTTATCCTCAAAATCGATACAGCCTCCATTGGACTCCATGAAGCGAACGATACGCAGGATCAATTCGTCCTTTGACGTGGTATCTTCCCATTTGACATTTTTAAGGATCTTCTGAGCTTCGTCCAGTGCGCTGGTTGTATATGCAGACCAGTGATAATAGATCGTGGCGATATCCTCGTCAAACGCATGGACCGTAATAACCAACCGCTGTCCCATTATTTCAACTCTCCTCTTTCGTACAGTCGCTTTTTATATTCTTTTGATCTTCGGTGCGCTTCCCGCATGGTTTCTGCATCCGGACGATAATACATCCAGTGTGTTCTGTTGTATTCGTCGTTTTTTCGTTTTGCCCGCTGATCGACAATGAGAGAAATCGTTTTGTGCGAGACGTTATACTCCCGCGCCAGCCCCCGGAGTGAGTATTCGCCGGTTTCGAACTTACGGGCGATCTCTTCCTTTTTAGCCTTAGTCAACTTCACCCGGCGATCCTGAGTTTCTGATAACCGACAGGTTTGCCACTTGCTTGCCAATCAATCATCCTCCGATTCTGCGAACGCCGATTCAAACTCATCCTCATAGCTTTCGAGCTCCCCGTTATCATACTTTGCCAGAGCCTGCTGCATTGCATCGTCTGTATCTTTTGCATCCTTGATATGTACTTCATAATAGCGATTTGCCGTAATATATACTGTGTATCCCATCTCGCCATCTCCTTTTAACAGTGACAGAGCAGCCACAAAAGCAGCTCATCGTGTTTGAACCAACCCGCCGGGAACCCGCGCCAGTTGTTTTTATCCGTCCAGCTCCTGGATTTCGTCTGGCCGATCTGCTGAAGTTCTGCAGAAAGGCGTGCCATGAATTCCTTGCAGTCCGCTTTGTTCTTCATCGCTGTCTGTATCACAAGGTTATCCTGCGGCTTTCCGTTGACGATTTCACAGATTGCGCACGGACAGTTGTAACAATTCTTTTCGGCGCACATCAAACAGGGTGACATTGTGATTCCTCCTTATACACCATCAATGTGGCTGGCCATCATATCAGCGGTATGTGTCCACAGTACATTGGGGTACTTTGCGATGGCATTGCCGTAATACTTCCACTCATTGGTGTCGGTTTCATACGCACCCATGTGCCAGCGGATACATGCGACTTCTTCCTCAGTCAGAGTGATGATACTCGCCAACATGCAGATCGACTTCTCACCATGATGACTGAAGATGGAATCGGTTCGATAGTTATAATGATATCCTGTCGTCACAAGATCAATCATATAAATGTCATCAAGCTTGTATTGATCTGTCTTACAGACATCATGCAGGAGTCCGATCAAATATGGAGAACGGGGATTGGCCCATTTCAGACCAAGCTTTTCCGTTAAGCTGACCAGATTCTTGGCCACCGCAATACTATGTTCGGCAAGACCGCAAGGATGAGCGCCATGATATTTTGTAGACGCAGGAGCCGACCAAAACTCATGCTCGTTCAGCCATTGTGTGAGTTTGAGATAATCACCCCACGGCAGATATTTCTTCAAGTCTTCATAGATCTCGCCCTTGAGCTCGTCCTGTTTCTTTTTGATTTCTTCGTTCATATCCATTCTCCTTTGCAAATTATTCTGGCGGCGGTTATGTCTGCCCCAGTACCGCCAATCACCTGGCATTCAGACTTTAAGCGAAAATAATAATCTCTTCCATATTAAGCTCCTTGAATCTTTTTACAGCTTGTGTATGTCATCCAGTTGTCCCAAACGATATCTTCTTGGTGCATGTCTGCGATTTTATGAGCTTCAAAAGGATCGTTTGCTTCAACCAGAATGTATCCTTCGACTTTCACATCTACTCGGTAGCGCATGATTTACACCTCAAGATCAATATCAAAAGAAGCGGTCCCGTCTTCGTTCTCTCGATAATTCATTTCAGCGAGAGCATCGTTACAAGCCTTTAACTTCCTTTGTATTTCCTCTACGTTTGGATGCCTTAGAAGATACTGAAACCGTCTTGCTTCGTCTGCGTCCAAAATAATATCGCTATTAACGTAGTGCATTTTATTCCTCGTTCACGATCTCAATCTGGCACATCTTCATAGCTGCCAGTGCATTCTTGTGGGACTCAGGAGTCACACCGGCACAGCAACTTGCATCCACAATGATAGGGACTTCGGGAAGTGCGGCCTTGAGCAGAAGCGCATTCGAGATAACGCAGATATCAGTGCAGAGGCCGACCAACGTGATGGAAGTGATTTCGCAGTTTTCTTTGTTGTTGAAAAATACAAGATCATCCGCCAGCCCAGCCGATCCAAAAGTGTGTTTATCATAAATCGGGTTATCTTCACACCATTGCTCGTCAGAAATCGTTTCATCAACTTCATTCACAAGCTGCCAGCCACTTGTCCCGAACAAACAATGCTTCACTGGAAGATGCTTGCCTTCCTGCGTTTCGAGATAGTTTTCATGGTGAGTATCTCTGGTATACAGAACTTCACCATTCCAGTTTTTGATCTTCTCCACGACCTTCGGCACAATAGCCTGAGCCTCAGGAGTGCCAAGAGCGCCGGTTACGAAATCGTTCTGCATATCGACAACGACCAGGATATCAACCTTTGTTTTTTCCATGAGAAATCTCTCCTTACCACTCACACTCGTAAACATCAGGCGCATACACCGGCATCGGCAGCAGCTTGAATGTATTCGCATCGTGCATCTTGTCGATCTTTGCAGCGGTTGCGGTATCGTTGCCGAACTCACCAGTGCGAATATAGCGATCCAGGAATGCGTAAGTGAATCCGAAATTATCTTCGTCACTCTTACCAGTCAGACCATCAGACGGAACCTTTTCAATGAACCGCTCCGGAAGACCCAGCTCACGACCAACTGCCTTCACTTCGGTCACCGTCAGCCTACTCAGAGGGCTGAACTGACCAGCACCATCGCCGAACAGAGTTGCCCAGCCGACATAGTCCTCCGAATAATTGCAAGTGTTTGCCACCCGACCATTCCTACTCTGAGCCACCATGAACAGAGTCGCCATACGGATTCGAGCCGGCAGATTGACGCGAGCCTGCTTGGAATCCACAATGCCACCAGTACGGCCAGACTCCAGCAGCGTATTCACAGCACCAGCGATATTGATTTCGTGCGGGTCGATGCCGAGATACTTCACTACATCTCGTGCCACATCGATATCACTCTGAACACCCTGCGGCATCAGAACTCCAATGACACGATCCTTGCCCAAAGCCTCACAGCACAGAGCAGCCACGATGGTAGAATCCTTTCCGCCAGAGATACCGACAACCGCATTGCAATCGGGCCCATTGTGGCGGAAGTAATCCCGAATCCACTGAACGATTTCATCCTTGGTTTTCTTTGCGTCAAATTCATACTTACGAGACATTTGTGATTCCTCCTTATAATTTCCACAGTTCTACATTGACACCCTGAAACGTGACATCGATAATTTCCTTGACGAGCGGCCAATTGGCACCGCCTCGAACGCAACCGATTTTATACGGCATAGCAACTTTCGCACCAGCCATCTTGGCCATCTTAGCGACTTCCTGAAATGCTTCCATCAGTGCGCCAACAGACGTGTACTGCTTTCCGTCATATCCATAACCGTTCTGACCGAAGCAATTGACGATCCATCGAGAACCTTTTTCATCAACTGGAACCATCTGAGCGACACCCAGCATTCGTTCAGGACAATCCTTGTTGCTTTCGCAGTAAATGTGATATTCCTCGTACACCTTTGGATACCGCTCACGAACTTCTTTGGCAACACCTGACCCCATAACGCCCTGACAATTCACCTGATGACAGATGATCTTAGCGTCAGAATCAAACACATTGCCTTCTTTGATTACAACAGCCATTAGAACTTTCCTCCCCACAGTCGCTCACGAACTTCCTTTAAACTGTACTCCTTGACCATCGCGCCATTACGGAATACGGTTTGCAACAGGTTACCATCCGAATGAGCAGCGTGATCCATCAGGCCATCAGTACAAACCAGCTTTCCAGAATCATCCTTAGTGACATAGCACATACCCTTCAGGCTCTTCTTAAAGTGATCAGTGTCGGTCTTGGGGTCCTTGAAGATCTGAATCTCCTTACCATTGACCACGCCATAAGTTGCCTTGACAGCCATGCCGAACGTATCGCGGGTGAACGGTTTCAACTGACCATTCTGCTCGATGCACTGCATAGAGAAAGAGCCAACGCCAAGGCTGACATTGTTGCAGGCGAAACCGTGTGCTTTGAGTTCGGCATAAATCTTTTCGCAGCGCTGCACAGTGATGGAATCGCCGTACAGAGCCTTCACATGAGGATCGAGCACCTTGTAGCCCTTACTGTTGACTGTGCCGCCGAAGATATCCCACAGATGATAGACCGTCTGCGTGACGATTTCGACCGGGTCGCCAGAGTCGCCACGGATCAGCAGCGTACCATTATGAGCCATGATTTCATCCTTGAGCTGCGGCAGGATATTATCGACCAGATTCCAGTAATCATAGGAGTCAGACACCATACTGAAACTCATATTGGGATACAGCTCCGTCAGCGCCCGGCGGATGAAAGTGATCTCGTCGCCATCGACAGCGAAGTTAGAACACATCACACTATGCTCGGTACTGACAGCGCCAAACGCAACGGGCTCTTCTTCGCAATTGCAGCGATACATTTCTTCCAGATACGGAATCGCAGGGACAGTAGCCGTATTCAGAAAACTCAGACACCAACCGGCGCTTGACTTAACTGCCGACTGCATACACTCCTGACCACGGAAACTGAAATCACCCAAAGCACGAGCATGAGGCACGCCATCCTCAACGGTTTCATCGTAATACTTGTCCACAATATCGCGATACAGAGTTCCGACCGTTGCAGAAATCATTGGATGCCACAGCTCAGAACTCATAAAAGATTCGAGGAACTGCGGAACCCATGCGAAATCAGGATGCGTATTGCTCATCTCCAGAAACGGCACATGGATGGGGCAACGAGTACCTTCTGGCAGCGCCTTGATTTCAACAGGAAGATATCCCAGATCATGTAGCGCTGCAATCTTGCTCAGATCGTAAGCATCCTTACCAATGGTTGCATCCAGAACACGTTTATATTCTGCAACGACCTTATCCTTGGGCTGATTGAAGAAATTGTCGTTGAAATATCGTACCAGATAATCCTTACAGAACGCCTGAATACCGAACACAACGACTTCATCCACGCCATCCAGTCGGCTCATGCGTGGAGTAAAATAACTGACCAGCTTGGTAGTGCCGGCCGGAAACTGCTTACTGTGAGTCGTCTTGTAGAAATCGCACAGCAGCATCGGGTTGATATTGATCATTTCAAATCCTCCAGTCCAATTTCTGACCACATTGTCCGCAATAGTGATCATATTGACCAATTAACGTTGTATTGCACTTTGGACATCTGTAGCTTTCATATTTTGGATCGATTACAACTTTCTTGCTCTCGATCCGATTGAAGTAATCACTCAGAACATCACTTATCATTGCTTTTTCAGACCAGTATGCATCTCCATATTTGATACTTTTCGTTAAGCGCTGATATGCACTAAGGATTTCACCTTTTGCATACTTCATATCAGTCCTCGTCCCAATGACGCTCTAAAACAGTGATCTTGTCGTGATGGCCGGTGAAGATACTGTCTGTGGTATAGACCATATGAATCAGTTCCGGATCATCAAACAGATGGCCACGCTCAGAATCCAGAATGCTGTTTTCGCAATGGCTGACATACATATCGATATCACCAGCACCCAGTTCCTTCAGCTTCTTGGCCGAATAGAACATGGTACCGCCGTAAGAACAGATATCATCGATCATCAGAACCTTTTCACCATGCTTCACTTCACCAACAACATCCAGACCGAGAATTTTGCCCGTTGCCCAGTCCCGCTTTTTATCACCATGGATGATATAGGCGTTGCACTTGACTCGCTCCAATGCCCAGTGAACAGTTTCCTCATATCGTTTCATTGCGCCGGCGTCCGGAAAATAGATCACATCAGGCTTACTTTCTTCGATTGCCTGACAAATCTCACGAATCGGAGTATGTACTTCGCACCGATCGATCAGTGCCGGAGCCACATCACTGTGAGGGTCAAACACGGTAACGCAGCTGAATCCGCACCGATTGATTTCGTCAGCGAACCACTTGAGGGTGAACACATCTTCGTCGTGATAGGCGCGATCCATACGAGCGTTCGGGATATACGGCATGAACAGCTCAACTTCTGCACCGTTATCCTTTGCGTCCTTTGCGATCATAACGACCGTTGGAAGCTCGGCCATGGATTCAAACGTCCAGACGATGCTGATCACGTTGAGATAATTGATGGTCAGGTCCTTCTTGATCAGCGGAGTGCCGTCAGGGAAAGAACCGATTTTATAATGATTTGCTTTGACCATATTGAGCCTCCTTAGACCATGTAGTGAATGTCTCTTTCACGAGTACGAGAGATAATGACTTTGACCACACCGTTGTCCTTTTCAAAAGCTTCATAACGATCCTTTTCATCGTCATCACTCTTGGAATACGGATTATCCACATCAATCTTCTTCCCATCAATGAACTGCTCACCGTTGGCGGGGTTATACTGGATATCCTCAGTATTGATATAGAAATCAGGCCAGTAGCCATCTTTCAGCTTGACATCAAAACAGATACGCTGTGCACCATTGAACATATCAAAACGCTTGGTGCTGGACGCACGGTAACCATCCTTGAAGATAACAGTGAGCTTGTAGCTGGTCTCGTTCATATTGATGATATTCAGATCTTTGATGGCCTCTGCGAATGGAGTGCCCAGATTCAGTTCAAAGGCGATAGACCGCAAGCAGTCGTAGTTCAGATCGATCTTGCCAGAAAAATCGACCACAGCTGGGATCTGATCGTAATACTTCTCTTCGAGCTTATCCTTGAGATAGGTTTCGACCTCGTCAGCGCCCGGGTAATCGAAGCGGAAGTGATAGTGGAAGCGGCCAGGACGGTTGACCAGATAATCGTTCAGGCCATTGAGCTGGTTACAGGTGACAACGAACAGCTTTTTGCCCGCGCTGGTGCCATCGAACAGACTCAGCATCGTATCCTGCGGACTTTCATTGTCCCTGGCCTTGAATGTCTTATCAAACTCGTCAAACAGAATCATAACTTCCTGATCGATGGATTCAATGAAATTGGCGATACCGCCGATATAGCGGTTAGCCAGAATGACAGGATAGCCCTGCTTGACGGCCTCGATTGCAATCATCTTAGCGGTCAGAGATTTGCCGATGCCTTTGTTGCCGCTGAGGATGACACCCAGGTTGCGGTTGAACACTTTGAACGAATTCAGCACTTTGGCAACCTTGCTGCTCTGGACACCATACACCTTTTCGTTGATGACCATATCGGGGCGGCGGGACAGATAGAAACCGGTCATCTCAGAACAGTGGATATCATAGGTACCCGCCGGAATCTTGTCATACGCCTTCATATCGTCGCCATACAGGAACAGATTGCTTGCGCTTTCAACAACTTTCATGTTTGATACTTCCCTTCTCAGTTCAGCTCTTCCAGCTTCTTCATCAGATCCTCGATGCCCATGTCTTCCAGCGCCTTATCCTTTTTCTTTGCCACGATCTCCATGATCTTATCGCGCTGTGCCTTCTTCTCGGCGGCGGACACACGCTCCGCTGCCTCAGCCAGCTTGACAGACACGATGTATCTGACGATATCGATCTTATTGGCCAGATCCTGATCCTCGGCGCTCTTAGTGGCCAGCAGAGAATCCTCGTCGGCGGTCTTCTTCTGACGGTTCAGCATCTTGAAGATGGCATCCAGATCCTCGACCCGCAGACTCCACAGATCCTCTACGGTCATAACGCCCTTGTAGTTAAAGCGATAGCGATTACGAGTTGCGATTTCAAACAGATTCTTTTCCATGATAATTTCTCCTTTCAGATTTACAAAAGTGATTCACAAACGCATTCCTGTTCCACAAAACTTTTGGGAATTAGCATTTGTTCTGTCCAATAAGAACTACAGCATTTTAGTTTTACAGTTTTTTGAGACCTAGAGTATTCTTTAATCTCAAATTCCGACCCAGCAAGGCGAACCATATTTAACGTTGGAGTTGCACGATAACCGGCATTCTTACCTCCAAATGTTTGATAGACCGTATTGATATTCAAATCCGGACGAACCATAACATGATTGCCTTGCTTAAATTGAAGTGGAATTACATAATCCATAACGAACCTCACAAAAGTGATTCACAGTAACATTCGTTGCCGATTTGGTCAGAAAACATGTCGTCTGTCCAGTAGCGACCTCTTGCTTTGTATTTTTTACCATCGATCGTATCGACTATTTCTTCGATTTCGATAGTCTGTCCACAAAGCTCTATCATGTCTTCAGTTACAACATCTGAAACAACGTTCCTCCAAGGAGCGTTTTCTTTTCCACCTGATCGCATCCAATAACATTTTCTAAAATCTAAATCCTGGCGGACAATAACGACATCGCCTACATGATATTTTGTATCTTGCAACTTGTGCCTCCTTATAACAAAGATTCGCAACAGCACTCGCCACTATCTTCTTCAACAAACATATCGTCAGTCCACAGGACGGTATTTCTACATTCTTTGATGACGTATCTGTTAAAGGCATATCCTTCTATCGTAACGATTTTGCCCAAAAGACTATTTCTTATATCAATCGTTCTTTCGCTGATTGTGACAGTGTTTTCCGCCAGCTTATCTGTAAGGGGACCAGATAACATATGATATCTGTCGTCCTTATAAAAAGCATTTGCTTGTACTTGAACCTGATCGCCCGGCTTGTATTTAAAATCCATTCAATCACCTCACAACAAAGAGTCACAAATGCATTCGTTTACCGACATCGGCTCAAACATTTCATCAGACCAGTACAGATGATCAAGGTCATTATCGATTTTGTAATAACCCAGCTCATAAGAAATGATTTTGTGGACTGACCCCTTATATTTTTCGATATGATATACAGTCCCGGGTTCGCATCCAGCTTTGGGACCGGAACGCATACGATACTGCATGTTTCGATTAATATCGTCGCGAACTTTTACGAGGTCACCAATTTCATACAGGTATTTCCCTTCCATGATTCACCTCACAGCAGCGGCGTGCAGATACATTCGTTGGGCGCTGCAAACATCTCGTCAGTCCACCGATCGCACCCATAATCTTCGTCGATGTAATAGCGGCCATTGCGCTTGCCGGCAATATGAACCACAGTGCCAAGTCGCTGCGCCTGAGAATAAGTAAGGGTGGCACTGACATCATTTGCTCGGTAACCGGAACGCATATAATACTGAACACCGCGCTCCAGATCAGGTCGAACAAACACTTCCTCTCCGTTTTTATACTGATAATATCTTGACATTGCTCTACTTCCTCCATTCCATTACAGCAATGAATCACAAACGCACTCGTCCACGACAAGCGGCTCAAACATCTCATCAGCCCAGATGCAGCCATCGATTCCTTGTGCTCTGTAAACACCACTAGTTTGTGCGATCTTTTGAATGACGATCTCTTGTCCTGCGTATTTTTTCATCCAGTCAAAAATCACCCAGCGTTGACCTTTATTTTCGCCAGACAACATTTTATATTCTTCATGTTCCGAAAGATCAAGTCGAACGCGGACTCTGTCGCCTGGGTGATACATGTAATCAGTCATTCCGTTCCTCCATCATCGAACCAGTCCGACACACGATCAGACATTTCGTCCATCTTATCCTGGTCTGCCTTGACATAATGCATCGTGACACGGGCATCACTGTGTTTGAATTTCATCTGAAGCATAGCCAGCGCATCCCCTGCCTCGCCTGCTTGTTCTGCGCTGTGAAGTGCAGCCATTGCATAGGTTTTGCGCATGGTATGAGTGGACAGATCGATATCCAGCTCACACGCTTTCCCTGCTTCTTTCAAGATCCGATAAAATCCGCGCACTGTCAGAGGACCACCCTTGCGACTGCGGAACAGATAATCAGATTGACTGATCTCGAAATCCTGTTCATCGAAATAATCTTCCAAAATGTCGGCTGCCATCTTGGGGATCTTGCACACATTGCGCTTGCGGGTCTTTTCTTCGATCAGTTCGACATGCTCTTTCACGCTGCCATCCTGTTCGTAAACATCTGCCGTTTTCAAGTTGAGAAGATCGCCACAACGAATGCCCAGACTGCACCCGAACACGAAAATCGCCTTGTTGCGTAGACGAAACTTGGGGTCGCCATTGGAAGCGAGATAATTCGCCAGTTTCTGGAAATCCTCTTTGGAACGAATCGGATCAGCAGGCGAAGGTTTGATGCGGCCATCCTTTGTATAAAGGCTGTTGGTTGGCTTTGTCTTGTGCTTTTTCTTGCGAGCGGCAGCCACGATGTCCCAAATCATTTCCTTCAGCTCGGCTTCGCTCATGGTGATGTGAGCTTCGGAACCAGGCTGTTGCGGGAACTGAACTACGCGCTCCTTACGCTTACGTGCCGGTTCTGCCATCGATCTTCATCCTTTCTATGTAAATCAATATCTATGTTGATGTTTTTCTCTATAACGCAGGTTATAAGTGTATAGCTCATTATTAAAATCGTTGATCATGCGGCACTTTTCTTTGTATTGGTGCTGCTGTGTCAGCTCAGTTTCGACGTACTGCTGGCGCTCCTGACAGTGATCGTGACACCCGGGATAACGCTTGGGAGCCACACAATAATGGCAGGGATTCTGCATTTTCAAATCATTCCAATCATAGTAAACTTTCGCAAACACAAGCAGCGCTGTATTTGTCCTGCGTCAAGAACATCTGATCCGTCCAGGCATATGATTTATTGTCTTCTTCAATGAAGTATTGACCATCAATATGTCCTGCGATATGAACGGTCTTGCCTTCGAGCTCTTTCATTTCGTCGACAACAGTGTTGTATGTTTTGGGATTGGGGCCGGACATCATAAAGTAGCTGCAATTCTTTCTGAGATCTCGCTTTACGACCACTGCGTCACCGACATCGTATCTGTATTTCATAGTTCACCTCACAGAATGCTATCACAGCAACACTCATTGATAGAAATAAACATCTCGTCGGTCCAGCCATAATCAGACTCTTCCAGAGTATATCCAGCTCCTCCGTGGCGAGGACCCTGAATCGTAAAAATCTTTCCAGCCTGATCTACCATTTGATCAACCACATTGTAGGTATAGTCCCCATTGCGGCGGCCTGACCTCATACAATAAATTTCACGACAGCTCAGATCCGGGCGAATCATTACTTTATCGCCGGGCTTATACATCAATTCCATATTTCTACCTCATTTTCTTTTTTTTTTTATCAAAATCACTTTCTAAATCCGATGCTCTGGAAACGGGAGGACGCACGATCAGGGACTTCTGTCACGCGACCTGGCGCGTGACTTTCGTCCCGGATCGAAGGACGAGTGTTTCTTGACAAGGATTGGCTGAGGCCAGCTGCACGATCAGGGGCCTATGGCGGAGTGCAGCGGCCGATTGCTAGGGTATTCTTCTTAACATCCGCCTTGGGCGTGATGCTCGCTCTTTTGGAACGATATGCAAAGTGATTTTTTTATTTACTGATTACTGATTGGGCTCATCGAATTCGATTTGTTCGCCCATGGATGCAGCCGTTTCACAGACTTCATCAAACAGGACATCTCTGCCGGCTTCCAGCATTGCCTGGTGAATACGCGGCTCTGCGGCGGCCACAATGGTATCGCAGAAATTGGTATCGTCTGTGTTGATCGATTTCAGATTCAAACTTTCCACGATCTCTTTGACATCCTCAGGACCCCAGAACACCAGGGCTCGCCGATCCTCTTCGTAGACCACCTCTGTTTCGATGCCAGTGGAATAGTAGATCATATCCGCGACCTTTTCGAGCTCTTTCGACGGAACCTTTCCATCCCGACACATAATTTCAATCATAGATCATCACTCCTTGTGTATGTCTCCATTTTTATGCAACAACGCCCTCTTTGGGACGAAGATCCTCTTTGAGCATCGCAATGATATCGGTGCCGAACTTCGCATTGTAGCGACGGATCAATTCGTCAATCACCTCAGGCTCGACCATGTGATAATAGTTGAGCTTGCCATTGAACTTTTGCAGATCTTCCAGCTCCCAGGTTCTGCCGTGTTGCTTTGCATTGATATAATTCGTCAAAGCCGAACGGAACATTTTAAGATTGCGCCAGCCGACTGTAATCTGATTGTCCTTATTCCACATCAGGCCGAGGCACCAGTTCTTGCTGGAGTGCCGGTTACCGTAATGCGTTTTCGTTTCGTTCAGAGTAAATGGCGCATGGAAGAAGTTCAGCGCATCAATGATAATTTGCTGAATTTCCATCGGGTCAAAGTGATGATAACAGCTGATGAGAATATCATCTGCATATCGTGTGAAAGTAAACTCGCGATCGATGCCATCCTTTGCTTTGTAGCCATAGCACAGCTTGCGCGTGATGCAGTGGTCAAACGGGATCATCATCACATTGGTAAGCCACGGACTGATGGGAGTTCCCTGCGGTAGGCCGTTGCGAAGGAAGCACAGGTTGACCGCCTTTGCCAGTTCATCTCGGCCACGTGCATCCCGCATAATCAGAGCAAATGGATAGATCACACTCATCATGCCGAGCAGAAAATCCGGTGTCGTACTGGGAAAGAAACCATGGAAGTCGAACTTGACCGTCCAATGATTCTGATAATTGACGACCTTTTTCATGCCGGTCGCCTCATCAATGACGGTTTTATTGTGACCTGCCTGATGCTTACGGATCGTATCGATAAAGCTGCGATTGGGAATATATGCGAAAGCATTTGTGTGATAATCTACGATCATAAAACTTTTCAGTAATTCCCGCAGCTCCATCAGTGCATCATAAAGAGTTTTATCGGGCGCATCAATGGGTCGCCAGCCACCAGATTTCTTTGGAATCTCAAAGTGAGAATAGTGACTCGGGATATCGCTGGATTCAAGCGCCGCATACTTTACGTTGTAGGCCGTCAGCTTCTCGATCATCTCGGGGACGTTGGTGATAGCGCGAAGTTTTGCGGTTAAATCGTTGCGACACACAGTCATTGTAGATGTATTGCTGCCGCCATAGTGCAGCGCTTCTACATTCTGGACACCGGCGAGGATCTCATCAAAAGTGATCTGCCGGGTCTTAGGAGGATTCAGATATGTAATGTACATTGTTTCTCCTTTATGATTTCATCGTGATCTAAATGAGTTTCTTGAGGCTAGAAACGCGTGCTATAGGAGGTCCCGATCATGATTGGATGCTGAAATTGGCTATATAACCGCTTCTGGGCAATCCAAAAAGGTCGTTTCGAACTCTGTGGGAGCGCCGTCGGCAGGCGGTGCAAGCTCAGTTTTGCAATGTTGATGCCTCCAGGGGGACCATCCTCGTCTTAACAATGCGATACACTTGGCTTGGCCTAAGTGCGCTGTTTATGAAAAACAACTATTCATCACGATTTTTTATTTACGATTTTATCAGAACGCCATGACGCTCTCTTCACCCAGAATGAACGGGGTTGCAACGATCTGCTTCTTCAGCTGGTTGCCTCCCACGAAATTGATAAAGTTCGTAACCGCCAGACAGCAGATGAAACGAACGGTCGGTGCAACACCCTGAACGATGCCACATGCAGACACCGGCGTACTTACCTTTGCTTCCTCGTGAGTGAAGTTCATAGAGTTCTTCAGATTGTCGATCTGCTTACGATCCTTCCAATCGGCCGACCAGCACTGTGCATCATACAGGCCGGTGCGGATATCGAACACACCGAGCAGCTCAGGATTGTACTTGTTCTTCTCCAGGAACTGCTTGCGGATCTCGATGCTGTCCACGGCCAGGAACACATAACCCTTGACGGTTTCGCCCTGCCAGCCATTGGGCATCAGAACCAGATCCTCTTTGATATCAGGATTCACATTGCACAGAATGTTCCCCACAGCTTCCACCTTGGGATGGGCGATATCCTGCTGGAAGAACATCTGGTTGACGATATTCTTGGGTTCGACAAAGTCCATATCCCACAGAGTGAACTTGGTCAGACCATATCGTGCCAGTAGCTCGGCCACAGTAGAGCCGACCGAACCACAGCCGATGATATGAATGCGACCCTTAACAGACGCAGGGTCAAACACCATTTCGATTTTGCTTAGATCCATTGTTGTTCCCTTTCTTAGTCCTGAAATGCGTCAGCGTAGGGATAGCAGCTCGAATTCCAATTGTTCATCAGGTCATTCGGATTCTCCTGATAATACTTCATCAGATTGGATTCGCTTCCCTTGCTCTTGGCTGAATCGATCTTAGGGGCAGCTCCACCCGTGACAGTTTTTAGCGCCGGGTTCGTCGTGGCTGCCGGTTTCGTTTCTGCTTTTGTTTTCGTGGACGCGGCTGCGGTGTTTGTGTTACCAACGAACGCGCCTCCCCGACAAGCTGTTGTACCCGCGCTGTAGCTGCCGGAGTAAGCTGCGCCATTGTAGTTTCCGCTGTAGCCATTGTTGTAGCCACTGTATGTAGTTGTGACCGGCTTTTGGACGAGCGCTTCCGCCTGTTCGAGAAACCCTTTCGTATCGGCCTCTCCAATCGTCACCTTGACATCGTCGCCGCTGTAGATGACATTGTCCGCCATGTCTACAACACGGACGTTATACTCCCGCCGCTTGTTCCAGATCATAAATACGTAGTAATCCTCAGAGCTCAGAGTATCAATGAGATCCCACTGATTCTGCATATCCACACCGCTGGGAGAAGTGCTCATGTTCACATGACTGTGGCCCTGGAACCGCAGCGTATTAAAGGATTCATCGTCCAGCTCATACAGCCAGGTCGTATACTTTTCCTGGTCCGTATTCACTGTTGCGCCCGTGACCTGCTGCGGATAAACCAGGATCTTGGTGATTTGGAAGTGAGTCTTATCAATGCGATTCACCAGACCGTGCCAGGCGACCTCGGTACTGAAGTGATCGATCAGGGCACACATCTCGTGATAAGCTTCCAGAGTGAAATTCACCTCGACTGCGTCCTTGGCAGGCTTGGAAAAATTCTTGTTAAAGGAGAACTTATCCGCCTGCAGATTGCCCAACGCAGAAGCCTGTGCATAGAACTCCTGCAAAATCCCTTGGATTAGTTCGTCATTCATCTTAACCGGCTGCATACTTCAAACCTCCTTATGCCGTTTCTCTGCTTTCGTTTTCCAGAATCTCAACCACCTGTTTGATGGTATAGAGATTGCCGTCCTTATCTTCCAGGCACTTCCGATTACTATAATCGCCGAACAGCTTTTCCATCATCCATTCGACGACCGTAGAATCCGTCCAGTTGATATAGGAAGAAGAAGTCACCAGAGTAGACAAAACGCCGATGTAATCACGGCGGAGAGCCAGATCCTGAAGCATACCGCGATAGCCGCCGTAACAGGTAAACCGGTCGATATGAGGCTGAGGAAAACGATCCTTCATCAGGTCTTCCCGGTGATTCATATTACTGCTTCTGACAGCTTCGACGCGGCAGTCATCATAGACGATCCACTCGCAGTAGACACGCAGATTGAACCGGTGCTCTTTCCAGATAGCCAGGAACAGCTTCTTGGTGAGATCCATATCATACGGGCTCTCCTCGTAGATGTAGCTGGACATCTTATCCTGCTTTTCGACATACTGCTTAAAGATATCTTCGTTGTAGTCATTCAGATAGCAGTTCACGCCGACCCACAGCTGATTGCCGGACTTATCCAGAGCGATAAGAGATTTGTTCGCCTTGAAGAAATCGACCAGCTCCTTCTCATCGTCTCCAGAGTTGCAAGCTCGATTCCGGAGAACCAGAAGTTTCATCTGCTCTTCGTCCACCTGCTTCATGGCATTGCGGGCGCTGCTCATATAATCGTTGACGTTGTTCTCTGCCCGGCGGACACGTTCTTCCTGATCGTGGATCGAGCGGGTGAAGTTCTGACTGCAGAATCCCTTGAGCATGCTTTCGACTTTCTTGCCGTAGAAGTCATAAGCTGCACAGATCTTGTCGATTGCTGCATTGAACTTGTCATACTTCTGCTCAGCCAGCGTCTTCAGCAGATCGAGTTCATCCCTGGTTGCCGGGTGATCCTTGAATGCCCACGGAAGCAGACGAGGCAGACAGCTCATCATCATCTGCATAACCTGGATTCTCTTGGGTGAAGGAGCGAACACCATGGTCGCCTGCTTGGTTTCGTTCTGGTAGACCAGAGCGTCACCGCTGCGATCGACATACAGAGAGACATCCTCAAGACGAACCCAGCCCGCCTTCTTGTAGTCCTCGTCGAACATTTTCACCTGCTTGATGTAATCGGCTGCTTTCTTGTTGGGGATGAAATGGAAATACAGACCGAGCTTGATCTTTGTGAACGGACCACGCTCACCAGCGTAATAGGCTGCTGTCAACTTCTCATCGTCCGGGAGCCGGATCTCGTTCTCGACCACCAGAGACTGCATGATGCCCTTATTCTCGGGATCAGCGGTAAAAGTCGCCAGCCGCTCCTCGTTCATCACTGCCCGGAGAACGGTCAGGACGGTGTTATCTTCGGTTTCGAATTTGTTCCTGCTCTTGATGTCAGAGAAAAATTCGTTGCATTCGTTCGAGCCGAGCTTCGTCAGCAAACCAGTGAATGCCATAGTTACTTCCTCCTTAAATTCATATCTTGCATTTAAAAAGCCCAGATACTGGACACATATAAGGCAGACTTTAACCGGCCTGCCAGCGGCTGCAATGCTACTTATCTGTTGTAACCAGAACAGATTTATATTCGGACTTTATTCGAGATTCGCTCGAACAGATTCAGGGTCAGACTCCGTTAATTCCTTAACGGGCGTTGTCCATCTTCTGAACACAGACCAGATAAGCCTTCTCGGTAACGTGCATATCGGCAAAGGTCTTGTCCATGTCGCCAGGCTGCAGAACATAGCCATCCAGAGAAGTCTGACCAGCAGAGTAGTTGATATCGTTCTCCTCCAGGCACTGACGCAGGGTAGTGTCCTCAGTAGCCATGACAGTCTTACGGTTGGTGTTGGTACCCACAGTGATCTTCAGCATAATATGTACTCCTTTTTAATTTAAAAAAATTTATTGTTGAAACGTCGGATTGACGAATCATTTAAAACGAATGCCGGACGTATTGCGCTGGAACATCCGGCGTGGAACCACAGTGGCGCTCTTACCAGGCGGCGCTCTTACTCAGCGGCGGCCTCAGGCTCAGCGTCGTTCTCGATGGTGATAGCAGCGTTCATAGCGGCCTCATCAGCAGCGATAGAGCTCATAGCCTCGGCGATCTGCTCCTCGATCTTGGTGCAGTTCACGATGGCCAGACCCAGCTTCTCACGAACGAACTCGTTGATCTCCTCGACGGTGGTCTTGCCGTTGGGCAGCTCGATGCTCATGGTAGCGACCTTGGGAGTGGTGACAGAATTCTTTGCGAAAGTCACACCCATCTCATTGGCAGAAGCAGAACCGCTGACACCGATAGCGCAGACAGGCTCCTTCTCCTTGCCCTCGCCCTTGTACAGAACCAGAGCCTCGGGACGGAACTTCTTGACCTTCTTCAGGGTCTCGATGTCGTAAGCGGAAGTGACGAAAACGTTGTTGTACTTAACAGTTGCCTTCATAATATTGATCTCCTTTATAATAAAAAAATGTTATGTAAACGAGCCGGTTTGCTCGTTATACCGTTGTTGTTAGCAGCTCTTTCATATCGTCAAGAGCCTCGTCCCATGTGTCGGCCGACTGAATGAACTGGCCATTATCCGCCGACACGATTTCATAATGGCCGTCCACATACTTGATATGCATCCGTTTTCTCCTTTCGTTTGACAGTGTAAAGTGTGTTTGGATGGCGAAAAAATTAAAGCAGAGACTCGCAGCGGCATTCACTGGTTGACTCTACAGGTGCCCACCAATCATCATGCAGGTGCTCGATCAGGCGAAATTCTGGCTTGCTCCATGTGTACCCATCGCAGAGCTGCACTTGAAGACAATCGGTATCTTCTGTATACCCAACAACAATTCCCTCTTTACCCTCATTGGGATCATCAGGACCCACGGAGACTCAAGCCTTACGCGATCACCGATACAGAATTTTCTCTCGTCCATGTTACTCAGTCCTTTCTATCCATTTCTTTGACCTTGTCGACCGCATAATCGATCACGTCAGTGACATACTCAGTGGCGTTGTTGATGTTATCCTGCGTAAACATATCAGCGGCGAGCATCTTATAGCAGGTATCTTCAGAAGGAACCACACAAACCAGAACCGCGACAACAAAAGTTGCAATTGCAACCTTGATGCAGAGTTTTACTTCTTCGGCTACATCTTTGTCTTTAAAGCCATGATCGTCTGCATCGCTCATAGTACACATGAACATAATCGCTCCTCCGATCATAAGCACGGTTAGAATGACGATTAGTAGTGTTCTGACATTATCTACGATGCCAATCCAGTAGAACACCCAAGGGTTGATAATGGAGTTCATACGGCTGTTCCCTCCTCTTCTTTGAAATTCTCAACCCTCATAAGCTGTTTCGTTTTTTCTCGATTATTGTTTTGCGTAAAAGCCTTAAACTGGGCTGCATAATAGTCAACCGGAATACAAAACACGCCGCTATCGTTATGGATAATATACAAAAGCCAGTCCGCTCAATGTGAAGGTAATTAGAAAGATCGTTGAATAGCTTGATAGATTCCTCTGTGGGGAAATACAGATAAAAAGTATCAGGCCATCCATACATGTCGGAATCATTGCCCTCACAATCCAGAGCAATCACACCAGCCTCCCGGCATTTTTGGTTCATTTCTTTTGCTCTTGTCAAATCACTTTTATAAAGATAAATCATTTTGCGTTCCTTTTTTTGTGTGTTGATATTCGAACATGGTGCGGCCAGAGGGACTTGAACCCTCACCCGAAGACCAGATCCTAAATCTGGCGTGTCTGCCTATTCCACCATAGCCGCATATAAATTATGTACACCTGCACTCCCGATTCTCCAAGCAGGACAACTTCCATTCCGGACCACAATATCCGAAACATTAGGGCGCAACAAGGAAGTCGTGGCTATTTTATTGATCGTACTTTTACCACCATGTACCTATTGGTGCCGCAAAGCTGAGTCGAACAGCTACTGTGCTCACACCATTCATCCTTCACCCTATCCTTGTCATGACTAAGAATTCGCTGTAAAAGAATCATCGTGATTATTGCATTACCTCTTACGGCATATAAAATATTCAGGCCGGATCATTTTGCTGTTTAACCACTGTTTCGTATTCCCCGCTATCGTTTGTGAACTATCACCTTCGATTGCTTCATGGCACCTGAACTCCCCATTTTGTTAGAGACCTAATGGGCAAAGCTGTCTTGCCTTGCGGCATGGAGTGACTGACGGGGATTGAACCCGCAACCCTCGGAGTGGAAATCCGATACTCTGCCAATTGAGCTACAATCACACAATACCCGGCTTACAAAGCCTTGTTGCTTTCTATACGATATAGACCGAAGCATCGTATCAAAAGAGCCGGGAATAACAAGAATGAGGTAAAAGGTCCCTGCTGAATAACATACCAAAAAGACAGGAACCCTGGTGCGATTGGATGGACTTGAACCATCGACGCGCATTCAGCCTGCTGCTCTACCAACTGAGCTACAATCGCATAAGATACTCGGCTTACAAGGCCAATTGCACCCTTTCGAGCGAGCCGAGAATAATTGACAAGAGTTATTATGTTACCCTTTTCGGGGTGGTGCTACCGACCCGATTCCAACGGGTACGCAGTCTCCTGCAAAGGTTTTTAAGACCTCTGTGTCTGGCTTTCCACCACGGTAGCATATCAAAGCTGTCTGTCCAGCAGTCAACCGTCTTTCCGATTTGCCAAACCGTTTCACCCAATAAGCTCCTGACTCGATCGAGCCAGTGGTGTTTCGGATGGGACTTGAACCCACATGCTTGCGCAGAAGTTTTTGAGACTCCCCTGTCTGCCGATTCCAGCACCGAAACATATATGCTCGTCTTTCCGAGCCGCCACTGCTTGCGCAGGTCACTCCTCTACTTCAAACACCATGTAGTACATGTGATTATCTTCACCGTTATCGACCGCTGCTCCGATAACATACTCAGGATATGGGTCCAACTCGCATCCGCAAAAATCAGCGTAGGATTCAGTGTCAACTTTCACTGCATCTTCGTACCGAGCGGCCTCATCTTCAGGCATCCCATTGAGAAAGCACTGAAAACTAACAGCGGCAAAAGCAATCGCATCGTCTCTTGATTTGAATACTTTATCGATACTTACCGACTTGTAAACATCAGCTTTCTCGTTAGTGTAATCGCTTGCGACGATGTACATCTGAATCACTCCTTATCAAAGATATCGGTATACTTGGTATACAGCTTACCGTTATGGAAGTAGGTATTGTAATCGCACTGGGTGACATACCACCAGCGCTTCTGATGACCAGCCAACAGGAAATCGTGCAGATGATAGGTTTCCTTGTAGTGCTCGTCCACACGCTGCCGGAAGGTAAGCTCGTCGACTTCGTTAGAATACTCTACGTACTCAGCGATTTTATTGATTTCGTCCTCAGTCATATTGTCATCCACAACGAAAACCACACGAACAATTTCACCGCCAACACGATGAATCTTGTCCAGTTCGTCCATATGATGCAGATGATAAACAACCCGATCGAATCTTTCAAACGGGAAAAGCATGATGTCTGGATCATTCTTAACATCATAATAACTGGTGTGCAATTCAGTCTGACGACCAAGCTTTCTGCAAGTATCGAAAAAGTGTGCCCACCACTTCTGATGATGAGGCCACTGCCATAATGGATCACCGCCGCCTGATACGGACACCCAGTTGCAATCAGCGCAATCATTATAAAGGGCGCTCCATAATTCATCACGAGAAGAATACTCCCCTGTCGGCGTCATCTTGAGCTTGTTATTGCGGACGATACACTCAGGGCAGCTGTAGTGGCACCCGAAGTTCGTGATAATACTGAGATATTTGTCAGCCATTTTGATTTACTCCTTGTTAATGGTAAGCTGAATAGACCAATAATCTCTATCGTTTCCAGTGTAAATCAAAGAGTCCAAAACTTCCGAGTGCCGATCGCACTCGTGATAGATTTCTGGACCATGGCTCTGAAGCCATCCAGGCTTCACTCCGAACTCTTTAACGATTTCTCCTTCATCAATGACTGCGATGCTATCGGAAGCCTTATTTTTCGCTTCTTCGATCATCCATTCAACGATTTCTTTGATATTCAGATTTGCCATGATTCATACCTTCTTTCAAAATGTTACTAAAAGTGGTGCCGGTAGCAGGACTCGAACCCGCGCCTCTGTCTTATCTGGACCAAGGGGTATAAACCCAGTGCTCTAGCCGCTGAGCGATACCGGCATAAGAGAGGAGGATTTAACCATGTAATAAATCGATATGGTGCGGAGGGTGCGCAGTCCGACTTACCTCGTCATACCAATTACCACAACCGAAACCGGGCTCAACATCCCAATTTCTGGTGTCCATCCTCAAAGGCTGCCCTTTTCAAATTCACTCTCCGATACTCTGGGCACCGAGCATCTATGCCACTTTCGCAGGCAGTGCCAAATTCGCCTACTCATAATAGAGCCATGCACATCCACTGTGGCGGGTAGCTACTCCCGTTGCATCATGGATATTATTTTCGGTCAGAGCGTTATGGGTGTGTCAGAGGGGGAGTATGATCACCCACGGTGGAATTGCGCCACCCCAGCAGCTTTGTACTACACTACGCCGCTGCATCGAACCTAGCTGGAGCCCAACAGAATCGAACTGTTGTACGACCATCAGCTCCATATCAAAGCAGGATTATCGTACCTGCTCGGCATTTTCAGCCACGAGCGAAGAAAAAGGAAAAGTGAAAGAGAAAAACTTCGCTTTTTTTTGCACAGGGAGAAAGGATAAAGCCCTATGCTATGGTCCAAGTGACAGGTTACGATCCTGCTGCCTCATGCTCCCAAAGCACGCGCTCTGCCAATTGAGCTACACCTGGTTATATGCCGGTCTTTCCCGGCTGCCAGCCTCAAAGGCTAATGGAGGAAGTAGATAGCTTAGATAGCTGCCGCCACGATCTTTGCAGCCTCCTTAAACACTTTCATGTTCTTATCAGAATTCTGGAAGATATCAGGAGTAGACTTAGGCGGCTTATTGTGAGAACGTACATACGCTTTACGCATTCGGTCCATCTTTGCAGTGCCGATCGCGTCATAGATCTTTGCATAGGTAACCCAATACCCAAGCGTCTTATCGCCCAGCTTTTTTGCAATGGGCTCAACGATCGGAAGCGTGATACTCGGCTTGTAGTAATAATATTTCTTTTTCGGCTCTTCAACCGCAGGTGTTTCAGCCGCCGGTGTTTCAACCTCGACTGCGTGAGCCTCGGCCACAACGACCGGTGCGGGTTCTTCAGCAACAACCTCAGGAGCGGGTTCTACCCTATGGCGAGTAGGAATCATATCAGAAGGGATCATAGGCGGTTTCTTGGTGAGTGCCGACTTAATCCCCTTTCGGACCTCAGCGTCGTGCTTTTCGTTATCATACCGATCCTTCATGATCGACATAAAGATCGACTTCCACGTTTCGCTGTCCTCGATGATGTCCAAGCCGCTGAGGTTCTTGATGTCACCCATGTAGCCGACCCGCTCAACATACGCTTTGCGTTCGTCTTTGAAATACCAGCCATAGTTGCGGCCGATATAATCATAAGCCTGTTTCAGAACCGCATTCAGCGTCAGACCAGTCATGCGAGCGATGGAGTTGCCGAGCTTGTAGATCTCAGTACGCCATTCGCTGCGTCCTTTGTATGTAGTGGTGTGGGTTTCCTTTGCGGCGGCTGTAGCAGTTGTGGCGGTCTGCTCAGGCTGCTTCTGCGGCTGACTCATCGAGATAAGCTTTCGTTCCAGCTGCTTACAGACGAACAACACATTGTCGAGAGCATTGCGGTCCTGCTGGCGGGCGGCTTCGAGAGCGTCCATCTTGGAATGAATCTCCGTCAGCGCCTGAGTCATCTTGTCGAATCGCTCCTGCCGCTTGAGCTCAGTCTGATTGGCATTCAGCGATACGGTTTCACCACGCATCAGAGCGGCGATCACATCCCAGCAGAAATCAATGAAAGCATTCGCTTTGGGTTGAGTGCTGTAACGGCAGATCTCCATGACACCACGCATATTATATACGTAGGTCTGCTGTTTTCCACCAGGGGTAATCAAATTGATTAACCCTGAAAGCGGGTCAAGACGAGCCGCATTGCGCTTGTGAATCGTTCCAATCGAAATTGAAGGATTCTTATATCCCAACGCCGTGCCAATCTGCTCACGGGTCATATAGAAATCATCCTGAGCTCTGGTGTGATCGACAGCCGGATTCTCATAGACCTGAATCTCCATGTCACCGAACTGCTTGGTGGTGGCTACTTGCATTACTACATTCGCATTCATTTTTTACCTCATCCTTTTTGTTTGGTATTGTAAAGTGTGTTTCGCTTGAAACAAGTATTACACAAAAACGTATCGTTGTCAATTGGAAAATATTCACAAATGGCAGCATTACATTTTGTTTGTATTTGTCGCTCTTATCACAACCTTCATTATTATAATATAGGCGATTTGTGATCTAAATCTGTCTGAAGCTACTAGCTGGATGTGGTGATCTTTCATGAACCAGGGGTTGTGGCCCAAATGTGGTTGTTGGATGCGTCGGTTGAGGTGTTATAAGGCTCTTTCAACCCCCCTGATGACACCGTTTGGTGTGGCCAGCGATGTCTGGTACCTGCAGTCGTCGCGTCTTCCGCCTTCCTCGGGGGTGTCCCCTCGGTTTAACAATTCGTTCCGTTCGGCTTGGCCTGAACGTGCTATCGTGGTAAAACCAGATAACAATTCATCACAAATCTGTTCGTGAAATACGGGATTCCTCACATGGGAGGACCGGTTTTCAACATAGTTTTCAACTCGCTTTCTTATTCGATTATGTACTTTTGTTTCAAATTGAGATCTAAATATCTGTGGAGTCCTGTGCCTCACATGCGATCGCTGCAGCCGGCAGCGTTGATGAGCTGCGGATGAGCTGCGAGTGCAGTGCGGGATTTCTGAGTGACGCATCATCGCTGTATTTCTATTTGGGCTCTACCGTAAGTACCGTGAGTTCCTCCCTGTAGGGTCACCTGCTGAGCCCCCGGTCCTCCAGTGGCAGCCACGGGGGGGGGATCTCACTCTGGCAATTCGTTCCGTTCGGCTTGGCCTGAACGTGCAAACCTTTCGACTTGCTATTCATCTCAATCTGTTTCGCGGCGACTCTGCTTGCGCTATGCGGAATCGTCGAAGGGCATTGCGTTCATCTCATTCACCTCCTGATTCAAACCTTGCTGTTTTCTCTAATAGAATTACAAGGCAAAAACACCTAACACATCTCAGTAGAGTAATTTCATTACCGAACCATGATGTATGTTTAGAATACAGTCAAACTCTTTATGAATTCGGCTGAGAATCGATGCTGGCCTTATTCTGTCGAGCCGCTTGTACCTTTTTCATTCGCTCACGAAGTTCTGCACGCTGTTCATCGGTCAGTTCGCGAGGCGCTGTCGGCGTTCCGAATCGAACCAGCTTACGTGGCACCGAATACCACTTGCACAGGATCAACCCGTCTTTCGTGCGGTGGATCTTGGTGAGCTTGTACTCGTCAGGATGCTTCTCGCACATGGCATCAAGCTTGCGCCAGTAAACAGGATCGTTGGTGCACACATCGGCCGTCTTATCCAGAGCGCCAATGGTGATAATGGTCTCCTGCTCAGCCCGGGACATCGAAACGCCGCCATGCTCAGGAATGGCTTTCATTATGATTTCTTCCACGATTTATCGCTCCTTTCTTCTACTGCACTCACTCATACCACCACATCGTGACGACATTGACATAGGCGGTTTGATACTCGACACCGTTGATTTCAATCGTAACGACCTGGTTGCCGTAGTAGCAGGATTCATACTCTCCTTCAGTCAACAGCGTGCCATCAGGATTGTAGATCTTGGCATACTTGACCCGGTGAAGATTTTCGTCCGGCTCAGATTTTCCGCCGCATCCAGTCAGCATCAGTGCAGCAGCCAGTACAATTGCCATGAAAAACTTACGAAATCGCATTGAATTCTCCTTACTCGTCATCGTCCGTAGGGACATCGGTGCTGCCCCACATGACAACGTAATAATCGGCCTCATCGAGATCCGTCTTGAGGTGGCCGCTCAGTCGCCCGCTGTTATGGTCAACGTCGAAAACGAACTTATTACCGTAGATTTCGAACAGATGACCGTCCCGCTTGCGCTTATTGCGGCAGGTAATGTAGCTTACGCCATCGGTTCCCATCTCCAGTTTGACCCACCTGGACGGCACCCGAATCTGTAAAAACGACTTGCCGCCTTGCGAGATCATAAAGCAATCATACTGTTTGATCAGCTTGACCAGCTCGCTCGGTTTGAACTCGTGAACACCCATAGTCAGATTAGCCATTAAAATTTTCTCCTCTCGTTTTGAGCATCTTCGCCGCCAAGACTTCCTTCTACTTCTTTCCCGGAATGGTCTTCTCTCTCCTTACAAACTACTCTTATCCCTATAATCCCTTACTACATAACCATCAATTTTATTTTCGCGTCGCTTGTTAATTGGCGATTGCGTAATTGAGTTCGAGTTCGAAATAGGAATGAATTATTGTTGCAAGCGAAAGAATGAACCAGCGATTAAGTTTTCAACAATTTGAACAAGTGAGTTTTCAACAATTTTGTAGCATCACTCGTTCTTTAGTGACTTAATTCGGAATCTCAGCAACGACCTGAATCATCTTGATTGAAGTCGGAATGAAGATTCGTCCTTGCAGCATGTTCATAAAAGTAAGCGTCTGAAGCAGATCGAACCAGTGTGAACTCTGTTCAGCAGGTGCCGCATTCAAATCAGCGATCAGGCTCTCCACAACCTTATCGTCAAGGAAATCGAGCTGCGTACATGCTTCGCCGCGCTCATAGCTGGTTCCGATCTTAACTTTTGCATCGTATGTAATCTGTACTGACTTCATACTGTTACGCTCCTTTTTATTATACAACCATTTGGGGTTTTGCTCAACAACTAACAGGCGTTGATTAGTCGCCATTTGCGGACTGTTCGTCAACGATCTCAACGCTCTCGATGGAGTTTGGCACGTACATGCGCTTTCTGAATCGCTCCATGGTCTCAAGCGCCGCCTCAAGGTGAATTATCACAATATGCTGCTCTTTTGATCGCTTCTTATACTCTGTATCAATGGCAGCACGCAGCGTATCGACCACATCATTCGGCACAGATTCGAACTGGTAAGTAGCCTTCTTATAATCGAGCCGCGTGCTTGTTGCGATTGCCGCACGATATGTTACTTTGATCGTATACAAATTAACACTCCTCTTATTGCGCCGCTCGTTCACACAGAATCGCGGCCGCTTCTTTCAAAATACAGACACCGGTTGCACAACTTGCTGTATTGATTCCATGCCGGCGATACAGGTTCCAGAGTCCGCTATATGTAGGAATTGCATCGGACCCGAGACGACGAAATCCAGCCGCATTGTCCCAGGCTGACATCGGTGTGTTATTGAACAGGCGATCATTTTTGAATTTCGAAATCAAATAGTCAAGCTCGAACGGGATGTACGGTTTGACTGCATCCAGACCGCCCAGATAATCGATGTAGCGAGTGTAGCGCTCACGAAAACCGAGTTCTTTGCCAGTGGCCTTATCGATGTTGCATTGATGGATTCCTGTTGCTTCACTGATGGTCATCGCTGCGTTACCTCCTTACTTGTTATTCTTCGAGTGTGATATCATCGTGACCAGCGTCTTCAAGCGGTTCATCTGTTGCCAGCGCAATGATTTCGTCAATGTTGTTTTCGATCAGATACTTCCAATCTTCCAGACGCTGATTGACGATCTCCGTCGCCTGAATAATGACCGCATCCGGCGTGATACGCTCACAGTTGCATTTCAGAGCCAGGATCAAGTCATCGAATGTGACAGGATCAAGAATCGTATCGCTGGGAATCATGTCCTTACCGAGTTTCCAGTCAGACATCTTACGGGTCTCCTTTCTGCGCCAACGGAACTTATACCTGTGGCGTATTACCACTCATAACGCAGGTATCATTGAATACATCGAATCCGTGCTTATCAATAATACTAAGTAATGCAGCAGTATAATCAGTGCCAAAATTTTCAACCAGACTCATATCAATGTCTTCTGCTAGATAGTTTTTCTTTGATGTGAACAGCCATTTTCCCTTACTGTTCCAGAGAATATGGTTATTTAATGTCCAACTGCATTTTTGACACATATCAGAATCTCCTGAACTGTACGAACTTACCATCGGCGTAGCAAGGAGAGTAACACTGAATTCTTGTACCGTATCGCTCAAGGAATGCGTTTACAAAAACAGGTTCGCCCTGAAGAATTACAGCTTCCGGTTTCATGGTCATAACTGTATCAGCCGTATCCCATGCGAGAACTCTGACTCGGACAGAGGAATCAGTCGGCACGATAGTAGGTAGCGCACAATCATGAAGAGTGCCATCTGTACACAGCTTGCGAGCTGCATCGAGCTGGGCATTGGACCACTGGGCGATAGAAAGTTCAGTCATGTTGAGAACCATTACTACGTTTGCCCCCTTATTCTTTTACTGATAGTTCTTTTGCCATGATTCTTTCGCGCATCTCGGCTCCAGTTGAGGAAATGTAATCGCGAGTAAGAACCCATACATCTTCTTCGCCGCAGATTTCGGTAGGCTCTTTGAATAAGCGAATGGATTCATCTGGCGTTTTCCCACCAAAGAACTTCTTTTTGGCCGTATCTACGATACACGGGTCTTTATAGAAATCACGCCACCATTTTTCCTGACTTTTAAGATATTCAAGTGCTCGTTCTTCAGTAGCGAAAAGGTCGTAATGGAAGTTATCGTCGTGAATCGTTTCGTCGCGGGCTTCGTGAGACATGAAAATTCCCCAGACAAACATACTGTGTTCTCCTTTCATTCCATCTCGATTGTGACACTGTTATATTCAGGTGTTCGATACATCACATTAGCTTCCCACATCTTGGCACAATCATAGCTGGCGAATGCACGATGGACCACCTTGAGTGGGATTTTGCCATTGTTGTCGGCGTAGAATGTAATCTTATAACGCTGGAGTCGATAGCCAGCGTCTGCATAATCGCCCATATTCGGCGGCCTCCTCGTAATGCTTATTTCACTTCTCTCGATTCGATCTGAACAATACGCTCAATCTCATCATCATACCAGTTTTTCCAACGATAACGAAGATTGCGTCCATTGGCATCGAACACGACGTCATAACACTCCGGGTCTGCACTCACCGATTTTGCCATTTCGGTCAACATTTTCATAGCACACTCGAGACTGCTATAGACATCCCCATTGTAATGACTGAACATCACCCACGACTGTTCCTTAACTCGCTTGGAATAGAAATTATCTAAGATATGTACCGTCATTGTTACAACTTCCCCCTTTTTACCCGCTGCGTTCTCCGTGGATTATACATAGCGACGCTCATACCATATAGAAGTAAGAATGCTTGATTTCTGGGGTATATTTGTCCTGAGCGACACACTCCAGCCCAATGATATGTTTGTTATTCTGTAGGAGCGCCTTCTGACCTGGCGACAAAGTACAATCAAGCAGTACCCGCATTGCCGACTGACCACCCTTCAAGATAACATTCTGATACTCGATCACATGGTCTTTGATTCTTGGCGGGATGGATTCAATCAGTTTCGCGGTGTTCATGTTGATTTCCTCTTTTCTTTTTGCGTGTGTATGCTATCGCGTTTACTACGCATGCAGTGGATGTGGTTACGTCTGCCTCGGTACCACCAGTCGCCCGACATTCACGGTAAATCCAGAAGATAGCTAATCTTCTATGTACGTACACCACGGCGATATATAAATCGTCATGGATTTTTGCTCATTAGCTGAGCGTATCTATTCATTTCAAAAAAGTATATCAGCCGGGTGTTAGAAGACTTTGTATCGCCACTCAATGAACTGCATTTCCATGGAGACAGACGCGACCCTGCACCAATTATCGTTTCTCATCTCGACTATAAACCCTCCTTTCATTTAGTTTCGCTCACTTCAAGTAACACCCTCTAGTTTACTTTTCTCATTGATTTATCTGCGTGGCCTTTGCATCAAAATCAAATCAAATTTCACTAGAGCGGTGGAGCGCCCTTCTGTTTACGCTGCTGCGTTCTGGGCTTGGGACCAATACAGGCTCTGCAGAACCCGTAGCCGCATTAGACTGAGCGACTATTGCCGCCCAGTCCCCTCTGCGATTACTTACGTTTAAACTTTGCTTGGGTACGCTTTATTCATTATCAGCCCAATCGAAATAAACATCATAGAGTATATCATCTATGACATCTTCGATTGACCGATTGGAAATCATTGTATGTAGGTTATTTTTACCAGCGGCGCGCCGCTTATGTGCGCCGCCTGTGCAGCCGGATTATTTCTCTGCCACGCTCGATTGTGCGCCACTTACTTTTGCAGCGCCGACCTGCTTCGGGGTTGGCACCTTGAACCGAACCATAATGGTGGCGGGACGGGCATCTGGAATCTGATTGGTGCGGGCCTTATAAAGCTCTCGGTCTTTCATCTTCTTCACCAACTCCCGCGTGGCTTCCTTGGACAGCGGCTCGACCAGGGGCTTCTCTTCCACCTTGGTGATGGTGGCATCGAAATTCGCAACACGGAAACATCCCTGCTTGTGAGTCTGAAGACGCGGAATTTCAACTGGCTCCAGGTAATCCATATTCAGATTCAACCTGCACACTTCTTTCTCAGTGAACAGTTCATCTGCGATATAGATTGACCACTTCTCTTCGCGGTCCCGCCTCTTTCCCATATACATGGGCTTGTTGTTGGCTTCCTTTTTGGTACGATAGTACAGCATTTTTATTACCTCTTTCACTTTTTTGCGTTTATGTATTACTGCGTGCCGCTTAGACGACCACAGCAATCAACAGAGTCAGGGCGATCGAGATGAGGAAAAAATCGCGAATCGTTTCCGTCATTTTGATCGGATCTACGGTATCAAACCAGCGTGCCAGGGTGTCGATCACCTGATTGTAGCGGCGGAAACACCCCAGATAATACAAGCCGGTTCCGATTTGCTGGAGTGCGCCAACCAGAAACAACATGGCGGCGAACACCCAGACGATAGGATGCTCAAACAATCAAATCACCCTCCTTTACTGTGAATGGCAGAGTCAGAATGTGAAACTGCAATTCGATTTGAACACGCGGCCGGAGTCTGCTATAGGGCAGGAAGTACGGATCAGCCAATTCGATGCGGCGCTTATGACGGCGCTCTTGGGACTGCATCCAGCTGGAATCCGTGTCACTAAGGTATGTTGCGAACATAATTCATATTGCTCCTTTCTTACTACGTTTTTGTGCTGCGCTGCGGCGCTTATACCCTTGTAAATTCGTCCAGATAATAACGAGAGCCATGCATAATGAAGTACGCATGGCCCTTGTTCGTCTGATAGATTTTGTGGCGGCCAGCCTGCTTGCGACGCTCGCCATTGTTGATTGCGACTTCAACACACGCCTCTTCAATCGCTGTGATCTCAAGCCCGCCCCAGTTGTTGAGCGGATACACGGCGATCGCGTGTTTCTCTGGGGGAAAAACGTCTCTCATAATTCAACCTCGCTTTCTTGCTGAATAGAGATTTTGTCAGCGGAATCATATCAGGACTTTCAAACACGATAAATCCACCCAGATTATTGATAGATGCAACCAGCAGACCATATTTTTCAATGATGAGCCAGTTCAGGCTATTCGGATTATACGGTCGGAATGGTTTCGCATCAGGAAATCCAGCTCTCGCATCACTGAAAAACTGTGGGGTCAACTCTTTCGTATCCAAATTTACGACACGAATCGGCGTGAGGGTTCCGCTTTCCGGGTCTAGCACAACGGCGCACAATCTGTCATGCATCTGATAGATCTCTGACAAAATCATTAGAAAGTGTCCTCCCCTTCAGTTTCGCCAATGCTTACCAAAGTTTCTTTCATGCCGACACTGGGAATTACCCTGACGATTTTTGCCCCACGGATTCGCCCGACTTCCAACTCATATTTGAGCAGCTCGAGCGTAGAACTGGCTGCGGCCAGAATCGGAAATCGCAACACCTGTTCGTCGCCCGTCAAATGGGTGACGCGAACTTGATACAGCTGCACTGGTTGTGGACGTTTTGCCGCTTTGAGCTTCTGTACATCGCCTTCTTTCAGATTCAGAGCAAAGAGAACAGCGGTTTCAGTGCCTGGATTCGAGCTGGCGATATAGTTTTCTTTTTTGTCGAGGTTGTCAATGACATTCTGAATTTCTTTGATAATCTGGGCAAGCGCATGTGCTGCGTCAAAATTCTCACACTTAGTTGCAAACTTATACGTCTCGAACGCACCATCACGAGCGAATTCAAAAACTTGTTTCACAGTCAGCATTCGATTTCATTTCCTCTCTTGTGGAGCGGCGCTCTTACAGCTTGCCACTCAAAATGCCCATCACGGGAACACGCTGACCTTCGCTCTGTTCGTACACATGGGCTTCGGTTACGTTGCCATTGTGAACTTCACGCTTGGCGACCTCAAAGCTCTTCTCAGCCTCGGCGTAACTCTTGCAGGGGTATTCCATTTCGCCCATGATAGGATTATTCCACTTGACAACGATGACGTAGGGAGCTTCTTTGACGGCCTGTTTCATACGCTGGGCCCCGGTCTGCGGCGCTTTGGGAGACTGCTGCGGCTTGACCTGCTCTTTGACCAGATTCTTCAGCTCTGCAATCACATCGGCATTCAGACGCCGCTTTGCTTCTTCGGCGCGAATCATCTCGGCGATTGCATTCACATCCGCCTTTGCTTCATCAGCCAGCTTACGAGCCAGGCTTTCAGCGCGGTGACCTGCATACTGAGTGGCAATCTTGTCATAGCACCACCACTTGTCGACGGCGGCGGCGCGGGCGTATCTGAGTAGTTTCATGTTATCCATTTTGTTTTACCTCTCTTTTTGTTTTATCAATTGGCAGCAAATGCCGCCAGATCATCATATTCAATCTTTCTCAGCAGTGCAGTCGCACCACAGAATATCTTCGATGATGTCATCGTCGATATCATCGGGAGTACCATTGCAATTCATAATGATGGTCAAGTTTTGATCCACAGGCGGCACTTCACTGCCCAGTTCGTAGGCATAACACCAGGTATCACCGTTTTCGTCCTCAATTGTACAGTACAACAGTGTGCTTTCGTTGTCGTTCAAGTCAAGACCGGTAATCACATCATATCGAGTGGCCATACCAGTCAGGATGTAATGACCATTCAGACCAGGCTTGTAACCATCGATGCTTGCAGTGGCGGCGCTTGCAGTGGGAACAGGCAGAGCAAAGATTGCGGCCATCAGAAAGACAGCGACAACTGTCACTGCCATGGACTTCAGCGATTTCATAATGGATTTCATAACGATATACCTCTTTCTTTTTTGTGGTTTAGATTCGAACAGCGACGCTTAGTGATGGCGTGCTGCCCGGAGAAAATCATGCCAGATAGACTGCGCTACGATTGCCAGAGCGACACCAACGATGATGCCGCAAGCGAAAATGAATTCAGTGCTAAAGTAATCCATATTGCTAAGCTCCTTTCAATTAGCACCACGTCGGAGTGGCGCACCGCTCACATGCAAGCTGAGATTCGAACCAACGTTCACATGCTTCACGATCCTTCAGGGGAAAGCGGTCAACGACAGTGCCGTCCTCTGCATGGATTTCGATGCCAATGTGACCATCAGTATCGAGAAGGTACTGCTCTGCATACCAATCGCCGATATTTGCCATAATGAATTCTCCTTTTTGTTTTTATTTTTTTTGGTTACGGTTACGTCCGCCCTGGTACCGTAAATCGCCCAGCATTCTGAACAAGGAAAAGAGGTAAAAAGAAAACGCCAGCACTTGCATCTTGCGATTGCATTTGCTGACGTTGGGGTTGGTTATTAAATTAGGGCGGTTTTATGTCATGCCCCGGGACGTGAAGCATCAAAGCTCTTCGATTATGAACTTTACATACGGAAGGGCAGGATTTTTTGCCTGTGTTTCACGTAGTAACGGTTCGATAATATTCCGATACTTTTCTGCTTGCTCTCGTGATTCAAATTCTTTCTGATACAGAATATTTGTTTTACCTGTATACGTTGAAAGTTCTTTGAGCACGAATTTATTTTCAGCCATAAATCTACCACCTTTCGCTGAAATGGGATGAGACTAACCATAGTGTAATGGATAGTGGTGGTAAATTCAAGACGAAAATCACTTGCGTTTGGTAACTTTGTGGCATTTTTCTGGGAACTGAGGCATCGGAGGACGGCGGTCACTATTGTCGAAATAATGGTCACGAATTCCAGAGCCTTCGATAAAGTTTGACTTCTCAACAGAGAATGAACCGTAAGCAACCATATTCAGAATCTGATATTCATACGGCTGTTCTGCACGACGCTCACGCTCACGAACGCCTTCTTTGTGAGCACGCTTGACTGCGCCTTTACCCTTTCGGATAACAGATTCGCTATTCGTCTGTAGATGTGCGTAAATCCGATGCTCTTTCATTTCAGATTCGGACTTAGCTTTACGAGGAGCGCGCCATTTACGCAAAGTAATCTCTTTTGCTGTCTGTGCAAGCACGATAAAACAACAGAGATCACTACGCATTTCGGTTTGCCATTCGGGTTTTGCCCCATGATGAACAGATGTGTCACACCAGGTCAAACCCTGAACCACATTCATAGCCGGGTCGTAGTTCTGGCTTGCTACGAAAACGATGTTGCCCATCATTCCGTAAACACCATTCACAAAAGGCTTGAGCATTGCTTCCATCACATTACCATACACATTGTACTGTGCTTTTGCAATACGCTTCGGAAACAATTTCATGTTCGGTGCGCAATCGCCCACTTTTTGAGCGACAAAATCAACACTTTTCATTCGCAAAATTACCTCTCTTCTTTCAGAATCTTAGTTTAAAGCCCCCGCGCCACGTCAAGGCGTTCTGAATTTGCGGGAGTGAGCGGGCATTTTCGGTTGCCATACCTATCTCTCATACATGCAAGGCTACGCTCATAAACTTGCATGTAATCAGGGCCATTTATCATATTTTGCACTTGCCTTTTCAGCCCTTTGGTAGTGCAGGACTTAGGTGGAATGCTATGGTTTGTCCCTGCGTATACCCGCATATAATGGTATTACCCATTATTTCATAGCATTGTGCGGACACAAGCAGTTTAACGTCATGCTCAGGACACTAGCTATTATTTTTGATTTCATACCCGGCGAGGCTCCTTTCTTACTGCTGCGCTTCTTTTACACCGTTGAATGCACGACATACAAGGCGGTTACCCTTGTAGAGCATAACGGTGCGTTTGTTTTTAACGCGGCGCTCGAAAAAATCGAACGCAACATCTTCTCCGTGGAAACTTCCGACCCACGCCGGCTCGTAGTCGTATAAAACGACCACAGTGAAATTTCGGTTGCTAGGGGTTACGCATGGGCCGATTGCATCAACATATTGCTGGCTTGCTTCTGCCGGGCGATACCATGGGACAATAGGCTTGTCTGCACGAGTGATACCGCCGACTTTAGGTTTTCGCTCATAGTCAGAGTTTTTGAAAGCATCACGAGCCTGTTTATTGGCCCATGCACGTTTTCTTGCCAACTCTTCTTTTCGGCTCTTACCTTGGCTTCTTCGGGAGAGAGCATCCAGTCGGGGAGCTCACCATACAGCACTTCCTTGGTTTCTGCATTGAGAACAGCGCTCACTAATTGGGTCTGCCCACATGCTTGGAATGCCGTCTTGATGTCAGTAGTGTCCAGAGTTCCGACCTCATCAAATACGATAGTAAACAGCATAAGTAATGACCTCTTTCTCTTTTCTCGCTTGACTCAAAAGGGCTTGCGCCCATGGTAGTGGGATACTTTCTGCCCCGTGCCCACTAACCTCACGGTATATTGATTGCGTTAGAAGTCGATGCGGCTGACCTCGGTGTAGTCTGAGGAACGAGACGGTTTGAAAGCGGGGTTGGTATACACCACTTCTCCCGTCTCTCCCTTACACACGCACTCCACCTGCATCTTTTCCAGCATCTGGAACATGGTGGTATCATCAACGTTCTCGAGTATGACACCACCAACCATGTGAATGATATAACTTGCCATAGTGAACCTCTTTTCTTGACTTTGACGGTTGAATAATGCGCCACATTGACGCTCACACATTGCGTGTTGCAACGCTTGCTTGTGTGACCGGGCGAGGATATACCCCGCCCACGCACTAGGCCTAACACCTTGCCTTTACAGGCCCTGCCTAGTCAGGTTGCAAACTTATTCGCCAATAGCGGCTTTGAGTTTGCCGATGATGGATGCTTTCTCGATATCGGTTGCATGAGACTGCTCTACCAATGCGATAGCTTCTGCAATGAGGGCAGTAGCGTCAGACAGCTTCTTTTCAGCGTCTGCCTGTGCCTGTTCGGCCTTTTTCTTGTCGGCTTCGGCCTTGTCGGCCTTGTCGTTGGCTTCCTCTACCTTGCTCTTGTTGCTGTTGCGGGTCTGGGTAGACTTCTCCCGCTTTGCCTTGTTGGCGGCTTCGTCAGCGGCTTTACGGTCATCCTCAGACAGTCGGACATAGGGTTTGCCATCAAGCAAACGTGCGGTCTCGAGAATCAGATACTTCGTGAAGATTTTCTTGAGTTTCTCGGAATCCTCGACACCGTTAGCATCACGGCGAGAATAACCAATCAGGTCACCGATAATACCGACTTCAACGTTGTCCATTGCGACAAAGGGACGGGGGGCATCGCCCTCTTTCTTGCCCGGCTTGCTACCAAACAGGATAAACCAGTCTTTGGCGGCAGTGCGGGCACCCTTTGCGTATGCGGCAATGATAGCCTTGTTGTCCTCGGTGTCCTCGTCGATACCAGCGTTTTCCCGTGCCATAAACCATGCGGCGAACGCTTTATAAACGTTCCATGCAGTGTCCTTGCACTTCTCAGGGGTCAGCGCAGTCTCGCCACACTCAGCGAACAGTTTAACCGTCATCTGAGTAGACTTGTCGCCACCATCAGCGATACGACGTGCCACATTTGCCATTGCGAACTCGGTAATGTTACTCATAATATTCCTCTTTTCTTGTTGTTGCGTTTTGTGTACTACCTGTACACAGTCCTATACAGGAACGTTTCCGCCCCTGTACAGGGTCTATACAGGTAGGTTTGGGCTTGCGCTCAACCTAACCTTGCAACAACCAGAAGTGTGAAGAAACACTTCTAGCTTAATTACCGTCAAGCAATTTTGCATATTTTAGAATTTCCTCGGCACGTTTCGCAAAAGATTTGGGACAAAGCCCGGCACGAATGCTACTTTGTGCGTGAGTACTTTTCAATTGTCAAGGTGCCAACAAACCACGCAATTTCTCCCGCTCACTCGGGAATTATGGCCCGTGTACTTGGCCCATCGTGATTGTACTTGCCCGGTTAAGGGTGTGCCCGTTTGGGGCACGGCCGTTGCCCGTTCCGTCCGTCCTGTTGACTTCTCGGTGGGCCGTGTTCCGTGTTCCCTTGGAGTGACTACATAATACACCCCATAAAATATTTTTGCAAACAATAATCCATGGTCGATTCTCCCTTTATATATAAAAAGGTATAATCAAAAAACAACGATAAATAAACGGTTCGCAAATACTCGAATACTACCTAATAACGGAAGGTAGCATTCACCGAAAACCCGCATGATTCCTAGACTTTTCAGGCCATACCGGGGGGATGTTAAAAATTGGAAAGGGGGTCGAGTTTGGGTCGTGCGTACCAGTTATTCCATCTCCCCAGCCCGTACCAAATCACCCGGTTTTCGCACCTCACCTGCCCCTCACTCGCCTCCTCCACGCAACAATCATCCATCCGAATTTGCTCCCAATTCGCAGTCACCAGCACCCAAAATCACCTGTTGATCGCCCCATAGTCACCAATCACCTCCCCTATCTGCGCACCCGTAAAACACCCATATTTAACCCCCGATTTCGTCTCCGGTAAACAACGTATTATCGTTATAAAACGCTCCATGCCGAACGTGATTTTCACCCCAATCTTCACGCAGTTGTGCCTCGATCGCCACATAATAGCGTCCCAAAAGCGCCGTAGAAACGCTTAAAATGCATTATTTTTGCTCATTTTTGCTTAATTTTAACAATTTTCTGCTATTTTTACTATATTTTATTTACTTTTACAACAGATTATTTTATTCCGGTATTTTGCACAAAACTATTGCTTTTACAGCGCCATGGGTGTATAATAAGGTATAAAGAAAAAGCCCGCAGTTCTCTCCACAGCTGCGAGCTTATATTTTCAGTAGTCAATCACACTTTACAATATCATTATAAAAGGAGGATAACCCGTTAATGAAGTTTTATGACACCTCCGCGCTTCTTGATTTGGGAGCTGCTGCTTTCGAACCTGCCAGTGCAACCGCTTCTGGTGCAACAGAGCCGTTTCTGATTGCCGATATGACGCTGCACGAGCTGGAAGAGATCAAGACAAGCGGCAAGAAGAGCGAAGAGATCCGCTATAAGGCCCGTACTGTAACCCGCCTGCTGGCCGAGCATCACGACGACAACACCTTTATGGTAGTGGCAGTCCCCATGTCTTCCCTGTTCTATATCCTGGATGGCAAACCGATCAGCGATAACAACGACGCGACGATCATGGCAACCGCCCGCTGGTATCTGGACGAGATGAAGCGCAATCTGAATGACGCGATTGAAGCCGGACTCCCGGAAGCACAGCGACAGATCCAGGCCAACATTGATTCTTTCAGGTTCGTCACCAGCGACCTAAGTTGCGCCAATATCGCCAGCGGCATTCTTGATCTGCCGATCGAGTTCTGCTATCCCGATGCAGCAGCAAGCGCCAATAATAACTACACTGGCTAGACTGAAGTCACTCTTGATGAAGGCGGCGAGGAAGCCATGGCGATGGCATATCAAACCCACGATGAAGGCTATACATATCAGAATCTGTTTGACACTCCAGTGAATGGCTATCTGATTGTTCGTGATCCAGACACAGTAGACGATGATATGCCGGCAGGCAATGCGGTAGGCTGGCTACGATGGAATGGCAAGAAATATGTACCGCTCAAATACAAAAAGATCAGTAATCGCTTCACTGGCGACGTAAAACCGCTCAATGACCAACAGAAGCTCGCATTTGATATGCTGCAGAACGATGATATTACCGTTAAGATGCTGGCTGGCACATTCGGCAGCGGCAAGACAATGCTTATGGTGTCCTCTGCTATTGATATGATCGAGAAACACAAAGTTGAGAAGCTGATCTGGATTCGCAATAACATCGAAGTCAAGAATACCAAGGAGCTGGGCGCACTGCCTGGCACTCTACTAGAGAAGCTCGGCGCTGCTTCTTTTGCTGGCCCTCTGGCTGATCACTTGGGCGGCGAGGCTGGTTTGGAATACTGGATCAATAATGGGCAGGTAGAAGTAGCTCACCTTGGATTTATTCGTGGCCGCGACTACAAGAACGCAATTATTATGGTTTCAGAGGCTGAGAATCTAACCAAAGAGCATGTACAGCTGCTACTCGGCCGTGTTGGTGAAGGATCTATGCTGTGGCTTGATGGCGATCTGAAGCAGACTGACGAGGCCGTGTTTGAAAATAACAGCGGTATGCGTAAGGCAATTCAGTGTCTGGCTGGCAACCAGCACTTTGGATATGTCTACCTGAACAAGACAGAACGCAGCGAGACCGCACAACTGGCTGACCTGTTAGACTAAGGGGGCACAGCAGAATGATAGAAGTAAGAATAGACGGATTACGACCAATGGATTACATCTCTCCTACTGGCGACTGGAACTATGAAGCGATTGACGGTTTAGCGAAAGAGTTGTGTGACCGACTTCGAGAAGTTGAGACAGAACAGATACTGGAGGAATTCAAAAAATATATAGAAAACCAACATTCTGACAATATGGTTATATTAAACCAATTGCAAGCTCAATTGAATAATATAGCTACACACCGATATCTGATTACACCATTTAACAGAGGCATAGTAGCATGGGACAGATGAGCAAAGCTAGTGAAGAAATATTTTATACAACCAATGAGTATCTGACCTATAAGATGTCTCGATATTTTGACACTTATGTTCTGTTGCTTGGTTTAAAAGACAACTCAGGATTCTTCATGGATTTTGTCGGTGGAGCAGGAGTCCATTATCATCTATATAAGCAGACGGGACCTGCTGTATTTGCATTTATCGATGATAATTATAAGGTACTTCGTGGAGACGACGCAGAATGGATTACTAATCTTGCTTTGAAAATATGCCAACAATATGACGAACAGCTGTTCAACGAACAATGTGTCTGTGAGACTTTGCTATAACAGGAGAAGAAATCATGCGCGTTTTATTCGTAAGGCCATCGATCTATGACACAGTATGCGACTGGTATGAACGCATGGATACTGTGCAAAAGCATCGCAAGGAGACCGCAATCTGTAAATCACCCGAAGATTTTTGGGATATATTCAATAAAGATAAATTCGGTGCACAATATACGACATTCTATTTTGACGATAGGTTGGCGCTGACCGATACTTTTGAATTTTTCAAAGAGATCGCGCGGTTGTATGGTGAAGAGGATGCGAAATATATTTCAGAAAATAAAATGCGGCGGATCACCATGAACTATTTAATGAACAACAATCAGTTTGACTTGTTCCAGCAGTTCTCCATCACACCCGAATGTCTGGACGATGTAATCCATGATGCTCTGGCTGATCAACAGTGTGAATGTGTGTGCAGACCGCTATTGTAAAGGAGAGGCAAAATATGGAAAGAATACTAACGCCACGAGGCGGTGGACGTACATATGCGATATGCGAATACGCTGTCAAGAACAATTGCAATATCTTGGTGCCGATGGGCGGGACGGCTATATTATGTGCACAGGACTATATCAAGGAAATCGCAAAGAATCTTGATATTCAATATTAGGGGTATAGGGTTGATCATCAATGCCTTATAGTAGATTTACAAAGCAGAGCTCGCGGAGAATACAGTATTCACGTGATAACAACTACTTGTCCTCCCGATAATTATCGTGGATTGCACTTAGAGGATAAGCCACTTGTTGTTGATGATATTGACCGATGCTTTAAGTTCATGTGCTTCCCGAATGTGCGAATTGATGCCTGTTCTCTGATGACATATGATCCGAGCGAGGTTGCGTTTACACCGCCAACTGCACCTCAAGAAGTGCAGCGGGATGAATGCGTGTGTGACAGCTTGGTATAACAGAGGTGCCAACAATGGATAAATTTGATACGCTACATGATGATCGCACGCTGCGATGGTGTAAGTACAGATATCCCGATGATATCAACAGTGGCGAGTTTACTTTTGACTGGGCGAAAGATGGATTCACATGGACTCTGCCAAGCGATAAACCACTGCGAACCACAAACGAAATCGTATCTTACATTGACGCAAATGGTAACCAGCGTGAAGTTCAAGCGGAAGTAAAATACTATGGAATGGGACACGACACGCTGTGGACGATTGCAATTCCTAATGTTGTCGAGGCAGAGAATGAGTGTGTCTGTGAATCACTATTATGAGGCACGATATGAACAATCAATTATTGATACCCGATGATAAGATATACATATATCCATCTGATTGGAAGCAGCCTGTACGAATTCAATTTGAAAGTGGATCGACCATAGACACTGTAAATTATGGCAATTCACATCACACTATTCAATTTGACAAATGGGTTGATTATGACACCATAGTTACTGATGAAACTTTACAAAAGTTTATCAAAGACTATGTATCGAAAAATCTTCCAAAAAAAGAATACAGTGTATCTATTCACAATGAGTGTTACTGTGAGAGTCTATTATGAAAAAATATATCAGTGAAGAAGTACAACAACAAGCAGCCCTACAATTACATATCGAAATTGAAAATGGTTGTAAAATAAAATTTGATAATTTCAGATTTCAAATAGACGAAGACGATATGACGGTTTGCCGCTATGGAGAACCAGATGAAACGTTTGTAGTTAAAAGGAAAGTAAGACTTTTCTTATTAAATAACGGATTTGAATTCGAAATTGCTGGGCCTTATGCTGAACAGATGTACAGACGATATCTTAAACTGATAAATGGAGATATCAATACAAATAGTGAATATTATTGTGAAAGTCTATTGTAAAGAAGGTGAAAATATTGGATGAACAAGAGCTAACTGTAAGAGTTGAAGAAATAGATAATCATTTATTTTCTATGCACGATACAGTGAACCATGCGATTATTAAAGTCGATGAAGCAAATACTCTGTCGCATTTTGCAGTAGAACGTATAGATACTATAAGAGCAACAACAATTTCGTATCAAACTGCGATTGATCAATTACAAACTCGGATCGCAGAACTTGAACATAAAATAGATTTACTGACAGGGCCATGTATTTGTGAGCCGCTGATATAAGGAGGAACTATATGAAAGAAAACGACTTTTCAAAACAGGATATTTATAATATTGGATTTGCCGTAGCTGATGCTGTGCGCGATTATGATGTAACTTACGAGGATATCCTTGACGCGATTCAGGTATATGCAGAATAGCAGGAACTGATCGGCAATGCATCGCTTTATGATACGTTGTGGATGGAAGACGGCACGCCTATGTCCCCTTCTTTGACACGATATTTATTCCACGAGATGTACTGCCCAGATGATTATGGTTATGATGAGGAGGACGGCGACGATGAGTGATCGCAAGCGTGATAAGGTGTCTAAGAGCAGCTATATGCGTAACGCCCGCAAACAGCGTATGATTGAGAATCAGTTTTTGCAGGAAGTTGAGAAGGCTCAGGAAAGCGGCGAACGCCAGCGGCAATCAGAGCGGCGGAAGCGGCGCACAATGTGGGACGACGACGAGGACTAAGGAGGTACACAATAGTATGGACAAAGAGCCTAAGAAGCCGGGCGGAGAGAACGATACAGAGCGAGACGATATTCAGGAGATCCGCGTTAACTCTATTCCGCTGATGGTACTTATCGCCGGTGTTTTAAGTTCCGTTGACTTTGTTGATTGGATGTTTACTATCGCAGAAATGCTTGTTGTATTTGTGCTTACATATCAGATCCTAGGGCGTATGCTTTTTACTGCCCTGGTGGTTACGCCCATTTTGGTTGTGTTTATCAGTAAGTGTCTGGCGGCCTACGATGAGATCATGTATGGCGACGATGATATGGGCGGCGATGGCGAAAATGACGGCGATGACCACTTTAATGACCACTGGAATAATTTGATTCATTGAGGAGTGATATTATTTGTTTAGTCCACCATTATATAGCGTACTAAAATTTAACTTGAATTATATCGTTTCTCATAACTATAATTTTAAACTGACACCAGAAGAGATGGAGCAGTATGAGGTCTTACAGGGCGACGATATGTTGTTCAGACAAATTCGGCTCATTTCCGACGACTAGAATAAATTCCAGCGCTTTATTATCTTTGTTGATGCAACAGGTGGCCAGAACCACCCTGATGCTATTGATCATTTAGTAGAGCATGGATTCAAATTTAATGGCCAGAAATATCTGTTCTGTGAACGTAGTGCAAGTATGGTCCGTCAGAGCATGTTAAGTTTTGTTGAGCGACATATCTACCCTGAACTTGACCGCCGCGTAAGCATGGAACTGGATTTTTCTGAGACACCCACCGTCCTGAGCAAGTATTATGCTTATCGTGGTTTGATGCTGAGTAGCTGCCACTGCCTAGAGAACTGGTACCCCAAAATGATTGTTGTTCCAGACTATATGACAACGATCAAGAATCAGTGGATCGAGTATCTGGTAGACAAGACTGTGACGTTTAATGACCGCAAAACAGGCAAAGAGCGTACCTGGACTCAGAAAGATATCGCCACAAAAACAGTTGACATTGATATCAACGCCTTTGATGGCGCTGGAATCTGCCACCCAAGTATCATGCGCGAATTTGAAAAGCGTATCGGCACTTCTGAACGGATGAACAGCTTGATTTTGCGTGCTCCATATATCAAGGGTTGCTTACACGAGATTGATTACGAGCGTTTTTTTGAAGAGAACGGCGTTACAAAAATCAAGGACATCTGGGGCATGGAATATGATGTAACACCTGGCAGCGAACCAATGATTATTATTACTGCTTCAATGTACAAGGGTCTCAAATATTTCAAGAAAACTGGTACCTATTCTGACTGGGAGAGATATTGGGAACTTTTCAAGAAGTACGACAACTGCCTTGGTGTAGCTAAATGGAACTTTACGCTTGAACAAGAACCGCTTTCCACCCGTAGCAACTATCAGGTCATTCAAGATCTACAGCTCGACAATGAGTCTTTTAAGCATCTAGCTGACGACAGCATTACCTGGTATCAGAATATTGTCAAAGGCGACCCAATTTATACATACTGCTTCCTTGGTTTACTTGCCGAGAACAACGACCCGATGAATCATTACATGGCTGCTGCCCTGCGTAACCCAGTGATGGTGAAAGAGCCTGCAATCAAAGATTATATTCACTCGCTGCTTGATAAATATCGCAATGAGATGAAGTGCGGTCGGCTTTGGATGAATGCTACTTTTAAGTTCTGGGCTCCTGACCTTATTGCACTATTGCAGCACATTGGTGGCCTACCTGTGACTGGCTGCCTTGAAGACGGTGAGTTCTACAGCTTTGATCGTCGTGGTGTGATGGAGGGAGACCGCTTAATTGAGCGCAATCCCCATATCTCTGTTGCAGAACATGTAAAGGCCAAGGCCGTAGACAACGAATACACCCGCAAATACTGCAGCCATCTTCAGAATGTTGCTATGGTAAATATCAAATCCATCGTGGCTTCCAGACTCAATGGTTCGGATTTTGATGGCGACCTGGTTCTAATCATCGATAATCCGCTGATGATGAGTGGTGTTCCTGATAATATCCCCATTACACTCGATGTTGAAGATAAGATCACTGCGTTGGCAGAATGTGATATTGTGAAGAACAAAGTTGCCTGCACCATTCGCGGATTGAAGAGTTCTATTGGCGAAATTTCAAACTACGCAACTGCATACCATAATAAGGTTCCGACCATGGAAAAGACCAAGAAGCTCTATCACGATAATATTTCGCTTTTGAGCATCTGCAACGGAAAAGCTATCGATTATGCTAAAACAGGTGTTCTATATCCGATCCCGCGTAATGTAGCAGCTTATGGTCGTCCTCTACCCTACTTTATGAAGTATGCAGGCCCTTACTACGCACGTTTACATAATCTCAGCAAGGCACATAGCAACATGAACCTGCTTTGCATGAGTCTGGAGCGTTGGGAGCGCGGTGTACGGTGGCGTAAAGAGCCCGCAGGCAGCTTTGATTGGCATATCATGTACGATCCAGAGGTCTCCTATGACCAGGCAGTCTTTGATGAGATCGAAGCCATTTTCTTGGACTTCAACAAATGCCGCAAGGAACAGCTTGAGTTCGAAAAGAAATGTCGCAACTGGCAATTATATCATAAGGACATCGAGTCGCGTATTACCAAAGAAGAGGCTAAGACATATGAGACGAACTGGCAGGCGATCTACAATGTCTACCGTAACAAGTGTAAGCTGGTGTGTCCTGATGTGAGAGAGCTGGCGAATATTCTTGTAGTGCTTTGCTATGAGAAGTATCCCAATAAATTCAAGAAGTTTTTGTGGCACATGGCCGGCGCTGGTGTGGTCGAAAATATCAAGCCGGTTCCTGTTCAGCTGCCAGTTCACGATCCGAACGGCGAGTACGAATACCTTGGCCAGCGATATAGTCTGGCTGAACCGAAAATTTATGAAGCGAGGGTGAAATAATATGGGTTGGTTTAAGAAGAAAACAAAGAAACCGCAGAAAATAACCAAGTGTCCTACCTGTGGCGGCTTGTTGACAAAGCAGACTGGACTGGAGCACGAATTTACTTATAAAAATCAGATGGTTCATGTGCCGGATATCACGGCGATGGTATGCGGTGATTGTGGCGAGATGTATTTTGATTATACCGAATTCGAGCGTATTTCAAATTATGTTCATGAAGCAGTTGATGGGAAGGATGAAACAGAATGAGTTATCGGTGTTTTAAAATAACAATCATTACTTTGATAGCTGTAATATGTTTATGTTTAGGTATTGGAATTTGGGCATCTATTCCGCGCAAAAACAATGTAGGCGATAAATCTATTTATAATGGAAGCTCTTTGTACAGTATTTCCAACACGAAACTTACTTACGATGAGAACACAAGAATTATGTATTATTGGCTACATAGTGGATATATGTCTCCATACTATAATGCACATGGACAACTTTGCCGCTATATTGATGGCGAAATTATACCAATCGAGTAAGGAGGTTAAATGGCATATACAACTTTCTACTGTAATGAGAATATGCTGCTCGATCATTGGCAGGACTATCACGAGTCAAATCTGATGCTGCGAAATCTGCTGAAGCGAACCTCCCTCTCCCCTATTGAATGCGCCACCATTTATTATGAGCGGATGAAAAATCCTGAGTCTGTCAGCTATGACCGTAGCCACTTGATCCAGACGTTCAGCAGAGGCCGTAAAAATAACGCGCCCATACTTGACGTACATCAAGTTGTGCTTTATCAGAAAGATCTGGACTATATCACAGAGGCGCGCCGAAAGTATCATATCAACTACGCACAATTACGTGTTCTGTTTGGGGTAATATTCTTCTGCCGGCTGTATGGAAGCGATACCTTTGCCTTGGATACCGAGTTCAAGATGAAACGTTTTGGTGGCTGCTTTGAAGAGCAGACAGAGATCATGTATTGCGCTGGGAAGAACTAGGACGACGGCTATAATACAGTGCGGGGCATGAAAGAGATTTCTGACGACTATCACCTGCTGAACAGAACCGGCACTGACGACATTGGATGCTTATACCAGTACCAAAATTTTGCCCTTGATAAGAATGACACGATTGCGTACACGTTCAATGTGACGCTTGAAAACAATCGGCTGAATTTAAGCGCCATAGTGCGAGAGCTATTTGACCCGAAGGAATGTTATTGCATCGTGTGTGGCGAACAGTATCACTCAGAAAAGCCAAATGCCAGCAGATATTGCAAAGGATGTGCGGCAAAGAAAGAACAGGCACGTCTAGCGAAAAAGAATGCGAATCGAAACAAACGACCGAAATGAACTTTAAGTTCTTAATATATGAAAGGGTGTTGTATATTTCCCTTTCGATTATAAATTACAAAGGAGATTTATTATAATGGTTGAAATTACTAAGCGTGAGGCAGAGTATCTGCGTAAGGTTATTCCCGGTGTCCATATCACTCGTACCGTTCATCACTGGTATGCGGAGGAAATCAAGTCTGTGCTGACTCAGCTGCCTGGCAATCCCGAGGCAGAAGAGGCGCTACGCGAACTGAACCGCACCCAGCGTACCAACACCAATTTTGAGATCTGAGGTGGCGCATGGACGAATTTAAGAAAGCGGACGGCGAGACCTTTGATGAATATATGATGCGGATTGGTGAGGCATGCAGCGAACGTAAGCTGACTTAGAATCAGGCAGCAGAACTGCTGAATGAAGCAACCGGCTCAGACTATGGCGAATGCAGATATCGCAAGACCTATAAGTCGTGGAAAGATGGTTATGACTACGCTATTGATCACGCCAACGAAGAAACGATCCAGGATGAACTACAGCGACTGAAGATTGAAAAGATCAAATTACAAGATGAACGCAATGCAGCAAACAAAGTGTATCGCGATGTTGCCCGTGCCGAATCCATCAAGGAATTGATTCTGAAGAACGTTGCTCCGTATAACCCTGACAATTTTCTGAATGTTGTGCAATACGAAGGCAGCGGCCACGATGTGATTGTGTGCTTGTCTGATTTACATGCTGGCGCGGGTATTGATTCGGCGTGGAATAAGTTCAACAAGGATATCCTAAAGGCTCGGCTTGAGAGTTATGCTGCACAGGTGTTCAATATCGTAGCGCGACATACAGCCGAAAAGATTCATGTGCTGCTGTTGGGCGACCTGATCAATGGGCATATCCATGTTAATACCCGCGTGCAGAACAATGAAAACAGCATTGAGCAGGTTATGACGGCTGCAGAGCTGGTAAGTAATTTTGTTGCTACACTGTACGAGGTATGCCAGCATATTGACGTGTATTCTGTGAGTGGCAATCATTCACGAGTATTCCCCAGCAAAGAGGATCAGGTAGCAGGTGACGAACTTGAAGCACTGATTCCGTTCTATATGAAGGCACGACTGCAAAATCTGGCTGGCATTGATATTAAAACAGAGAAGCTCGATCCGACCTTTGGTGGCTTTAAGGCTAGGAATAGTCTTGTGATGTACGCACATGGAGATAAGGACTCCCCTGCTAACGTCGTTGAGCACCTGACACTGATGGTGAAGCAGCCAATCGACATGGTGTTCCTTGGTCACCGCCACACAAACGGCATGACAACGGTGCATGGTACGAAGGTTATTGAGAGCGGCTGCGTTTGTGGCAGCGATTCCTATGCAATTGGACTGCGCAAAAATGATGTGCCGCAGCAGGCAGTGGCTGTAATCGATGACAGCGGCCTAGAATGTCTGTACGATGTCAAGCTGGAGAAGCCAGCAAAGATAGTAATTTAATAGAGATTTTGATGCCCTGGGCTACGGCCTGGGGCATTTTTATATGTCGCAGGTGACAGCGCCGGTGTGCTGACCAGCCTCATAAGCTGTGTTTGGATGCGTTCAACTCGCATACCTGTACCCACAAAAATAAGTTAAAAAGGAGGGTTCCAAATTAGAGATGGAAGAAAAATATCACAAAGATTTAGGAGGCGATTACTTCTACTGCTATTCCAGACGGACAGCACTGTTTGTTCGCGCTATGGGAATTTTTTACGAAGAGATTGGAGAGCACCCGGTAACTGGCTCTGTATATACAAAATTCCGCAAGACGAAAAAACTGAATGAAGTTTTAAAACTATAGGATCAGATCAAATATCGCTTCGATGATATGATGGACGATGGAACGGTGGTGATTGGCTATGGCCAGAGTTGCCGCAGATAAGAAACCGCCTCGTATCAAGGTTCCGCCCTCTTGGAGTGGTGGCAAATGTATGTGTTGCGGAAAAATCTATGACGTGCGCAAAGGTAATTTCTCAAAAACGAAGAGTCAATGGTTTATTGGTAACGACGGATACCTCCCGTGGTGCAATGAGTGCCGTGAGAAGATGTTTGAGTTTTATGTTAAGAAGTATAACGATGAAGATGAAGCGATTGACCGTCTGGCTATGATGTTCGATACCTATGTAAATAATAAATTGCTTGACGCATCAGAACATTCTGTGGCATCTGCTTTAAAAATTAACACCTATATGGGACGGCTTAATATACGTCAGTATGCAGATAAATCTTATGACGATGTGATCGACCAGAAGAAAAAAGACGCTTTGGCTGCCGGTGATACAAAGGGGACAAAGGTCACTCTGAAGATGAGAAAATTCTGGGGTACTGGTCTGGATGAAAAAGATTATTTATTCCTTGATGAGCACTATCAAAATCTTATCACTAGACATGAATGTAAGACGGCCGCACAAGAAATTCTGTTCAAACGCATTGCAAAGGCAGAACTTAATTGCGATAAGGCTGATGCCACTGGCGACACAAAGAAAATAAAAGAAGCAAACGACAACCTGCAGAACCTGATGGGGTCCGCTCAGATCAAACCGAATCAGACGAACGATAACGCATTGGCTGAAACGAATACTTTTGGCACGCTGATTCAGAAATAGGAAGAGGAAGAGCCGATTCCAGAACCGTCGCCAGAGTGGCAGGACGTTGATGGTATCGGTAAGTATTTTAGAGTGTGGGTGCTGGGTACGTTGCTTAAGATGTTCAACTTGAAGAATCCATATCAAGACGAATTTGACGAAGAGTTTGAACGATATACTGCTCATAAACCAGAGACAAATGAGGACGATGACACAGATACTAGCCTCCGCGAAACTATTTTCGGTATTGGCGAAGGCGGTGGTTCCGCATGAGTAAAGAGAAATTAACAGATAAGGAAGTAGCGAATACAAAATCAGAAAAAATAATGAACGCAGTTGCCATGAGGGCATCATTCTATAGAGCGAATCCTCAGCGGTTTGCAAAAGACTATTTAAACCTGACATTGAAGCCATTCCAAGAGCTACTATTGTTTTTGATGGTGAGATGCACCGGCTTCTGCTTCATTGCTGCTCGCGGCCTTGGTAAGTCATTTCTAACCGCAGTTTTCTGTGTGATTACATGTATTCTATGGCCTGGTTCCAAGGTTTGTATCGCCTGTAAAGTAAGAAGCCAATCTATCAGTATTTTGGATGAAAAGATAATGAAGGAGATCTACCCCAACAGTCCCCTTCTACGCTCTGAAATCAAAAAGGTCGATATCAACAATCAGAAAGCAGAGATTATATTTAAGAACGGCAGCTATATCAAAGTAGTCACTGCCACAGATAGTAGTCGTGGTAGTCGAGCTACACTTCTCATCTGTGATGAATATAGATTGCTTTCTAAAGATGTTATAGATTTGATTTTGAAGAAGTTCCTGAATATTGTTCGTCACCCTGGATATTTGGACAAGCCACAATATGCACATCTTGCAGAGCGAAACAAAGAATTTTACCTAAGTTCCGCTTGGTTCCAAAACCATTGGAGCTATGAAAAATGTCAGGACTACTTTGTAAATATGATCGACTTTAATAAGAAATATTTCTGCGTATCCTTCCCGTATCAAATGTCAATCAAGAGCGGCTTGCTGTTGAAAGAAGCTGTAGAGGACGAAATGAGTGAATCAAGTTTTTCTAATTTGACATTTGCAATGGAGAATGAATGTAAGTGGCTTGGTGCTACTGAGGGTGGGTTATTCCAATTTGATGACATCAACAAAACGCGCGTCATTGAAAAGGCGTTCTACGCACCGAATCTTTTACTTAATCAAGCTGCTATGGACGTGCCGAAAAAGAAAAATGGCGAAGTACGAATTCTCACCGCCGATATTGCATTGATGAGCAGTCGCAAAAACGACAACGATGCAACCAGTATCTTCTTGAATTGTATGCTGCCAAATAAATCAGGGCGCTATACTAGCAATTTTGTCTATTCAGAGAACATTGAGGGTATGAGTGCGCAAGATCAGGCACTAAAACTGCGACGGTATTTCGATTATTTCAACTGTGATTATATCGGGGTTGACTGTAGAGGTGTTGGATTGCCTCTGGTTGACCTGTTGATGCGCGATATGTATGACCCAGAAACAGGCGAAACATATCCTGCGATTAGCTGCTGTAACAATCAAGAAATCGCATCTCGCTGTGCTGACAAAAATGCTCGCAAGGTCATCTAGGCTATTATGGGCAGCTCCCAGTTTAATAGCGATGTAGCCATTGGATTACGCAGCGGTTTCCAGCAAGGACGTATCCATCTGCTTCAGAGTGAGTACGGATGTGAAGACCAGTTGCGCAAAATCTATAAAGGCTATGATAAAATGTCGCCTACTGAACGAGCCGCACTACAGATGCCATATATCAATACCGGACTTGCTGTAAACGAGCTTGTAAATCTGGGCTACGAAACCGTGAATAACGTTATCAAAGTCAAGGAGAAATCCGGCTGCCGTAAAGACCGCTACTCTTCCCTGTCTTACAACTATTACATTGCGCAGCAAGTTGAACGAAGCATGGAGAAGAAGAATAAAAAGCCAACTTCGCTCACGTTTAACTTTAGAGCGCCTGTATTAAAGAAGGGAGGACTGTAATGGCTGAAGATAAAATGCAGAAAAAGGTCCGCGTAACAAATGCCAAAGATGGTAAGACCTCTTATGTAACATATCAGGATCTTGTCAATGGCGTTTATGCGAACCTGTCACATATCGGTATCCGTAATCTAGCATCGAGTACCGACACAAATCCAACATATACAAAATATACGAAAAATCAGATCGTAACCTATCTTGGCAACCCAGCCAACTATGAGAAGCAGCTACGAAATATGAGTAAATATCTATTCAATATTTCAAATTACTATCGCCGACTGATTCAGTATTTTGCGAATATGTCTACATACTCTTACACGATCTCTCCGTATGGACTTGATCGCTCTAAGACAATTAACGCCAATAAATTTAAGAAAGCATATTATTCCGCTGTAACAGCAGTTGAGCTGATGAATATCCCGCACGAAGCTACGAAGATACTGACAATTGCATTCCGCGATGATGTTTACTATGGCTATGCGTGGGAGACAAATGACAGTTTTGCTTTCCAAAATCTTGATGCCGACTATTGTAAAATAAGCAGCATTGAAGACGGCGTTTATAATTTTGCTTTTGATTTTTCTTATTTTGATTCCAACAAAGACAAGCTGCCCAACTATCCGCCAGAGTTTGAGACGATGTATAACCAATATAAGGCTGACTCGCAGAACTACAAGTGGCAAGAGCTGGACAGTTCCAAATCCATCTGCATCAAAGTAAACGAGCACGATTATATCCCCATTCCCCCATTTGTGAGTTTGTTTAGTGCGCTTGCCGATATTGAAGACTACCGTGCCATCAGTAAAAACGCAAGTGAGACCAATAACTATAAGGCGCTGGCAATGGAGATTCCAGTGAATGATGCTGACGGCTCTTTCCTGATCGACTATGATACAGCAAAAGAGTTCTATGACATGATGAGTAATGTACTTCCGCCGAATATTGGCGCAATTCTTACTCCCATGAAGATCAGTAGCTGGAACTTTGAAAAGAGCGGCGTGAACAGTGACTCTAAAGAGGTCGCAAATGCTGAGGCCACATTCTTTACAGGCGCTGGCGTGAATAAGAATCTGTTCGGCGGTGGCGAAGATCCTTCTGCTACTACCCTGCAGCTGTGTACCGTGAATGACCAGGAGATCGTGTTTGCGGTGATGCGACAGTTGGAGCGCTGGATCAATCGCAAGCTGAAGAGCGTTTCCAGTTCTTATAAGTTCCGCCTAAACTTCCTACCAGTCACTCATTATAACGTGACTGAGATGCATGAAAGATATCTCAAGGATGCCACCTATGGTATGCCGACTCGAACCGCCGCTCTTGCAACTACTGGTTATGCGGGTAGCGATTATGAGAACATGACTTATCTTGAAAATGAAATCCTGGGACTTAGTGCTGGTGAAACACCGCTCAAGAGCTCCAATACTCAGTCCGGTTCCGCCGGGGATGAAGGTGGCCGCCCAACAAATGCAAGTAAGGGCGAGGGCCTGTCTGATGCTGGCAATGTAAGCGCCGATAGACAGGAGGCATAAGATGAGTCAGGAGATTTATGAAGTTATCGTACACGGAGCACACTCCGCCGGGATGGCAAAGTTCCTGACCGACCGTGGCGCTCTGATGCTACGAATAGACCCAACAAACAAGTATGTTTTTGTATACGATTCTGTGTTTGAAAATGCTCTGGCTGAGTTGCAGGTTGCGATTCGCCAGGGCTTTTATTTTGCTGACGAGGAGGTGAAAACAGAATGAATCAACAATATCCGGTTTCTTTTATTAAGAAGGGCGAATACGAATCTTCTGATTTTCGCTTCATTGATGTCAGCATTGATGTAATGCACACTGGAGCAAACCTCAATAAGACAAGTTTCACAAAAGACGCGATCAACAAAGCAGTACCGACAATCCGTAATACGCCGATCCTGGGCTACGTTGTAGATGAACTTGACGAGGAAGACAAGGACTTTAAAGGACATGAACATGAACTGCGGATCACCGACAAAGACGTGAAGTACGTCTATGCTGGTCAAGCTTATGGTGTTATCCCTGAATCTTGTAATCCTCGCTGGATCGTTAAGGATGACGGCACCGGTATTGAACGGGAGTATTTGCGTGTTGATGGTTTGATTTGGACAAAATTTAGCGATCCTGTAGATATTTTCACCCGTGATGGTACGAAGAATCACAGTGTTGAGCTGACCGATATGGCTTGTGGCCCCGCAGATAAGAACGGCAACGTTCCTGTGGGGTCTTTTAAATTTGACGGTTGCTGCATTCTGTCTACGACTGATCCGAGTATCAAGCCCGCTATGACAGGCAGCTGCGTTACTGCCAATTTTTCTGTTGAAGATATTACTGCTCAGATCCGCGATCGGCTCTATGAGTATCAAGCAATTCAGCAGAACTATACTGCGCAAAATGATAATCCATCCGATGAGGAGAAAGGAGATACAACGCCAATGAATGAAAATGAAATTAAGACCCCTGGCGTCGAGGAGAATCAGGTTCCTGCTGAGAACACGGTAGCCCCTACCGAACCAGCCGGGAATGAGGCTACTCCTCCCAATGAAAACACTGTGACTGAGCCTGCAGCGGCCCCCGCTGAGGAGAATGCCGCACCTACTACGGAACCCGAGCCTGCTCCTGCCGAGCCCGCCGGAACTGAGAATACTGCTCCTACCGAGAATGAGCCCGCTGCTGGTGCTGAGTTTACTCTAAGCGCCAATCAGCTTCGAGACGAAATTTATAATGCGTTGCTAAAAGTTCAGGTTCCTTCTCGATGGGATTCTGACTGTATGATTCCTAAGTATTGGCTCACCGATATTCTGGACAGCGAGGTAATTGTGACCGATTCTGGCACGTATCAGCTAATGGGTATTCCCTACTCTATGAATGGCGATAATGTTGTTCTGGATTACGCGAATATTAAGCGTAAGAAAGTCACTTATGAGGATTGGGACGAGGGCGACGTGATGCCTGGCCTAATCACTATGTTCTCTACTTTGACTGATAAGCTTGTTGAACTGTCTGATAGCTTTACTAAGGCAGCCAATGAAGTTAGCGAAATCAAACCCAAGCTGGAGGCTTACCAGAAGGCTGAGGAAGAGGCAGTCGTCGCAGCAGAAAAAGCTAAGCGTGATGAGCTGTTTTCTGTTATGGATGAGAAGCTTGGCGCAGATGCTGAGTATATCGCATTGAAAGAGAACAAGGAGATCAGCTACTCCGATCTGGAGACCAAGTGCTATGCGCTGGTTGGCCGCAAGAGTGCTGAGTTTTCTTATGTTCCCAATAAAAACAACAAAGGAACTGTCCGCTTTGGCGTGGGTGGCACCCAGAACGGTTCAGATGTCGCGTATGGTGGTCTGATCGAACACTATCTCGGCAATAAGTAATTTACCAAAAATTAGGAGGTACATAATTATGGCTAATAATAAGCATGCTGTTGTGCGCATTGACAAGCTGGGTGGCACCCTGGATGGTGCTCAGCTGGAGAGTGCTATTTTCTACAAGGAGTCCGATGCTGCTGAGATCGATAACGCTCAGCTGGTTGTTCTGGGCGAGAAGCTGGGTCGCGAGGTCTACAAGGCTACCGCTCCTACCGCAACTTCCACCGTTGCTGACCTGTATCTGACCGCTGGCGTTGAGCTGTTCTATGATCAGACCGTGGCACACTATCTGCCCGAGTGGGTCAATGAGGCTGGCAAGCCTGTGCGCGTTTACGCTCTGAATGTTTCAAAGGGTGGCTTCTCTGCTACTGCCGAGGCATTTAACGGCACTCCTGCAAAGGGCAAGTATGTCGGTTTTGCTGCCGATGACACCAAGATCCAGATTCAGGAAGCTGCTGATGACAAGACCTTTGGCTGCATTGACTTCGTTGAGACTGTTGGTTTTGGCGATGGTCGCTATACCTACTACATGATCACCCTGAAGTGATTCCGAAGTTTTAAGAAATCAACATAAAGCCGTCCGTTTAAAGCGGGCGGCCATTTTTATTATAGGAGGTTTATACCATGGCTATTGATTCTAATCTGGTCAAGCTGGCTCTCGATGGCTACAAGGGCCACGTTGCTGGTGATTATTCTGTGAACGACACCCAGGAGGCTCTGCGTAAGGCTCTGGTTGAGGCAAATGGCGGTTCCACCAAGCTGGACATTAAGGCTCTGCGTGATGGCAGCTGTTCCAAGGTGTTCGCTATTGTTGAGGAGCTGGTCAATGTTATTTCTGAGGAAGGTCTGAAGGGTGACGAGTTCTTTATGAACATGGTCGAGGACCGCAACCTGGCTCTGGGCGACACTCCCAAGTTCCACATCGAGCGCGAGTGCCTGTTTGCTGTTGCCGATATCGCCGAGGGTACTCAGGGCGTGCGCCGTCAGCGTCTGGAAGCTGGTACTGACATCACCGTCAATACTCAGCTGCACGCTATCAAGATCTACGAGGAGCTGAACCGTGTTCTGGCTGGCCGTATCGACTTTAACAAGTTTGTTGATATCGTTTCCAAGTCCTTCACAAAGGATGAGCTGGACTCTGCATACGCCGCATTCGTTGGCATGTTCAGCAAGCTGAATGCTCCCTACATTGAGACCGGCTCTTTTGACGAGGACAAGCTGCTGGACCTGATCGAGCACGTTGAGGCTTCTACTGGCGAGACCGCTGTGATTGTTGGCACCCGTAAGGCTCTGCGTCAGATCAAGACTGCCGTTGTGTCTGATTCCGCCAAGGAAGATATGTACGCAATGGGTCACTTTGGCCGCTTCAATGGTACTGAGCTGATTGCTGTGAAGCAGCGTCACGCTACCGGTACCACCGATTTCATCCTGGATGACAAGACCCTGTACGTTTTTGCTGGCGACACCAAGCCCATTAAGCGCGTTACCGAGGGTGATGTCACTATGCTGATGGGCACCCCGATGAACAACGCCGATATGAGCCAGGAGTTCCTGATGATGAAGCGCACTGGCATTGCCATTGTGTTTGATCGTGACTTCGGCGCATACAAGATGGCCTGATCGATAATTTGAGTTGAATGGCGGTGGGGCAACAACCCTGCCGCTTCTTTTATTAAATAGGAGGAACGAATGGCAAGACGTACAACTAAGACTACAGCCGCGAAAGCTGCTGCTCCCGTAGCAACCGAGCCCGTAGTCGAAATTACAAACGAGACCATGGTGGAGTGCCGCAATGGCACAGCTGGTAATCTGATCTATAAGTCCACCTTGAATCCCGGCTATACCGTTGAGTGGGAGGCTTTTGGCGATGTTCAGGAAATGGAGTATCGCGAGCTGGTTTCTATGCGCGGTAATCAGCGCCGGTTCTTTGAGGAAAATTGGATTTTGATCGATGATCCCGCCATTATCAAGAAGCTTGGCGTTGAGCGCTATTACAAAAATAGTCTGACCACCGACAACTTCAATGACGTGTTTACAATGCCCGCCGATGAGATTAAGAAGATCGTCCCGACACTGCCGGGCGGCACCAAGGATGCGATTGCATCTGAGGCTAAGAAAAAGATCGAAACCGGTGAGCTGGACAGCCGCAGTGCGATTAAGGCGCTGGAGGACTCCCTGTCTGTTGAGTTGGAAGACACAATTTGATGTAAAGGAGGCGGGTCATGGCAACCACTTTTGAAAGTATCTATGCCCGCTGTCGTGGGCGCATTCGAGATTATGACAAGGAAGGATATACTGACGAGATGTTTGCAGACGCAGAAAGCGACCTGCTTCAAGCCGCCATTGATGATTTTGCGGACATTTGTGTGCAAGATCTGACTGACTATGATGATGAGCTGCAGCAGTTCAATGTTACTCTGACCCGCAAGGAACAGAGTATTCTGGCGTTGAGCATGATTGTGCATTGGCTGGAGCCGTATGTTTACAACTCTGACGCTTTGAAGAACGCTATGAGCACTAAGGACTTTTCTTTCTTCTCCCCTGCTAAGCTACTTGAGCAGATGAAAGACCTTTTGACGCAGTCGCAGCGTAAATTGACTGCTGAGATGAACTTGTATTCCTTTAAGTCAAACAGTGTTTCTGAATGGACACAGTAAGGCGGTGGGATATGACAAGATCTCAATATAGAGCCATGCTGAAACAGGATGGAGAGACGCAGCGCGACAGGGTGGTCAATAAGGCACTCCATGATACGCGCTTTTTAGCGCCAGTCAATCCTTCTTATAAAGAAGTAACGATAGATGACGTACCCCGCTGGGTAAATATTATATCATCTACTGTTACAAACCAGAAAATATTCCGCACAAGACCTGGTGAGGATTTTGAGATCGGCAGCATTATGTACTGGGGTAAGAGCCACTGGCTGATTACAGAACGTGATGCAGACGATGAGATTACCGTGCGCGGCCGCATTCAGATCTGCCAGAAACAAATCGTGTGGCAGGATGACCAGACAAAAAAGATCGTATCTCTATGGGCAACTGTGGAAAAGCCGTATTACTCCAACCTGAGTGAGAATAAGGTAATGAGTTATTCAACCCGTGAATTCCGCATTCAAACCCCGTTCGACGAGTATTCTGCCCGTCTGAACATTGGAAAACGGCTGATGTTGGAGATCGTCAATGGAGAACCAAAGACCTATCGAATCACGTCGATTGACCAGATGACTGGCCGAATTGACTATGATAATGACCAGATCGGGTTCCTTTCGTTTAACGTTGAACAGGATCTTTACAACGCAGAAACAGACAATGTAGAGAAAATGATCTGCAATTATGTGCCGGAAGATGCTTCCGATAACGTGGAAATCACCTATCCTGACGACAACACAGTAGACGACAGAGTGCTTTCGATAGAGTTTACGGGCGAACCGTCCATCCCAACGGGCGGATTTGGCAAGCTGTTTACTGCAAAAATCGATGGCGAAGTGTACGACGGCGCAGAATAGACGCTTACCGGCGATTGTACTCCTGCTGGAGTATGTTTCAAAGGCGGTAATACGACTACGACAGGTGCAAAGTGTAAGATCACTTGTGTGGATGATTCTAAGCTGATTGGACAAGTCGTGGTACTGACGGTTAAAGCAGCCGGCCTTACTGAAAAGATCGAATTGGAGGTGATCTGATATGAATCTCGATGAAATCGGGGTATTCAAAAATCGGGTCGTTTCCAAGTTGATCAATGACGAAAATGTCCTTGATGTCCTATTGGGCAACACAGATGATATCGACGATCCCGAAACTCTTCTGCTTGGTAAGAATGGGTCGGGTGAAGGTGGATGCGTGTTTAAGTATGAGTATGTTCCCGATACACAAGAAAACTCAAAAACATTTTTGTGTGTTGAGGTTGTACCAGAACAAACCAGCGGCGATTCTATTACGATGATGACCATTTACGTGTTTGCATATTGCAGTAAAAACCTTATGCAGACATATCATCGGAAAGGACAAGCTGGGACACGCATTGATATTTTGGTTAGTGATATTGATAAGCTTCTAAATGGAAACAAAGAATTTGGAATTGGACCGCTTGAATGGGCTGGAAGCAGCATCTATAAGCCGGCGCAGTGCTATTACGGACGAATGCTTGTTTATCAGGTCGGCTCTTTTAGGAGGGCTCGCTGATGAGAAAAATTTCGTACCTTGATCATCTGAGTCCATATGGCGTGCAACTAAAAGACGTTGGACGAATCCACTCCCCTTTTCTGAAAGACATTTTGAAGATAGGATACACCCAGTATCAATACGCACTGACATTATTTTTATATACCCCAGAAAAATACTACCACGATGCGGCAACTATGATGAAGATGCCAGATATCTGGGAGCAAATGACAAGTGAGCAAAAAGCAAATATTGTGATGTTCGATATTCTTACATCGACAGATGAATCCAGGGCTGAACTAATTTCGGCTCTGGGTCTTTTTGTTTCTGGGGAATTGGAGTGGGACGAGCAGCATCGAGCAATTTTTATCGACAAAGAAAATAACGGCAAAAAAGGATTTTCTATCGGTGGCTATATCGACAGAAACAACTATTCAACCGTAACAAAGATTTGCTTGCAGATGGTTGATATCGACGAAAGCGACATCCCTGAAGAAGCTCCAAAATTCAAGACCGAAAAAGATCGCTTGTTTTATGAGAAGTTCCAAAAGAAGAAGAAAAAGTTCAAACAAACAAAAAAGGCAGACCCGAATTTCGAGCTGCCGAACATGATTTCTCTTTTATGCACTTTTCATCCAAGTTTGAATTATTCAAACATCTTTGAGCTGACAGTTGGACAGATACGAGATACGTTCTCTCAACTATTACGCGCAAAACAACTAAATATCGCTGAAATGAATTACTCCGTTTGGGGCGGTAAATATGACCCCTCGAAATGGATAGAGCGAATTGACAAAGAAAACGAAACTATAGGAGGATAACAATTATGGCTAACAAGAATGCAAATTTCGCCAACCGCGAGGTCGCCGATCTGATGCTGGTCGACTACTCCACCAAGAAGCTGTTCCTGAATGTTGACTGGGCTAACGTCACTTCTACCTCTTTTGAGGGTGACCGCGTGTTCGCAACCGGCGGCCAGGGCGCACCTAACCGCGTGCAGTTTGACGGCTCTCGTACCGGCACTCTGACCATCGAGGCACAGGTTTACCCCGTCAAGGTCTTCCAGATGCTGTCTGGCAACGACCTGGGTACCACAGCAAACTTCCTGAAGCGCGAGAAGGTCACCTGCACCGAGGCTGGTAAGCTGACCATTTCTACTGCTGCTGGCACCACTGCCATTCAGGTCTTTAAGGCTGATGACGATCTGGGCACCGAGGTCACCGCTACTGTTACTGAGGGTGGCACTGAGGTTACCGTTGCTGAAGCAACTGAGAATACTGCTTACATTGTTTATTACTACGCAAAGCAGGCAGCCGCTCAGGTTGTGCACCTGGATAGCCGTCACTTCCCCAAGGCTTATCGTGTCGAGGGTTCCATTCCCTACAAGACCGAGAGCGACGACATCATCGAGGCACATCCCATCTGGTACAAGGCTGCTCCTCAGGCCGGCTTCGAGCTGTCTTGGCAGAACACTGGCGACCCCGTTTCTCTGACCATGACCTTCGACGTTCTGGCCGACGAGAATGGCGACATGTTCTCTCTCATCTTCCCTAACGAGGGCTGATACATAGCATTTACACGAGGCAGAGTCTTTCGGGGCTCTGCCCCTTTTATGAGCGCACAATTATTGCAATTGCGCGCTGATATGAGGAAACTCACAAATAAGAAGAACACCCACGTGGCGACTTTCCGCTCTCTAATTTGCATAGGAGCTTCAGTGAATAATCGGATAATTGGCCCCGCTTATGCCCGGGGCTGGCTTATTTCCATAACAAACTTGGCGATAGTCACCAAAGCAGCTACGAATTGAACGAACTTAGACATGGTGTCGAAGTCAATCATCATACGGGCCTCCTTTCTGCCAGCAGTCTCTCTACTGGACTTCGGGAAGCCCCTACTAATTCTCGCCGTTTTAATAATTCCCAAAAGGGATACGCAGGTGTTCTTCGAATTTGAATTGTACCACATCCAGAAAGAAAAAGGAAGTGTTTATTATAAAAATCATTGCTTTTGACCAGGCTCTCGGCAAGACGGGTGTCTGTACTATTGATGGTGACACTGTTTACCACTCGCTGATCGACCTGAGCAAAATCAAGGACACCTTGGAACGCTCGACAATGATGCGCCAGATGATCCAGAGCCGCATCAAGAACAATCGTCCAGACCTTGTAGTGATCGAAGATGTTGCACTGCAAAGCTCGCCAAAAACATTGATCCAGCTGGCGCAGCTGCAAGGAGCGATTATGGGGGTATGCGAGCTAAACAATATCCCCTATGAGATCATTAAGCCATCTGAGTGGCGAAAGATATTAGGATTTAAACAGGGTCGAGTAAAGCGTGCAGAATTAAAGCAGCAGGCCATAGACTATGTGAAAACCTATTATGGAGAAGATGTTTCGTCTGATGAAGCTGACGCGATGTGCATTGCGACAGCTGTAAAGATGGAACTTGAAAACAATAAATTAAATCAGGAGGACTAATACTTATGGATGCAAAGAATAATCTGACTTTGGCTGAACGAATTTTGTTTGTTGACAGCGTGGTAAGCCTATCCGAGCGCAATGGCCGTTACGAGCCGGCGCTGTATGACTACGCTTTCCGAATTACAACACTGATCATGTTTACTGGTCTGGAAACCAGTGAGATGGACCAGGACCAGATGAGTAAACTGGCTTTCTCTGATGAAACGACCAAGTTGATGAACGAGGCTCCGCGCAAGTATATTCTGACTACACTGAACAAGGCTTGCCGCGAAAAAATCGAGATTGCCCGCCAGCAGTATATGGCCGCATTTGAAGCCGCAGCAAAGAACCAGCCGTTTGAGCAGTTGATGCAGTTGGCCGCCGAGGTACTGAGCGGCATTGGTGATCAGTTCGACATGAACAAAATGATTGAAAAAATCGCTGAAGAAAATCTGAAGAAACCGGTAGAGAAAGATAACTATAGCGTCAAAACTCCTGAAGGTATGCTCGATGGTGCTCCTTCAATTGATACGGCAGAGCTTATTTCTGCGGCCGCTGAAGGCAAGGAGTAAACTATGGGAAAGAAATCATGTACTACGACCAAAGACCTTCAGACAGAAATCATGCGAAGAGCGAATAAAGCATTAGACAAAGATATTGCTCCTTATGTAGAGAACAAACTTAAGGAACATGTCCAAAAAGATGTTTATGCTACTTACTCCCCTGTTGAATATGAACGTCGTGAAGAAGATGGTGGTCTAGTAGATGATGATAATATCAAGCATAAAGTTCGGACAGATAATAGAACTTTATATGTATATGAACGTGCTCCAATAGAAGGGCCACGACTTGATGCTCCAAACTGGGTGTCTCAAAATGACAGCTTGGCTCAACTGATTGAGCAAGGCGCACATAATCCATGGACACATAAGAGATATCGTTGGACTAATCCACGTCCATTTGTTGAAAACACTCAAAAGGATATCAATTATCGTTATGCCGACATTGTTAAAATGTTACGCAATCGAATCAATCACGACAACTGAAGTAATTAAAAAGATGAGCAGACTTATTAAAAGCCTGCTTTTTTTAGATTCGGCTCCAAAAGGAGGAATATGATATGCCTAGAGAACCAGAATTGAGTATCAAAGTAAAAGTAGATCCACATGTTGATCCACAGCAAACACGAGATACCATCCAAAGAAAATTCAACGATATTAAAAATCCGCCGACAGTGGTTGTCAAACCCGATTTAAGTAAGTTCGATAATTTTATCAAAGATGACCTTGGTGGAGATTATCCAGTTGATATCACTCCTAATATTACTGGAGATATTAAAGGAAAGATTAAAGAGGAAATTGATAAGGCTGTTAAAAGTCCAGATTTCCCAAAGGTTCCACTTAAAGTTGATGTAGGCGATTTCAGTAATGAATTATCTTCTGCTTTAAAAAAGGAACTGAAAGATGTTAACGATAAACTCAGCTACTATTTGAAAAATCTGACAAGAAATTCTGATAATTTAACTGGGTTGGTCAATGATTTGCTACCAACAAAAAATATTTCTGCAGCAGGAGCAAAATTGAGCAAAGAAGTGTCAAAAGCAGTCAATGATGCTACTGAGACCGTAAAAAAGTCGGTCAAACCATTAACCATAGACGATTTATTAAACTATAAATCCAAAACAACTTTAACATCTATTCAAAAAGTAAAGGATTCTATACTACAATTAAAAGATTCATTAACCGATTTATATACAGATGAAAAATATATCGATGAAGACGAACAAATTATTGATGTCAAAGGTTTTCAAGAAAAGCTTCGAACATTAAAATCAGAATCAAAAGATTTAAAAAAAGTTTTAGAAGGATTCTCGTCAACTATTGGAATGAAGAGTGTTTCTTCGGTATTTAATAATAAGGACTTTAATATCGAAAAAACATGCTCGGATTTACTTGAACTAATCAATGTTCTTGATCTAATTTCTGAAACGCCGATTTTCAAAGACAAATCCGAAGCACAAGATTTTTCTGAACGTCTATATGCAAACGTTGGAAAATATAGCAGTTCATTAGATACACTTTGCGATTCTACTATCTCGAATCTGGATAAAGTATCAGAACGTTCAAAAGAAGTGATACACGAACAAGATGTATTGCAACGGACACAGGCACAAGTTGGAAAAAAGGTAGAATCTGTTAAAAAAGAAGATTCTTCTGGATTACTTGATTCTTCTTCTATTAAACAATATGCTGATAGTATTGATGAGGCGCTAAGTCAGGTTTCAACTAAATATGAGGAGATAAATAGAAAAAGAAAAAGCGCTATTAACCTTGAGAGCACGTTATTGTCCAAAGTTAAACTCAATAAAGAATCACTTAAGGATGAGTTGAAGGAATATTCCGATATTCTTAAAAATTTCGACGATAATAAATTGAAAGGCATTGCAGATCGAGCAGCTGCTATACAAGATTCCAATGTACCAGCAGGTGACAAGAAAAAACCCAAAGAAACATCAAAGTCGAAATCAAAATCAGCCTCTACAACTTCTTTTCCTAATTTTCCTGGAGCGCCAAATAACAAAAACGAATCTCAATCTTTGATTGATGATGGTATTGCAAAAATAAAAAAAGTTGTTTTTGATGTAAAACAAGAAGACCTTCAGAACTCTATTGATACAATTTTTGCTAAAGTGTCTGCTCCCATCGGATTCAGGCCAGCAGAAAAAGCAATTGAGAATGTTCGTACAGAATTAACAAATGCACTTAAAAATATTGATTTTACATTAACATTTGGAAAACAGAATGCTAATGGCGAAACCACAGCGACTGCTACTGCAACAAGTGAATCACAATCAACTTCTGATTTAAAAAAGCAAGCGGCATCTATTGGAAACATTAAACGCAATCTTGAAGCGGTTACAACTGGCATTGACAAATATGTGTCTGATGTTGCTTCTGTCGGCACCGCATTCGAGTATTCTATGAGTCAAGTAGATGCTCTGAATAAAGGCTTAGAGAATCAGATTACTGATTTTAGTGTGCTCGATGGCAAGATTGAAGATTACATCAATAAGACAAATGAGTTGCATCCTGTCGAGCTCAGTGGTCATATCAATGTGAAGCTTGATGACATTATCGTCCCTAAAAAGATTCCACTTAATGGTGAGTTGGAAATCACAAATGCTACAAAAGAAATCAAAGAAGCGACTAGAAAAGCGCAGCCAAAACAGCCTGTTGCAAAACAAAAAAACGGATTAACCGATCGAGATTTTGAGCGTAAAAGCAAAGAACTTCTGACGAGCCTTGCTTCCATTATGAAAGGTAAAGCACGTGTTCAAAACTCTCTCACAACTCATACACGTAAGGGGCAATCGGAAGCTGCTGCTGAAGACTCATACTATTTATCGAAGCTTTCAAGACGAGAACGTACAACGAAAGGTAAGCTCACGAAACTTTATAAAGGACGTGGCGGACGTTCTGCATGGCAAAGTAGTTCTATCTATCATTCTGCTACTGAAGATTCAGAGCATATTCGAAACAGTCGTGTTGCAGAAAACTCAGACAAAGACAAAGTCGCAGAAGAAGAAAAATATATCGCAGCACTTCGCCAGCGTTCAAAGATTTATAAAGAACTTGCTGTCGCGCGTCGCAAATATGGTGATGATTCGGAATATGTAAAATCTTCTCAAAAAGAGCTACAGAATACATTGGATATAATCAGCCAGTTCGAATCTAAAGTTGGAAGTCAGTATTTACAGGCGATGCCTGAGCGTCGTAAAGTTTTTGCTGAGAATATGTCGAATTTTCGTAAGGATCGCGACGATATTAGACATAAAAACACACAAATTGCTGCTAGAGATCAGCAAAAAGCAATCGTTGCTACAAATAAATCTGCAGAGAAGGAACGTATCGCTTCTGAAAAGGAGTTTCTTGAAAATCTCGCAAAAGAGCCAAAGTTGTGGGCAGATGCTGAAAAAGCACGCAAGAAGTATGGCGATAATAGTGCTGAAGCAAAACAGGCAGAGTATTTAAGAGATAAAAATCAATCGTCTATCAATGATTTTAAATCGAATTATACTGGTTCTTTATCTGATATTCCTGGATATGACGATCAAGTAAAAGAAAATAATTTTGCAATGGCAGCATATCAATCTGGGATGACTCGTGAAGCAAATGCAGAACAACAAAAACAGCATGATACAGCCCAGGCAGCATTTCAAAAGCGCCGTGATGAAGCCGCGAAGCAAGCAGAAGCAGCACAAAAAGCTGTCGAAAAATCTTCTATCGATATGGTTAATCGTGTCGCCAAATCAATTGAAGAAAGTAAAAAGATTTATCTTGATGCTGAAAAAGAAATCATAAAACGACAAGCAGAGCTTTTGACTACAGAAGATTCTGCTACAAAACAGGATATCATTGATAAGATATCTGATGCCAAAAATCTTAAGAAGACAGCTGGAGCTCGTATAAATTCTTATAGTGGTGATTATACCGGGCTTGTTCAAAACGCGTGGGACGAGATAAACTCTGAAAAGAAAAGCTACAAGATTGATCAAAGTCTTGCTAATGAGCAAAAATCCAATAAAGAAATTGCTGCAACATTTGACGAGATTATTGGGAAATATTCTGAGCTTGATAAATTGGAGCAGCGCCGTTCAAAGTTGTTTAAGCCAGAAGACGTTCAACAGCTTCAGGATGTTGATGAAGCGATAGTTAAATTAACGGATGATATTACTACACTTGAAATAAAGGCATTAGATTCTGGTATTGACTTACATGCTAATAGCGATTATTCAAATAAAGTTGCAGAATCGAGTAAAATTTCCAAAGAATCTGCTGTGACTTTTACAAATAACCAGCGCACTTATGATGTTAATACTGCGAAGAAGTCGTATCTTACGAATTATAAAGACTGGCTCCAAAATATGGATTATATTGACAGAATTGATCCAAATAGTATTAACGCACAAGAACTGATTTCTCGATACCAAAAGAGAGCTGATGAAAACAAACAAGCTATCGATACAGCACGTCAAATTCTTAGTATCAATAATGATATCGCAAAGGACGCATGGGATGAAATTCAGCGTTGGAAAGATTCTTTATCTATCACCGACGCAGAAAAAGCGGCAAAAGAAGCTCAAAAAGCTGCTGATAAAAAAGATTCAGATGATGCCGCTTTCTTTACAAAATTGCAAACAGCAGTTAATCGTAAGATCAAGGCGTATGACGATTTTATAAAAGCAGAGCCAGGGACAAAAGATTGGGTCTCAAAGTCTGGTAAAAATAATATTGCGGATAATAATCTTCTTGATTTGCAGAATCAGGCTACTGCTACTGGTTTATCTTCCGATCAGCGTTATTCTTCAATCATGGGCCAGTTCCGAAAAGATATTGACGCTGTCAACGAGGCTCAACAAAAGCGCGTGGAAATTGAAGAAGAAGCTACCAAAGTTCAGGATAAAGACATTATTTCTCTGCAGAAGTTTATTAAGACAGTTGACGCATATAAAGGCTCTATTGAAAAAGACAATAAAACAGATATGCCTGCCTATGCGAACGTCACGAACATTCGTGGTTCCACAAACGATCTTTTGAACAGACTTCGAAAAGATACTTCTGGCGACAAAGATCAAGTTGCTATTGATTAGGCTAAAGACAATAAGATTGATGGTGTTAAATCTCTTATTGATGCTTATAACAAACTTGGAATCGCTGCTAATGAAGCTGGTATTGATGTTCAAGAGTTACGTATTGATGTCGAACGTATGAATAAGACAGCAAAGGGCAAAACCGAAGTGGCCAACCTCAAGTCTCAGCTAATGGACTATCTTGAGAAATTTCCAAAAGTCAGCAGCGCAATGGGTGATTCTGTTAGAGAATTACAAGCTGCTCTGGCTGATCCAAATGCTTATCAAAATATTGGTAAACTAAAGCAACAGATGGCAGAACTTCGTGCTCAAGCTAAAGCGCTTGGTCTGGAATCTGAAAGTCTATTTGATAAGTTTGAAAAGCTTTTTGGCCAGCATCTGAGCACTATGATTACCATGGCCGCTTTGCACAAGATGCAAGACGCTCTGCGGATCGTATATCAGAATGTAGTTGAAATCGATACAGCTGTTACAGAACTGCGCAAGGTCAGTGAATACGCCGGTAAATCTCTTGAAGAGTATATGGGCCGCGCGTCTGAGCAAGCACAAAAGCTTGGTGTTTCGATTAGTGATTACGTCAATTCGACTGCTGATTGGAAGCGCCTCGGTTATTCTGATGAAGACGCTGAGAATATGGCTACCTACTCTACCCTGCTCAAAAACGTGGGAGACGGAATTGATGATGTTAACACTTCGTCTTCGTATCTGATTTCGACAATGCAAGGCTTTGGTTTGCTTGCTGATCAGGCAGAGGACGTTGTTAATAAAATTGACGCTGTAGCAAATACACAACCCGTTACCGCGAAAGACCTTGGTGAAATCTTGACTCGCAGTTCTGCTGCTATGTCGGCCGCTAATAATACGCTGGAAGAAACTATTGCGCTTGGTACTGCTGCAAACGCAGTTATCCAAGATGCAGATACGGTCGGCACAACCTTAAAAAGTCTTTCCATGTATCTCCGTGCTGCTAAAAGTGATGCAGAGAATGCAGGCATTGAAGTTGATGGCATGGCAAATTCTGTGTCTGAACTTCGTAGTGAACTGAAATCTTTGACTGGCGTTGACATCATGCTGGATAGCAAAAATTTCAAGAGCACATATCAAATCATGAAAGAGCTGTCTCAAGTATGGAGTGGCCTGTCCGATGTAACACAGGCGAATGTCACTGAGATGATTGGCGGAAAGAGAAACGCAAATGCAGTTAGTGCTATTCTAAATAATTTTGACGTTGCTGAATCTTCCATGGAATCTGCTGCAAACAGTGCAAACGTCGCATGGGCTGAGAATGAGAAATACCTTGATTCTATTCAGGGTCGTCTTGCTCAGCTTGACGCGTCTTTCCAAGCTCTTTCCACCGATGTACTTGACTCCGGGCTGGTCAAGACTGTCGTATCTCTCGCAACTGAACTTACAAAAGCCGCAGATGCAATGATTAAATTTACTGGCGCTATTCCAATGGGTGCTGGTATCGCAACCTTTATAACTCAGCTGGGTAAACCCAAAATGACGGGTTTCACGATTGTGCCCAGCAATACTCCGGGTGGTGACACGGAACAAGCCTGCTGCGCTTATTATATTAAGTGCTGCAGTGCGAGGGAGTATTTAGTAAAACCGACGAACATGGCAGCGTAAGCTGTGGCGAGTTTGGGTAATTCTCGTCCGGGAACCGAAAGGAATCCGCAGGCAAGCTCTATGTGTGCCTACATTATTATAATAGGTACTGCCAGAGACGCTTCAGAGAGCATAATGTCGGAGTGGAACTACGTGCATAACAGTGCCGCAGGTTCACTATGGGGTGCTCCAAATCACTACTGCGTATGGAATTGCTATAACGCCGTAGGCAAAATTACAGGTGGCCTCTCCCCTGCCGTCAAAAGTGGAGAATAAAATTTGACAGAAGAGTTATTATGTGATAGTATCAGGAGGAAAGTATGGACAAAGAAACAAAGAAGATTTGCGAAGGATATGCTTGGGCATAGTATTTTGATCATCCTCATAGATTAAAGTGGCAGCACCGGTATTTCCAGAAACGGCATAATTTATCTGATGATGAAAAAGTTATTATGGATTCATATTTTGACAAACGTATGAAAGAAAACGAAAAGCTCTTTCCGCAAATTGATTATGTTGGTCCGTTTGAATCATATCTAATAAAGAAAGAATGATAAGAATATGGCGGAAGTAAAAACATATACTATCACATATGATGAAGTACAAAAATCAATAATAATACCTGCTGTACTCGAACACAATAATCGTGCAGCAAAAGTACGAGCCCTTGTTGATACTGGAGCTGTTGCGAGCTATGTTATGCAGTGGGTTGTTGATGGATTAGATTTTCCTGAAACAGGAAACATTTATCAGGTCAAATTCGGTGAAGATGAAGCAATAAGAAGTTCTGTTGTTGCGAATTTAATTTTGTCTTCTGATGTTTCTTTTGCTAATGAAGAATTTACGGTTTTAAAAGATAGTAACCGTGATTATGATGCTATTATTGGGATGAACATTCTTTCTCGTACAGATTTTTCAATAAGTAATTACAATGGACATACTGTATTCAGTTTTCAGCTTCCATCACAAGAAGAAATCAAATACGGCGATGCTTTTGACCATGAGACTGATGTTAAAAATATTATGGACAACATAGAAGATCAGCTTCTTTCGACATAGTTTATATTGACACTACTTACGGCGTAAGCTATAATAAAAGTACAATCGCGTATCAAAAATATACGGAGGTATTATATTATGCCAAGACCCAAAGGAAGCAAGAATAAAACAAAGGTTCTCGATGGCGTTGATTACGCAACACAGATTGCTGAGAAAAATACTGCCGCAGAATCTCTCACTAAAGAAATCGCAGCACTCGGCACGAATATTGCCGCGCTGAATGCTGAAAGAAAATCCAAGGAAACAGAGCTGAAAAAACTCAATAAAGAGATTGTAAAACTCGAAAAGAAAAAGGCTGATGCCGATGAAAAGATTGCGGCAGAGCTGAACCGTAAAAAGGCAGAAGATATTGTTGCCAACGCACTGGCCAGCGGCATGACTGCTGAAGAGATCGCTGAACTTCTGAAATAACTACTGTGCAGCTATCATAATGAACAAGCCCGACTTCCCTACTACTGGGAGGCCGGGCTTTTGCTATTTTTATAAAGGAGAATTATTATGAAGATTGAAATTGAAGCAAAAGAACTCACTGCCCTTCTTGATTACATTAAAGAACAGAGAAAACCTATTGGAAACGCTGATGATTTGGCGAAAGTAATCAAAGAAAAATTACCTGAAAAGACAAAGAAGCTAATGGAATCAAGTGAACGATTTGTAAAAACTTCTTCGATCAATTCAGGCAATTCAATCAACTGGAAGTGTTAATTTTCGTAGGTTAACACTCCAGCCTTTTCCAAGACAGATAAGATGATGCTATTGGATGCAGCAATTGCGATAGCCACAGATTCTGTCAGAATTTCATCTTGATTCTTATTGCTAAAATCAATAGATTCAATAACATGCTTTATTTCTTTATCTGTTTCCTCAGAAAGAATCTTATTAAACTCTTCTCTAGTCATTGTAACCTCCTCCTTTCTCCTAGTCTTTATTTAAGTCTACCATAAAAAGACAAAAAGTAAAGAGCACCGCAGGTTTAAAAATCGCTCTTACAATGCCACTGCTTACCGAGCTTCCCGCTGGCCGCACAGTTATGGACTATGGACGTTTTAATTTTGCATCGATTGTTTTAAGTTCTGTACAGTAATCTAACAAATAATTCAAATCGCTTCTAACCTTTTGAGTTGCTTCTTCTCCATGCCATCCTGTGTCAAGATATTGTTCATGGAAATATTGAATAATTTCTCCTTCTGTATATTTACCAGAGTCAATAAAATATCGGAGCAGTCTTTGTCTTTGCGTCGCCGGCTTCGTAGTTGTATATCCATCATTATTTATGCTTGTATGTTGAGCAAAGTCATCAAAAATCTCTTCTCTATGCGAATAGTAGTCAGCATAAACTGTATGTTCTATATCATTTCTTGACATCGATGAGTCAAAATTGGTTTTAAGATAATATATCCATGCACCGCCAAGAGATTGTAACATTTCTTTTGTAACAAAGTATTTATTGCATTTATCACATCGGACAACCGTAATTGTTTTTGATTCTGCAAAACTTTTATATTGTTCTTCTGGTCTTATTTTCGCTTTGTATGCTGTGCAATGGTGTTTCT